ATACATGCTTCGCATAGTTAAATAACAATTTGGATAGTGCGCCCATAACCCTTGACAAACCTGTCCGGGGAAGGTTCCGCAGAAGGTCCCAGGCCAGATGAAAACGCTTTTCAAAAGCCCTGTGTGCCGTTCTGAGGGCATGAAATAGCCCCCTAGGCAACTACCCTAGGGGGCACATTCACAGCGTCTCAGACGCTAGCAGGGGCGTTCCAGCGGGCCCGTCCCCGGTTGCTCTCAGGCTTGGCGGCCACGGTGCCAGGGTCGGCCATGAGCTTACCGTCCCAGCACTCTCGGTTGTCATAAACCGGAATGAGTACATCAGTAAGGGTTTCCTTACCCATGTCAGCGTTGCACTGACGGCACAGAGGCAACAGGTTGCAAGGGCAGTACATGCCACCTTCAGCGTCTGCCAGCACGTGGCCCAGGTTGAACGTGTCCATGGCCCTAGGCGTACCGCCCACGTGGCTACGCTCCCCACACCCCACGCACGTTGCCCACGTGGCCCCGTCACTGTGGCCCGTAAGCTGTGCCAGGTACAGCACCGTAGCGAGCACCTGACGGCGGATACGCGCGTTAACGGCAGTCTCGTTGTTGTAGCGGCACTGGTGAGTGGTGGTGGCGTTCATCGTGTCTCCCTGGTCTGTAGTGGCTATGCCTACATCCTACCCGGACACCGGGCCCTAAACCCCAGATTCAGCAGTCTTTTAGGTAAAGACTTGGTAACGTCCGGGGCGGACCGACATATGGGGCAAATCGGACACCCCCAAATCTGGGGTGGACAAAACGGACATTCAGGACATACCCACCCATATAGGTACATATGGGGCATATGGGTACATACCTACCCATATAGTACATACCGCCCATATAGGGCATACCTATATAGACCCCTTTTACGGGGCATTACGTACATTCCCCACATTTCCCCCGCGCGTGTACGATAGGGCTGAAAAATCCCGGAGATGTTGGGCTTGCATCCACCCTACCCATACGCTAGACTTGAGCTATCACCAAGACGGAAGGAAGTACACACCATGGACCTTCGTGACCTTCTTGAGCAGGCTGTGGACGCTGGCGTGTTCACGACCATGACCCTGCCTGTCTCCACCGTGCGGGATGCGGACCGTACCGTTGACTTCGGTACCGAGGACGCATACGCGCACATGTCCGAACTCGGCTGACCCAAAGGGGACATGATGCGGAAAAAGGCTGTTTCTCAGGTTCGATTCCACAGCATGTCCCTTTTGCTGGAAAGGGACGGGATTCACTCGAAAACTCCGGTTTTCAACTCGTCCCTTCTGTCAAATCTCCTTTTCCGCTACAACGAAAAGGGCCTTCGGCCTGTTTCGGCCACACATTCGAAATACTGCCTTTGCGGAAAAGGCAAGGATGAAACGGTCGAAATCGGCTGAAAATAAGGCCCAAAATAAATTCACCCCTGTTTTCAAGGTTTTTCTACGGGAATTCCTTCGAAACAGGGGTGAATTTGTAGGTGAATTTTTTGTCCGGGTCGGACAATGACAATCCATCCTTACAGACATGTTGCATCTCCAATTACGGGGTGCTAGACTGGTCTCACCGACAAGGGAGGAACATCATGGCCAAGGGTCTGCGTATGGGTCAGCGTCGGCGTAACAAGCACTGGGTGAATGTCTACCTTATCGACCGGGCCTGTGGAGGGTCGGAAGAGGGTGGATGGTGGTTCAACTACGGTGAGAACATCGAGGCATGGCCTCACCGTTCCCATAGGCAGGCTGAGCGGACGGTCGAATGGGCCAAGACTCAGAGGCGCTACCAGGGTTCAAATCGTTCCCTGTACAGCGTGAATCACCGTCTGGGGGACACCGTGGAAATCCTCATCGAAAACCGCGAGGGTGCGAGCTGGTCTGACTACCGGCCCTGGGAGTGAGCGGAAGGGGCTTCGGCCCTGTCCGCCCCGGACTAAAAATCTTGAAAAATGGGCTTGCGACTAAAAATCTGGTCGTGTAGACTATGACTAAGAAATCGAGGAGGGCCGGATGCACATCCACAAATGGTCTGACTGGAAGACGATGTTGGGAACGTTCGATTCCCCCATCTTCCCCAGACTCGGCACATGGAAGGCGCTGATTCAGATGCGCCAGTGTTCCAAGTGTGGTAAGGTACAGCGTAGAGACGTCTAAGGAGACATCATGGCAAACCTCTCTAAGCCCGGCCGTGTCCTGCTCACCAACCTTGAGTACGTGGGTTCCTTCGACTGGGACCAGGAACAGTGGCAGTTCAACATCACTCAGGTGTGGAAGGAGGCCCGAGGACGGTACTTTGTGGCAAGCGACTCCGGTTGCTCCTGCCCTCAGCCGTTCGAGGACATCAACTACACCGATGAGTGCGCAGGTCCGTACAACAAGACCGAACTTCGTGCCTACTTTGAGCGTGCGCTCAAGGCGGAGCGTGGTCGTCGCCCTCAGAGCGAACTCCGGCAGGAAATCAGCAAGCTTCTGGCTAAGCTGACCTGAGTGTCGGGCCCTTCGGGGTCCGGCCCGGACATTTTGGCCGGTGGGTTGTAATGGCTCTTGGACTCTGATAGACTCGTCTTACACCGAGGGAGAGGAACCCGAAATGACGGTTACCAAGACTGACGTTCTCAACGCCATCCAGCGCTACCAGCGCAACTGGGAGGGCATGGGCTTCGCTCTCGAACTGAACTACCAGGAGGGCACCCCTTCGGCTGGCATTGCTCACCGTCTGTTCGTTGACGGTGGTTCGGCTGCTCCCGGCACGGGTGACCGTGGATACATCGGTTTCAGCAAGGCGGAAGCGTATGAGACGCTGAACGCCATCTCTCGCACCCTGGAAGACCTTTCGCACCTGCAAAAGGTCAAGGCTGAGCAGGAGGGCTAACGGCTTGGGGCCTTCGGGCCCCTTGTCCGGCCCGGACGACAAAACGGACATAATTCAGGGCTTGTACTTGTCTCTGGAGTCGTGTAGACTTTAGCTATCAGCAAGGGGGAAGGAACCCCCGAGCGAGACTCTGAGGAGCTTCAAATGGCCGTTTCCCTCGCCAAGGTCACCGACGCCGCTCACAAGGTCGTCTCCTCCGTCACCCTCACCGAGGGTTTCAAGGTCAAGGGTTCCAAGTCCACCTTCTCCATCCGACTGGAGACCTGGCAGGTTCCGGGTGCCGCTCTCGGCAACACCGAGGTGCGTGTGGTGGTCCGTGACCAGGACGGCAAGTTCCACGGCGCAACGAACTTCCGTCAGAACATCGTTCTGGACTTCACCAACCTGATGAACGGGAACCACAGCAACAAGCGCGCTGGCAAGAAGTAGTCTCTTCCCGCCGGGCCCTTCGGGGCCCGTGTCGGGCCCGGACACCTTAGCAAGCCTAACGAATATTGGGTGTTGTGTCTGTCGCATCTCTAGTGTAGACTTAGAACATCGAGAGGGAGGAAAGAACCTCATGAAGTGCATCGAGTGTGGCGCGGCAATGGGTGACATGCACCGTGGCAAGTGCAACCCGAAGAACCGTGAGGGCTACGCCTGGATGGTCATCTTCGAGGACACGTTCCTTGAGTTCGACCCGGCTCCTGACGCCCACCTGGACGACATGGAGATTCTGGTTGACTGCGAGTAGGTCAGCCTGCTAGACTCTAGCTAAGCACAAGGGGACAGGCCACAGGGCCTCGCAAGACGAGGTTTTTCCCTTCCTGCCAAAGTCTCTGATAACTGAATACCCCAGCTTACTTCTAGCACAGGAGTGCACATGATTGCCGGTATCGTTCCCGTTCGTCACGCTCTCTCCCTCCGTGTGGCCATGATTGTCCAGGGCGTGGACATCGTGTTCGGTGAGGTGGCCACTAAGGCTCCGTTCCAGCGGTTCGACATCCTGGAAGCCGACGAGACCCGTGCCCGTGACGTTCTGTCCCGTTTCCCCAGCGTTCACGTCGGGCGTCCCCGGCGTAAGGTCAATCTCGGTGACGCTTCCCTTCTCAAGAAGGGCAAGGCGGTCAGCAGCAAGGACACTTCCGAGGACTGACAAACCCATTGGGGGCCCTTCGGGGCCCCTTTTGGCCGCCCCGGACAGTTTGGCCCGGCACTAGACATAGCCCCTGTAGTCGTGTAGAGTAGTCTTATCAAGCCAAGGAGGGGTCATGGCCAAGGTATCTGTTGCGAAGCTGATTGAGTCGGCTATCTTCAATGATGCTGAGGCCAAGGGCCACACCACCTGGCAGATGCTCGAAGAGAAGTTCGATGACCTCTTCATTGGTAACCCTACCTTCCTTGAATCAATTCAGGCCGATGGGATTCAGACTCCCATCATGTATCAGCCCGATGAGAACAAGGTCTATGAGGGTCACCACAGGATTCTGTGCGCGTGGCTTTTGAACATTGAAGACATCGAGTACACGACCGAATGGTACGTGCAATTCGATGAGGCAGAAATCTGCCTGTTCGAGTAGGAGTAGTAATGGCTTTCGCAACATGGCTTCACTTCTATCTGTACTGTCACTTCGCATGGTACAGGGAGGTGTGCGAGAATGCGTGATGGTTGGGTGTGGCTCATCGTAGCCCTGTTCATTCTTCTGATTCTCTTCTGACCACCGGGCCCCTTCGGGGGCCCTTAGTCATGTCCGGCCCGGACAGAAATTGGTGCTTGTGTATGCCTGTCATGTCTGCTAGACTCTACAACATGAGGAAGCTGAGTGTAGACGCAATCGTTGCCCGTGCCGACTTCGCAGACCGCGAGGAAGGTCAGAGCACGATGGACCTGTTCACTCAGCTTTTCTTTGAGATGAGCGATGAATTCATTGAGTCATGCGAGCGTGACGGAATTCAGATGCCTATCAACTTTCAGAATGGCACTGTGTACAATGGTCAGCATCGTGTTGTGATGGCTTGGATTCTTGGTCACAAGACAATCAACGCTGTCTCTCTTGGCACCATTGTTCGTAACACGGAACTGCCCTACAGCTCGGAGGAACGCAATGCAGCGTAAGGCTTTTTCTGAAATCAAGCCCAACGAGCGCGTCCGTTTCGATAGCGGATATTACATGGAAGGTCACATCGTTCGTGACATCGGCTCTTACAGCGGCAAGCGAATGGTGATTTTCTACAACGAAGCCACTGAGCGTGAGAACCTAATCTCATATGCTTCTCACCGTTCCGTCGTTATCCTCTAGCCCCTGTCGGGGACGGACAACGGGCAAATCGGACATATCGAGGGCTTGTTTACGTCCCTCATGTCTGCTAGACTCGTCTTACGTCAACGAAAGGACTGCCATGCTCAAGCGCTCTCACGACCGCAAGACGACTGCGCGTGTCAACAAGGCTGGCACTCAGTCCCTTCTCAGGAATGCATTTTCTTTGCCCAGTGGCAAGGTCTATTCTTGCCCCGGCGCAACAAGTGTATGTGAAGGCGTCTGCTATGCCGGTAAGCTGGAAAAGATGTATCCGGCATTCCGTGAGTTGGCATTGCACAATTGGAACCTGTTGAAGGATGCAACTATCGGTGAGATGATTTCTCTGCTCACTGACATGATTGCGGAATTCTCGCAGGAATGCGCAAAGCACAACATCAGTAAGGTATTCCGCTGGCACGCCGATGGGGATATCTTTTCCTCTGACTACGCGTACGCCCTTGCGGAAACGTGCAAGCGATTCCCTGACGTGCAATTCTGGATTTACACACGTTCGTTCGCGTACGTGGCCTATCTGGAAGATGTGCCTAACCTCTCTGTGTACCTGAGTGTAGACAGTGAGAACAAAGAGGCTGCGTTGGGTACTCAGGAGATTTACCCCTTTGTGCGTCTTGCCTATCTGGCAGAAACGCATGACCAGGGTAAGGAATTCATGCTTGCCGAGACTGGCAAGCCTGGCGCTATTTGCCCTGAGAATGCCAAGCGCATTCCCCTTATCACCGAAAAGGGTGGTGCGTGCTTCACATGCGGCCTTTGCATCTTTGGTAAGGCTGACATTCGTTTCGCGTCCAAGGTTCCCCGTCGTCGTAAGGCTTGACAGCGGGGGCCTTCGGGCCGCCCCGGACAACCGGCATTTGGGGCAAAACGGACATTTAGACGTGTTGACGCGGCCCCCTTCCATGCCTTAGACTAGAGACATCACCAAGGGAGAGGAACCCACAATGAACATGACCCGTCGCGCCTACGCCGCTTCGCTGGGTCTCGCCAAGGCTGACGCCCGTGGCCGGATGAGTGCCGAAGCGCACGCGGCCATTGCCAAGGCTGAGGGTGAGGGCAAGGTGTTCTCTGACACCAACGCCACTCCGCGCAAGGTCGTCGCTTCCGCTCCCAAGGCGGGACAGTTCGATGCCAAGACCGTTCGCGCATGGGCCGCTTCCAAGGGTCTCACCGTGTCCGCCCGTGGTCGCCTCTCCGCTGAGGTGCTGGCCGCTTACAAGGCGGACAACCCGGACGTCAAGCCCGCTGAGCCGGGTGTTCACGTCAAGGTGACCGGTAAGGACGTGCGTCCGCACGCTGCCCCGACCCGTTCCAGCCGTACGGAGTACACCGCCTGGTACGGCAACAAGCGTATCGTCCTGAGTGAGCGGGAGGTCTGCAAGTGCGGTTACTCCCTGTCTCACTGCCACTGCGGCTCCCCCGTGGTGCTCGGGATGGACGTTGAGGTTCACACGCGATAGGATAGGGACATGGCGAACATCATCCTGGAAATTGAGACTCCTGATGATGACGCCCACGATGGGGCCTGGCCCTTTGCTACGGCTACGGCCGAGTTTCTGGCAAAGGTGCTGGGCCTGTCTGTGAGCGTATCTGACGGCTACGGTACAACAGAGGATTTCGATGGCACGTGACCCCTTCCGTCAGACCAGTCTGATTGTGCCTGACATGTATGAGGGTGCGCGACTGGTCAACCCTCGCCCTGGCTCGTATGAGCGACTGGCAAACAGGCTTATGGAGGAAATGGATAAGCGTTCATTCGACGTGAATGCATTCGCCTACCTCCTGACTACCTACCCTGAGCCTGTGCAAGATGTTCTGTTCGCATTCGTGGTGGCTATCATGAATGCATGGGCAGGCAGAAAGGAAAGCCGCTCTGACGCTGAGTTCAATCGAATGATGGATGCCAAATTCGTCATCGAACAAATCATTCTCAAGAGAGGGAACACGAACCCCTAACCCTGCCGGGCCCCTTGACATGAGGGGCCCGTGTCGGGCCCGGACACTTTGGCTTTGGGCTTGTATCTGCTCCCGATGGCTGCTAAGCTTAGTACATCGAAAGGGAGACAAGCTCCCTAAGACAGGAGGACATCATGTCGCTGTGGACCCTGGACTCGGACCGTCTCGTTCGCATCTTCCACAACAACGGCATCCGGATGAGCCTCAAGAAGGCGTTCGAGGTCGCCCGCATCGTGGAAGACCTGCACTCGCAGCGGGTCATCGAGGTGGAAAACAACGCCTGGGACCTGGCCCGTAAGGAGACCGACACGCGCGTCACGCACGCCTATGACGAGGGTTTCGAGGCGGGGCGACGTTCGGGACAGCGGAACGCGAACTACACCGCTGAGCAGGACCACACGCAGTTGGTCACCCGTGCGAGCATCTGGGCCAATGGTGAGTTCAGCCACTACGACCTGAACACCAAGATTCGGTGCATCAAGCACCTGCGACAGAACTTTCCCACCCTGGACCTGCGTACCGCGAAGTACATCGTGGAATCCATCTCCGGTGAGGGTGTGGGTGTCCGCTGGTAATCCACAGGGCCCTTCGGGGCCCTGTCGGGCCCGGACAAATTTCGACCGGTAGACACAGAGCCCTTGTACTGCTAAGATAGAGACATCGAAAGGGGCAAGGAGCCCCTAAGAGAAGGAGTGGTCATGCACCTCGGCGACATCATCGACATCCTGAACGAGCGTAGCGACTCCACGCTCTCCCTGAACGACGCGGTCAGCATGGCCCGTGACATCCTGGCCCTGCACCAGAGCAAGGTCAACGAGGTCAGCAACAGCAGCTACGACGAGGGCTACAAGTCCGGTCACGAGGTCGGCAAGTCCCTGGTCTCCGTTCCCACGCCCGACGAGTGGGAGCTGACGAAGCTGCGTCGGGTCTACGAGATGGCCGTACAGCGCGCCCACGACAACGTCGCTTCCATCGTGGTCAAGCACGGTTCCGACCGGAAGATTCCGGTCATCAAGGAGCTGCGCGCCATGACCGGTCTCGGTCTCAAGGACACGAAGGACATCGTGGACGACTACTGCCGGAAGCTGGACGCGGCCGGTTCCTACTACAGCGACGAGCCGCCCTTCTAATCTCTAGTAGGTTAGACACACTGCCCCTCTTCGGAGGGGCTTTCGTGTGTCCGGGGCGGCCGGAACATAAAGGGCAAAACGGACATAGCAGACACACCAGGTGGGTAGACATCGCCCCCAGACTACTGCTAGACTAGAGACATCGAAGGGCAGGGAAACCGGCCCTTACACCAATCTGCCATGGAGGCAAAAATGCACGGTCTTGAGATTGGTTCCAAGGGTCAGGTCGCGTTCGCTTCTCGCAACGAGCCCGCGTGGCACAACCTCGGAACCGTGTTCGAGGGTGAGCTGACGACCAGCGAAATGCTGGCGCTGGCCCACCTCAACGGCTGGGACGTTCGACTGGAATCCGTCAAGGACATCCTTGGCATGATTTCCGACAACTACGACTTCGTCACGGAGCCGTACATGGTCGTCCGTACCAACCCGTTCAACGGTCGGAACGACGTTCTGGCCACCGTGGGCGAGGGTACAAGGTCGTCCAGAATGAGGAGCTGTTCGGCTTCGGTGACGGCATCCTCGCGGGTGGTGGCACGTGGGAGACGGCTGGTTCCATCCGTGACGGTCGCGTGGTGTTCGGTTCTCTGTCCATCTCTCGTGACATCGTCATCGGTGACAACGACGTGACCAAGATGTATCTCTTGGTCAACACCTCTCACGACGGCTCCGTTGCCGTCCAGGCGTCCATCACTCCGGTTCGCGTCGTGTGTCAGAACACGCTGAACTTCGCACTCCGTAACGGTGTGAAGCAGCAGTTCAAGATGCGCCACACGCAGACCATTGAGGGTCGCATGGCGCAGGCGCGCGAGGCTCTGAACATCACGTTCGCGTACGCGGATGAGTTCGAGCGTGAGATGACCGCTCTGGCCGCTGCCAAGTGCACGAAGGACCAGTTCGACGCTCTGATTGCGGACCTGTACCCGCGTCCTGAGAAGGACGTGAAGGGTTCCATGGTCAAGTGGGAGAGCAAGCGGGACATCCTGATGGGCATCTTCACCGACACGGGTGAGGGTCCCAAGACCACTCAGTCTCTGGGTGGCACGATGGCCGGTGCTCTCAACGCGCTGACCGAGCGTATCGACTGGTACCGTATGCCGCGCGGGGGCAACGTGGACAACCTGTTCATCGCTGCGAGCGGTTTCGACCCGGTCGTGAACGTCGAGAAGAACCGCATCCGTAAGGCGGTCCTGGCCCTGGCCAGCTAATCCAGGAAAGGTCCGAGTCCCCTAGGCCCGAAAGGGTTTAGGGGATTTTGGCCGGGGCGGACAGATGGCCCGGTGGGTAGACAGGGCCTCCTTGTACTGATAGACTCTACTCATGAAGCCGGTAAAGGAAAGTGTCGAACTGTCCATGGGCGACCTGGTTCTCTCGGGTAGCTTCTACTTCAAGGTGGAAGGAATCACTCCCAACTCTTTCATCGGCAAGGTGTGGAACGAACCGGCAAAGATGTGGGGAAGGGCTGTCAGTATCCCCGTACCCTCTCCCACTCACTCTGCCTATCTCTTGGAAGACTGGGAGCTGGAACGTCTGTTCCCTGACTACACCAAGTGATGTTGACAAGCTATCAGGCTCTTGCTAGTATAGAAGAGTAAGGTACAAAGTGTGTCCCTGGGTCCCCTATCAGTCAATCTGGCGAGGGGTTAAATAGCGGAAGGTCGGCCGCAACCCAGGGACCTTTCAATTGTCCGGCCCGGACACTTACTTAGCCTAAGTAACCTAATCACTCCCAATATCAACAGCGATATGTCGCGGATGTCCGAATTGGAACCCCTTTACGAAGGACTCCAAATTTTGCCAGACATTTCCCCTTTAAGCAAGGGCTGAATTTCCCCAGAGTTTGAAAAATTCTGCTGAGATATTTGGATGTAAAAATAGCCACCCTTCGGGGTGGCTTTTGTGTTGTGTGCTGCTATATACATGCGAGACAAGACAATCTGAGATTGAGGGCCGGTAGTGGTTGGTGTCCTTGTCCCCTATATACATAGAACTAACTACTCTACTAATGGGTTGATACTTATAGGTTCATTTACGAAGGGTTCCTTCGATTACCGGGCCAAATCTATCACTCATCTCAATCCAATCAAGGAGTGTGTCGTGTATATAGGGAGAATCGACACCCAATCTACGATTCATAGGCTACCGGCTTCGATTCTAAGGCATCACAGTGTATTTTGCCATGGATTTGGGGGATGACTGTCAGATTTGGGGGCTGAATGATGCCCCGATTTGGGTCTCTTTACGAATGACTGTTAAATTGTGGGGAAAACCAGGCGTTTCTGTCCGTTTTGCCTTGAAATGGGGGATTTATCGTGATTTTTCAGCGTTTTGGGGCTGTTTTGGCCATAAAATATCGATGGTTGAAAGCCTTATTTACCTTGGATTCGGGGGCAGAATGCTTGATAGGGCTTGGAATGTGGTGGTCAAATGCTTGTTAAGACTTGTAATGTCCCTGTCCATTACATACTCATAGTTCACTATTATATTGTGCACAACTAAATAGTGCTGCTGCATAAAGTTATCCACAGGATAGTCCTCAGCCTGTGGATAAGTGCTAACGTGCAAACACAATCAAAGTTGACAAGCGGCATGCTGTTCTGTCTATCAGATTCAAGCCTTATACTCTACCTCTATGCTCAAGGACATAGCTCAGCATGTCTGCTACATTGTCTTCTATGCTTCATACGCCTTTGTGTATATAGTAGGTGTGTCTTGTTACATGGTTGATAAAAGGTATTGTATATAGGGGTTAGGGGCCTCTTCCCTGCCGGGCGTTTTGTGCTGCGCACGCAGACGCTACGCGTCTCACTGTCTGACTAAAAATTCATGACTAAAAAATCATGAAAACAAAATCAGACTAAGAAATTCGGACTTCTCTGTCGCCCTACCAAAAACGAAAAGGACCAGCCATCATCTGGCCAGTCCTCATCGTCATCCCAATCCTCCCAGTCTTCGTCAGTCCAGACCTGTTCTCCGAACCACATCATCAAACCGGGATTCATCTTCAATAACACCTGCATATAGTTCACTGTCCTTGTCCATGTCGGACGTTGGGTCAAACCTAGTTGCCCATGCTAGCCAGTCTGTATTCTCAAGGATACAACAGAGACTACATTGCTTCTGTTCCCTTGTGGCTAGTGCTGCTCTTATATGGTCTGCTTGGTGGTGTCTTTTAGCCTTGCGATGCACTTTCATACGCCGGGCCAGATATCGCCAAGCCAATTGTTCTAGCATTCATTCCCCTTTGAATGCTGACTCATCGAGGTCTTCAAAGGTCTCGGTGCCAGCTACTTCAAATTCGAATCTGCTGCTTACATTCGCCTCGTTGAAGGTGTCCTTGATGAATTCAGCTTTGAATTCATTACCATAGCGGACTACAACCTTGTTTACTTTAGTATCAGTAACTGCCCAGTTGTAGCCCTCCACGCTCCGGCCCCTTTTAAGAGGCTCCTTTACAATTGTATATCTCATAATGTCTTCATGCTAAAGCACACATTAGGAGATTGTCAACTGCCGTCAGTCCACCAAAGAGATTCAATGGCGTGATTGAGGTAATTCCTCTTAATTCCATCAACAAGGATAGTTAGTGGAGCACCATAACAAACGGCTTCCATGATGCCCTCCATCACCTCCTCTGCCTGTTCTGTCGTCCACTCATCACTTTCGAATGGGAATGGGTCAGAGTAAATCTTTTTACCTGACAGCAGGCTGAGATGAATTCGGTATTTACCCATTTTCTGGGCCACCATTCAGGCGCTCAAGGTCCCTTACCACAGCCTCATTGCACTCATCAGAGCCACAGAAGTGACCATGATAATCAATGTCTAGCCTGTGTGTCGGTGCCTTGCACATGAAGCAAATGCCAGGTTCATCAGTGTGCAATGTTGATGGGTCATACCAATAGGTTCCATCACCATCACGACGAGGATACTCACCATGCCTGATGTCTACTGCCATATCTTCTACCTCATTGATTAGTCTTGCTTGATGCAGCGGATGTACTCCACTGGATTCCGGGCCGATTCGCTGGAAGCTTTCGTCTAGCTGTGGACGAATTGCCCTGAATGCTTCTGCCATGTCACGAATAGCCTCTGCCATTCCTTCCCAATCAATCTCAGGAAGCACAATGTTGAGGTCATCTGGACGTGGCTCATTCTCCTGAGAGTTTGGCACGATTACCACAATCCTCTAGTATCTTTAGAATTTCAGCCAGTGTGCGCTTTGATTCGTTGTTCCAGTAAATGAAGTTGTACTTTCGTGCATCTCCATTCTTACTACGAACCTCGTCATGCAGATACTGAATAGCAATCTGCAAGTCATCGTTGTGTGCATAACCCTTGAGGTTAATATATACAGCAGCACCACGCAGGCACATGTGACCCTCCGCATTACGAAGGACACCTTGAGTCCAGCCCATCTTCCACAGACTCTCTCGCATTGCGAAAAGAATCTGTGAGGGGATTAGCTGTCCCTTCTTTCTGCGAATTTTACCGACCCTCCTGGAAGGCTGTGAGGCCATGCCAGGATTACCCTTGTTGTTCTTTGGGTCGTTAAGTTCTCTTACGTATCCATCCACAAGAGCAGCAAACCTGCTAGACACCTCGGCATCAGGCAGGCCAGCCATCCTGCGAATGTCAGATAGGACTGACATTACTTCTCCATTACGGTAGCGAGATGGAATGCGTGCAGTGGAATGATGTGGGGTTCTTCTCTGTTTACGAAATGAATGTACAAACAACCATTCTTAATTCCATGAACTTCGACATGAACATACTCATCCCACGCTGTCTTGTTTGCGTTTGTGTAAACAAGAAGTGTGTAGTCGCTCACCCTGGGCTCTCCTCAAGAACAAGAATCTTGTCCTTTGGAATGCGAACTTCTCTACCGCTATTTGAGCGATAGACAATCTCATCCTTGAGAGTGGTGCGTGTGTTGAATCGGTATTCCTTTTCAACACCACCAATGAGGGTGACCTTTACGGTCTTCACCATATGCTCTGGTATTCCTTCCAGAAATAGTAGCCTCTTAGTTCCATCAAGATAGAGCCAAGGACATTCATGCCCTTCCCATCACAGCGACCCCAGAACTTATCGCCCCAGGTATTACCCTCTACTAGAAGTGCCGCGCCTGTTCCCATCAATAGATGTCTCAGGTCATGGTGCTGGTCGAACTTAGCCTTGACTACCTCTCGCATACAGCGTACCTTGATGGACTCCCACTTGTCAACGTCTATCATCAGACGCTTGCCAAGCTTCTTAGATTGGCTAGGGTTAGCAGCAATCATGTCCTGGAGAAATTCATACTGGGCCTTCTGGTCAACAAGTGCTGCTTTATACTTACAGCCTTGGAACGCGGCCTCAGTTGAACCGAATGTAAGGTTGCCTAGCTTAACAGGCACCTCATAAAAGTTAGAGAGCCAGAAGAACTGGCCCTCAAACCTCACGATTGGTTGTACTGGTGTCACCTTCTCGCCTTTCGCTGATGACATAGAACCATCGACAAATAAAAACAATTAAGAGCACCCATATGAGTACCCCTAACATAAACCACATTTCACAACCATCCAAAGAACCAGGCTACCCTGTGTGGTAGGCAGCAGAAGAACACGCGCCTTACGATTGAATCGAATGCTATGCTGTCGTCACACGTGGAACCACATTGTTCACACGTCACTTTCATCATCCTCTTCTAGGTCTGGCCAATAAAAGCCCGGAATGTCGTAGCGCTTGATGAAAACATATGACAGCTCTGCTAGTCCAATACCTATTAGACCTAGCAGCAATCCTATTGCGTACATCAGCACCGTTTCCATAGACATATGGTACGCCTCTGTACAATCAAAGTCAACCTACGGCAAAAGCCGCTGATTACTCAGCGGCTAGTTCCCGTTCAAGGGCAAGGACGGTACGACCACTCAGTTCACGTACAGGCTTACCGTCTACAAATTCGTAAACGCGCGGTACGCTCATGATGTCATACATATCCTTAATTGCTGTGGCCTTGTCCACATCTACATCAATCACAGGGTAGTCTAGCTTGTCAGCCAGCTTTACGATGTGTGGATGCAATCTCTGACAAGGTACACACCAATCAGGTGCACCAAATACAACCAGTGCCCTTCGCTCAGTGTAGGACTCAAAATCCTTCAAGTCCTCTACTTTTGCGTAAATTCTCAACGCCTCCAGTTCTGTACAGCCTTGAGGCTAGGCGCTAGACGCTCCACGGCGTCAGCAATCTTGTCAGGGTCACCGCTCACGTAGATGTTTACGGTAATCTGAACAGGCGGAGTCAGAACAGCCTCAAGTTCGGTTGACTCGGCCACAGCAGGCTTCGGTACGTCAAGCTCATGGACAAAGCGAGTGTCGTCAGCCAGCTTCTCGCCACGGAATGAACCCTTGACATACTGGTTGTAGAAGCGACCCTTGCTCAGTGCGCTGGTAAAGGCGCGGTAGTCATCAGCAGTGAAGCCTGTGTACTTGATTACACTTCCAGCCCAGAAGTGAATAACAAGCTCCTGAGTACCCTCGTTCCAGTAGATAGCCTGCATCGTGCTGGAGTTGGTACCAAGAGAGTTGGTGTAAACGAATTCCATGAGATTCCTTAAGGATGGTGATTAGTCGTTGTTTTTCTCTACCGTGCCCATGTGTACGTACACATCCATGAGACCGGCCGTTTTAATGAAGATTAGATGGCCAAGCTCTAGCCAAGTCCCAGATGGTTCGTTGGCTAGACGCTCATCCATCATTCTCATAGTTTCAAGGATATCTTCCTTGGAAGGTGATGTCAAGACACCGTCAATCTTCCACTGATATCCTCGCCTATCGAAGATAGTCTTTATTTCTCTGGAGAGTTTTTGGTATTCCATAGTTCCAATCTTTCCAGGAACATATTAACTGACGCTGTAGACTGCTTAACAATTCCGAAAGCATCTGCCGTGTCGTCATCAATCTCAAACCCCTCGTTGATGAGAAAGTCTTGAAGGATGGCTGACAGCAATGAAACAGAAATGTTAAGGTTCCTGATTGCCTCCTCTGGCGTATCGATGATAGCAGAGTCAGTCGTCAGTACAAATGTTTCTCGTTCTTCCATTACTCGTTTCGGTACCGGGTTTCAACAAGCTGGTAAAGCTCAGCAAGATTCTGCTCAGCCTCTACTAGTCTTGCTGGATAAACCTCAGCAAACTTCTGTGCATCCTTGAGGTCCCTGAGCAATGCTAGCTCAGTTCGACGCTCTTGTGCTGTGAAGTCAATCCTTGGCCTTCTTGGCGCGGCCACCGAAGCTCCTTTCCATTAGTGTTTGAGTGTATGCTTCGTACTCTTCGGGCTTCACGTAGAAAGCAATTCCACGTGAAGTTTGGATTCCTACGATTTCATTGTGCCGTACGTAGAGAGTCACTGTTTCACCAGAGAACACCGCCCCCACGAACTTATCAGTGATAAGCCCAAAGGAGCCGATGTTTGTAGTGAAGTGGACCATTCCGTTGGAATGACCAAGCTCCTCAATTACGGCAGTGACAATGTCGTAACCATCTGTGTTTCGCACTTTGCTAGCTCCTGTAGAGTAGGTGGCTTACCATGAAGACGTTCCAGCATCTCTACGCCGGGTCGTCCCTTGCGTACAACCATCTTAGCATCATCAGCAGTCCACTGTCCATAGACGATGCCAGCAACGAAACGTGCAGGTAGGAACCTTCCGCCCATCTTTGCCTCGTACCTAGCATAGCGTCTGTGCTCTGCAACCGCAAGACATTGCAAGGCTGACAGCAGTCGCTCAGGGTTGACTGTACCGTCCCAAGCAGGGCTTGTAGGAATGCGGAAACGCTCAGGGTCCTCTCCGAAGACTACCTTTGCGTAAAGCCCCATCAGCTCCTCAGCACGTTCAACATCCAGGTCAGCCTTATCTTGGAAGTCTTCAAAGATATGCTGATGTGTAAACTGCTTAGACTCCCAGCTTGTGGTGTCATCTGTAATCTCTACGACAAAGTCTCCGCCAGGCTTTTCAGTGTCGTTCTCATGCCTGCCGGGCATTCGTAGAGTTACGCCATCATATGGACTGGTAGAAAGAATATGTTGTCTTCCTCCAATGACATATGGAATAGAATTATTCAGGTCTTCAAACTTCACTTTTCTCCTAACATGACAAAAGCCAGGAACTAAATCCTGGCTATGCCTTTTCCAAATACTGGTAAGGGTGATACACGAATCGGTCTGAATAGCTGCTTGGCTTGCCATCCAGGTCAAACAGTTGAACTAGATTGTCACCACCAGGCAATACTATGCTGGTAACAGTTCCCTTACAGTTCAACCAAGCCTCTTGACCCTTGGGTGTCCGATAGACCTTGACCCTATCACCACGATGGACTTTCTTTCCTTTGTGGTCAGTGAACACATAATCTGCCATGCTCCCCCAGCAGGAATCGAACCTACGAACGCTAGATTCAAAGTCTAGCTACCCTACCAACAGAGTATGGGGGAATGGCCCGAAGGCCGGACTAACCAATCTTAACTAGATTCTTTGCTGGCCACATGAAAGGGCTCATTTTGAACTGGTCAGGACGGTTATAGTTTGGCTGGAGCCAATTCTGCAACAGTCCATCCTCGTACTGTTCTTCGTCCTCTGGCCACGGAAGAACGGTAGCCTGGAAGCCAATCCATTCACCACGGCCACTTTCAGTGGCGACAATCTCAACGACCTCGCCCACTAGAAACAGTTTCTCGTCCATGTCTCTACTCTAGCCAATCTCGTCGGTGAAGTCAAGCAGCTCCCATCCTTGCACCTCAAGAGTCTGCTTGTACTGCTTGCCATGATGACCGCAGAACAGTAGAGCTAGGTCACCCTTCCCTGCAACTACGAACGCCTGTGCGTTGCACCTGTCACATCGGTCTTCCGTCCTGTTCAGAGGACGTTCCATCACTGCTTCCATCATCATGCTCCTTACTCTAGCACAGAAGCCCTAGCGGATGCTAGGGCCCTGTGTTGTTGTTATTTTGTAGCTTCCGCATGGCGGTCTCAAGTTCACTCTTGACTTTGATAAAGTTGTCCATCAATTCGTAATACTTTCCACGCCACTTGTCTAGGTCGGCTTCGACATTGTTCAGCTCTGTCTTGAGTCCCTGAATTTCAGTCCTCAATTCATTTCTGAGCTGAGCGGCTGTGTCGTCCCGAACCTTGCTACGGCTGAGCCAGTGTTCGACAAACTTGAGTCCAACACCCCCCAGCACTGTACCAATCAAGGCTATCCAAGCCGTAGTGATTTCGGGCATTTATTTCAGCAACCTTATCCTAAAGTATAGGAATGCCACAACAAGTGCCAAGGTTAGGCTGAATACCCAAGTAAGAGGAACAAAGCCAATCGCTAGCCAACGAAGAATAGTCATAAAGGAGTAAGACAAGAACATCAGGAACAAACCTATTGAGTTATCTTCTCCTGCTGACTTGTATGCCCCCCAAAGAGACGTTCCTGCACTCAGCGTATAGAAGCCTCCAATTGACATTCTAATCCATACGGAATCGATTGCCTTACCGATTGGTGTTGTGGCGCTCACTTGATACCAAGGACCCACTGCGTACAATCCTGAGACCAGCAAACCGACAGCTATGATTACCTCTACTACCACTAGAGGGTGCTTAAAGATTTTCACAAGTGCTGCTGATATCCTGGACATACCCAAATTGTAATCACAGATGAGTTAAAAGTCAATCAATCAAGTCTTCCACAGCATCTGCCACCTCTTGTGCTAGCCAAAGTTCGGTGTCTGTTAGCCCAGAGAAGTTTCTATCCCTATATCTTGTAATGTAGAGACGTAGAAACTTAGCGCGCTCTGCTGCACCAGCAATTTCTGATGGCGTTGCTTGAGACTTGAGGACCAGTTTAATTGTGGCCCATATCTCTCTTGTCAGGTCTTCGATACATTGCGCTGTGGATGACTCATCTTCGAAATACAACGTTCCTCCCCTCAAGGGGATTTCTTGCGGCCGGTAGGGATTCGAACCCCATAGTTCCCTAGATGTGCCTAGTATACCCGGCCTGGAGGCTTAATTCAAATCCTCCTGCTTTATTGCCTCGCCTTCATATAGCCTTTCTGAGAGCCAGTGAGAGACATCCTGACCATCCCGTGCCGCCAATACAATGAGCCATCGAGGCTCCTTGCCACTGTCCTTACAATCGTTGCATAGATTGAAGGTCATCGTGGAGAGTAGTTTTGACTGCGCAGAGACTAGCTGGAATCTCTGACCCCCACAGCTATCGCAAACTAGTTCGTTCACTCTTCCTCGTATCCTATTTCGCCAATCACTTCTACGTCGTCATACTCAAAGTAATCTGACTTGTACTGACCATCTGCAAAGTATTCGACTTTACAATGAAACGCCAGTGTCTGCTTGATTATTCCAAACACTGTCCCTTCATGAGTCTCAACTCTGACTACCTGACTTTCCCGGTGCATCATGGACCTCCAGTATACAGTTTACACCTAGGGACCGAATCAACTGGACAAGGCTACTAATCTGTTCTGTGATGAGTAGCTTTTGGTGCTCGGTGAGGTTGTCAAAGGTGTTCTTGTACGCTCGCAGAGCGAAGTTAGGAACGTCGTGCTGTGTTGCAGGGTATTGAACAAGGTCACAGATGAATCCAGTGCCAGGTTCAAAGACGAATTCCCTGAACGCCTTCCTAGCCTCATCTATGCGCATCAATGCCCATGCGTTCTCAAGGCTCATGACAACCTCTCCTTGATTCTTTTCCATATCTCTGGAGTCTTATGGGCGTTGCGGTAAGTATCTACCTTGGCACCGTTCCAGTAAACGCCACCCCAAACTCCAAAGCCATTGTTGTCCTTAGCAGCCATGGCACACTGTTTCATTACCGGGCAGCGAAGGCACATTTCATCTACAAACTTTGCAGAAATCTTATCTTGTTCATAAGTCTCAAAGAAGAAAGAAGTGGGAAGACCACGACACAAGGCCAGGTCTTCCCACTCTACTTCCTCTGGACTTATGCCCCTTTGCTCAAGAATGCTTGACATTTTTCCTCCTCGCGTCTCTTGCCACATTTCTACGACTGGCACGACACGCTTTACACATACGCCTACCTTTGTATTCATATGTGTTATCAGGAGTGAATTCGTGACCCTGCACGCATTTAGTAATCGTTGCGGCCTGAGCCTTACGATTCTTTACTGCATTGCCACGCCTAGTGTTCTCTCCCATTGTGACCTGTTCAAGGTGATGCGGATTGCAACACTCTCTTACCTTACACAGATGGTCAATAACTAGGGACTCGTTGAGCGTCCCGCCTGCCATTTCAAAAGTGTATCTGTGGGTCTTTACCCACTTACCGTTTACTCGAAACAAACCATATCCACCAGCATCCTTTACTGAGTTCCAAATCCAACACTCAGAGGAGTCAATGGTAATCTTTTCGAGAAATCTATCAGGCAGACCGTACATTACGGTTAGGAACCCTCCACTTTCCGTCGTTGCCAACCGCAATGCGAGTCTGGAATCCCCAGTTGCCGTCACGATAGGCACCGTCACGCTTTGACCAACCAGAATGATTCTTACTCTTGCGGAAGAAGACGAGGTCCCATCCCTCCCAACGAACATCATTACCAGCCTCAACTTGGCCGGTGACGAACTTGTCAACATTGTTGTAATCTAGAACAACAGACATAATCGCTTTCTCTTTTCTTGTTTTGCCGATAAAGAACAGGGAGGCCATATTAACCTCCCTGTTCAATTTTGAAGTCTCTGCTTACTTACCTGCTGGCTTGCGAGCGGCTGGCTTCTGCTCTGCTTCCTTAGAAGTAGCTCCATCAGAGGTTACTACACCTCCACCAGTCAGCTCATCGTCCTTTGCAGAACGACGGAACGCAGCATCCTCAAACTTCCATCCACCCTCACGGGCACGACGGGCAGCTAGAGTCTCAACGTCAGCACGGCTCTGGTAGTTCTCTAGAGCGGCCTCGTAGTCAACAAATGCTGAGTCCTTTACACCAGCCTCGTCAGCACGCTTTGCATCCTCGTCCGCTAGTGGGTCAAGGTGTGGAGCAACAACGTCCTGTGAGGTCTTTGGTTCGTACTTGTATTCTGCCATTTTTTACTTTCACCTCCTTCTCCTCAAGTCTGCGCATTCTTGAAGAATTCTCTAAAAGAGTAGCACAGACTTGATTATGAAGCGGAGGTTACTGCTCTAGCTCGTTGACCTTGCCAGTCATAGTCTCCACTGAATTGGTCTCAGTGTCAAGGATAACACAGTGGTAGAAGTCACCGTTCATGTCCAGACCATACACACTCGTGTAACCAGTCTGATGCATGAAAGGATAGTTCTCCATCCACGTGTGGTAATGGCCATGGAACCAAAGCTTGGGCTGAACAACAGCACCAATTCGATTCATCAACTGCCGATGCATTTCAGAATCAGGGTCATTCTTGAGCCGGAACCTGAATGGTGCACAGGTTGGAGAGTCATGGGTAAGAAGGTAATCAGACTTTCGTCCAGCCTTCTCAAGGCCATAAACAACTCGCTCTGGTACCGCCTCCTGAGCCCACCAAGACTTACCAAGCTTACGATGAGCCTTGTCAACAGAGACGGCCCCACCAACGGCCTGGAACCACTTACCATCCACGCTCCAGCGCTTCACACGGCCTGTGTAGCGAATGTGAGAACGGATTACCGTCAGACCTGCATAGGTCTTTGGGTTATTCTTCTCCATCCAGTCTAGACGGTCCCAGTTCTCATGGTTGCCAGCAACGAAGTACACCTTGACTCCATGCTTCCGGCACTCATCATTCAGAGCGTCAAGATAGTTGAATCCATCTACCTCGTGCTCCCAGAATCCGAAGTCACCGACCTGCATGATTGTCTTGATGCCCTTACGAGCAGCCATTCGAACGACCATACGAGCGTGCTTTGTGTCGCCATGCCAGTCGCCAGCAATCACAATTTTCACGTGACTTCCTTTCGTTCGTCGTTGTACTTACTCTAACATCTTGTAGAGCACTGTGTCAAGAGATGACGAAAGGCCCCCGAAGGGGCCTGACATCACTTGCTCTTTGGAATGAATCGACCATTCGCATCACGCTTCTGACGAAGGTGATTGAATCGCGTATCCACAGGACCAGCCATGGTCTGAACTGGTGAATAGGAGTCGAACTTACGAGACGCATAAGCGTCATCGTACTCGGCATCCACAGGCAGGTCAAACCCGTAGTCATCGTCCTCTTCTTCATCAGCGTAATCGTAATCCAGAGGACCAGCGATAGGCGCATCAATGACTTCAAGGACGGTGTAACGGCAGGCACGAAGCTTCTGGTGACCACAATCGGTCGGAACAGAAACAACGTCACGAGGATTCACCTCAACCTTGAGAACAGCACCCTGAGCGAACCCAGAAGCATACTCCCAAGTACCGACGTGAAGACCGGTGTGACAACCCTGTGAAGGGTCGTGCTGGACCTGGTCACGAGGCATTTCAACAATGGCTCCCAGGGGGTTAGGGATAGCGCCAGTGTACTCCACACCATCACTGATGGCAGTACCGTGAGAAATGCTCTCGTAAGAACCATTGACTACACGGACACCCTTGTAACCGATGAAGTTACCGTTGGGCAGAATCGTGAAGTCGTGAACGTTCAGCCAATCGTAAAGCTGCTCACGGCTGTGGTCGTTCTCATTGGTCTGGACCTTCTCGAAGAAGGCAACAAGAGGACCGAAGTCTTCCTGGCCAGCGTCAATGAATCGAACAACCTGCTCTGTAAGAGCGTTGTGGACAGGCTGACTGTCGAAGAACACCTTGCCTGACTTAACAGTGACTCGGTCAGAAAGGCGCTCGAATCGAGCCTGAGCAATTGCACCGATGTCAAACAGGTTAACCACGTTAGGGTCACCTGCCTGAGCGCCAGCCTCAATTGCTTCCCAGTTTCGGTGGGAATCGGTTGCCACGTACATCTCGCCCTGATAGAAGACGGTGATGTTCTTGGAACCGTTGTTGTTAATCAGGCTGTACTGAATCTCAGACATCCTGCTCCTTTGCGTAGAGAGTGTTTGCGTACATGTAGAAGTGCTCTGTCGCCTCGTAGCTGTATGAAGCGGCAGCAATCAATGGATACTTTACCCGAGGACTCTCGACCTTGTCAAGAGCTGGGACATTGAATCCAAGGTAACGACACGTGTTGGCGAAGTTACTGAATGCTTCAATATTGTCGCTGCTCTGGCGAACCGTGCGTACAACCCTAGTGTATCGAACCAACTCAGGGTCGTCAAGCCTTGATTCATCGAAAGCATGTAGAATCCTACGGTCATCGTAGTTGATGCTCATGCTCAGCTTCTCGTCAGCAGTCAGCGCATCGAAAAGCCGCTTAATGATGCGAGGAATCTCATGCTGAACCTTTACCGCATTGCTGTGCTCCCGAAGGAACTTGTCCCAACGGTTCTTAGGCAGACGGACAGCTACAGCGTTTCCGTGTGCCTTGACGATAGCACGAATGTTGTCCTCGTACTGAGCATCGCCAGTTGTCCAGACAATAAGAGTCTTATCATCAGGAAGTTCAGCAGTCATCGTGGGGTAACGAGACGTACTGTCACTGACAGCATAGGTATCGTTAGGGTCACGCTTCTCACGAGGACGCTTGGTTGCAAAGACTTCCTCCCATGAACCAACCTGAGAAGACTTGAACCACTTCTGCTCTACCGGCGTCTTTGTCACAATGAACAGACGACCACTAAAGCCCTTCTGGTCAGCCCACAGACGCATCTTACCACGGTGAGAAGTAGAAATCTCATCCTTCTCATAGCCATGAATGAAGATTGCACGACTGATTTCATTGAAGCTGATGGAGCCGTAGTTCGTCACACAGTTCCGACCATAGTCAGGACGGTACTTCATGTGAGGAATGTTCAGCTCACCAGGAATTCGGTCTCCCTTGTAAGTAAGCTCAGAGAGATTCATTCCAGTCATCTCACGCCATTCAAGCCACTGCTTACGAGCGCTCTCGTGGTCAGGCTCAGCATCAATCATTTCCTGAGCCTTGCTCATGATGGTCTTCTTAACAATTCCACGAACAACCTCAAGAGTATTGAGGGTGTGGGAGGTGTAGTGAAGGTCTTCACGAGAAGGAGTGAAGTTCACAGAGCCAATGGCAACCTTGGCAACGATTCCGAAGTTACGAGTGCGGTATGAATAACGCTCACCGTTGTAAAGCTCGTTCTCCTTGCTGACACGGTAACCGACGTTACCCATGACAACATAATCGTTGGGGACATTCTTGAGAATCTGAATGCCGTCACCAAGGTCAATGCCACTCATCAATTCTGGCTCCTGACCATCCACAAGGACAGTGCCAGGCTCCCAGAATCGGAAGAAGTCTCGTGCCTTCCAGTCGAAATCATTGTTTCGCTCAACAGGAACGGAAATCTCTACACCATTCTCCTCGTTGGTGTCCTGAATGCAGACGACCTGCATAACACCAGCGCCAGCCTCGGTACGAGAAATGGCAACGTGTGCCAGCTTCCCATCCTTGACAGAACGAACAGTGAACTGCTGAGTGTAAGTCAGAGCTGACTTACATCCCAGACCAAGCATACCAACCTGCTCATTGGTAGAACGCTTGGTAGAAGCACCGTACTTTGAGTAGACATTTCGAATGTCTTCGACAGACAGGCCAACACCGTAGTCTCGAACCTTGAAGAAGGGAGACAGCGTGTTGGGAAGTGAAACCTCGATGGGCCGCTTCACACCAGCCTCAACGTGAGAGTCGAGAGCATTCGTGCTGTATTCCCGAATAACCGCAAGGGTCGGGTCAGAGTACAGGTCAGTCAGAATGGACATGACGTGCGCCATGCTTGCAGCATCAACGCTCATTTCAACAGTCTCACCACCGAGGTTTCCCTGTCGAGTGGCGTAAATAGCAGTAGGCTCCATCGTTGTCTCCTTAGTCTTGTGAGCCGGTTACGTAGTTGAGTCTATCAGAGGTCGGTCGTGTACACAACCCTTGAGATACCGGCCATCTTGATAGCTCGGTCACATGCATCACAAGGCTTGGAATGACGTGGCACGCCTGCCTTGTTCCTTGCAATGTAAATAGTTGCTCCAGCCGCCTTCTTGCAGCGAGCAATGGCCATACGCTCAGCGTGAACAGAGCAATAGCGTGCAATATGTTCGTCGCTGACGTTGGTGGGGTCATTCTTCAATGTGTTCCAGCCGAGTGAGAGGACTCGTCCACCTCTCACAATAACAGCTCCATGAGCCTGCTTCATATTACTCTTAAGGCTCAGAGACATTGCCAACGACAGGAACGACCGGTCCCTCTTAGAAAGACCGGTCGAATCTGATTCCTTCATCAATCCACCTCTGTGATTGTATAGCAAGACACTTCTGAAAAGAGTACCCTTGCGACCTTCTCTCCTGGTGGTTCGCAGGTTATTTGGTTCGCTGCAATCCATTCAGGAAGGGTAGAAGGGTCACTTGATGTGTACTGGCCGATGTTTGTAGCCCAAGTCGTACGTTCATCACCGTATTCGTTCTCCCAGGTGAACTCGACTCGAACCATTACATCGTACTTCTTCGCGTCAGCCATGTCAACTCACCTGTAGTTAGAGCGTCCACCCTTGGCAAGATGTAGACCCTCTCGCATTGCCGCGCCAAATGATGGACCTTCGCCACGACCATACCTATCACAAAGGTACTTTGCACGAGTCGTAGCATTTCCACCACTACGCTTTGCAGGTGGCGTACTGCCAAGAAGGTTCATTGCAGTGTCGTAAATGTCACCGCCGAATTCAAGGTCGGCTGGCTTCACCTTCTCCCTGCGAGCGTACTTTTCAAAGTAACGCTTCCACTCTTGAACCAGGTCGTCATGACAGTCCCACTCTTGTACATTGACAAGATACCTTGCAGCGCTGTCAGAATGCTTTGCTGCCTGGTCAAGCTGGATAATTGTCTTAATGTTACGTACTTCTGCCCAGAATCCCATTATCGAATCTGTTCCCATTCTCCGGCTTCATACCGGTCGAGGTCTTCGACGTGTCCATGCTCATCGACAATCCTGAAAAGCCCATTAGCCTTAGTGGCAATCGTAGCTTTCAATCCTGTCCTCATGTGTCTGATGCGCATGTCCACACGCATTTCGCTGTATGTCATTTACAATTTCCTCTATGGTCTGATTGATTTCGTTGGAGACCACCGTGAGGAGTAGTACGTTACCCATCGTACCGAGCAGAACTAGAGCTGTCAAGACCTTCACGGTCTTGCTGTGAGCCACGATTCCTAATCTCCTCAATCATCTGCTCTGCGTTGCATGCTGGACAAAGTTTGGTGTCATTACCGTTGTACTTACGGAGGTGGCCAATAAGAATTGGCCGACCGCATCCGCACCTACCTAAGTTCCGCTGCCTCGTCCTCATCAAGCTCCTCAAGATAGTCAGGGTCGTCCTTATACTTACCGTACCCATCAATATCGTATTTCACGAGCAAGTTGAAGTAGTCAGACTCGTCCACTGTATCCCAGTCACCATCTCTGATAGACCTGTACAGCTTTTCGATGACTTCCTTGCGCTTCTCCTCTGGAACGTACTTTAGCATGAGGTCTAGAGGGTAGTCAAAGTAGCTTGTGCCGCTTGCCCAACCCATTACCACCACACCAATACGCGATACTTGCCACGAGGAATGTGACCCTCATAGCTCAGCCAATTGAGAAGCATATGTACGCCAGGTTCAGCATACTCTTCACGAGGCATACCCTCAGCCTTGAATTTGTCAATGGCAGCCTTTGCCTCGTCAAAGGTGTAGTCATCAATCCATAGATTGAGGTCGTCACCTTCTTCAATACCAAAGTTTACATCAACATCATGGTAGGTGTCTTGACCAGGAAATCCCATGGCAGCTCCACCTTCCCACTCAACACCCCAGAGATTCTTAACAAATCCCTGAATGTCAAGATAATGCCACTCAAACCTTGTTACCTCTGTTGGCCCTGCGTCCCACATTCTTTTGCTCCTTTGGTAGATTGCGGTCCTTCATAATCTTGCCAACCTCAGCCATTTCTGCCTGGCCTCGCTTGGTCTTACCCTTTGCATGCAATAGCATGGCTAGCAGAAGGGCTTCACCCGTATGTACATTTCCACTACGGTCCCTCATGTACGCTCTGTCCATCATTCTGTTCCCCATGGGAACCCACTTCCTGCCTGTCATTCTGCCTCCTTTCATACAAGTCTAGTTCCTCTGTGATTTCAACCAAAAGACAAGGACCACATACGCCGTTTTCCATGTAATTGGAATTTGCCATATGCGGTCCACATCGTGAGCAGTTAATATAATACACGCGGAAGGCGGAGGATTCGAACCCCGACCTGTTACAATCAATTGGTTAGCAACCAATCTGCGAGACCTCTCGCTCACCTTCCAGAAGCCCTCAGAGGGCCATACGAATGCTTTCTTCCATACCTCGGATGAAGGCTTCCGTTTCATTCTCTCTTTTTGCAGGAACGAACACGCCCCTTCTCTCTACCTGCTTACCGTCCTTCTTGAGGACCAGGGCGAGAGTCTTACCGTTGAGATGACCGAATAGTGGGTCATCTACCTCTTCTACCGCCCATTCATATCCATCTGGCGGTGTGGATGTTTCATATGCCATGTACCCGAGGTGGGACTCGAACCCACATTTACACTCCTTTTGAGGGAGCAGCATATGCCATTCTGCTACACGGGCAAAGAGCCTTTCGGCTCAGTCATCAATGTAACGGACATCCGTTACTTTGTCAAGGCAATCATCGTTTACCCAGACACGACCAGACTGAGTGCACTGCTGTGCAGTCTTCTGCATCATGTAAGTGTTGAGATTGATTGACCCAGCGACGATGACGAAAATTCCCAGAACCACCGTTGCGATGATGATTCCAATTTTAACGTCGGTATCCATTACCACTCTCCTGTAGTGCACATCTTGTCGATGCGAGCCTGATGAGTATTCATTTGCTCAACTGTTGGATTGACTGTACGTGCAGACCAGTACAAGGTCTCCTTTGCAGCCTTTTCCAGCCACTCATAGGGAGCGTCAGGATATACAAGCTGATAGCTTGCCATTACAATATCGATTGCACTGCCAGCCATTTCGTTCCTTTGTTCGGGAGTACCCACTAAGAGAATCGAACTCATGTAACTTGCGTGTCGAGCAAGTGCTCTACCATTGAGCTAAGCGGGTATTAAGCCTCAGAAGAGGCCGTTCTTGCTGATTGAACGTAGGTAAACAAACACAACAGCCACTGCAACGATTGCAATTGGCGCTGTAATGCTCAGAGCCACAATAAGAAATGTAGTCATCAGACCACCAGGCGCTTCTTAACGCCATTGTAGAATTGCTGCCACTCCTCGCGAGTCTTGACTTCTCCTCGCTGCTCCTTGTACGCATCCATATAAGCGACAGCAGCCTTTCGCTGAGGCTCATCGGCAGAACGAGTAAGAAGCATAAGTTCAACGGTGTCCAGAAGGACCTTACCGCCAAGCTTAGCAGCATCAACAACTTTGTCGAGTTCCATTATTCTCCATTTTCCCAGGGAATTTCTTCTAGCTGATTCTCAGGAATGATTAGTGGAGTGCCTTCGCGACCATCAATGCGAACTCCCCACTTCTTACCGCGCTCTTTAACCAGAGCCTGACCTTTTTGCCCGGAATAGTCAGTCATCGTCTTGGTATCAACGAAGTACCTGACACGGACACGACTTCCCATTCTCACGTACACCCACCGGGAGTCGAACCCGGACGCCCATTCGAGCCTAGAGCCTCAATCTAGTGTGTCTGCCATTCCACCATGGGTGCTTGTGCCCTCAGTTTATCACCAAGGACACCTTACTGTCAATCCTCGTCGAACAGCTCCTGGCCGTTCTTCACACAGACCCACTCATTGTCGTCAGTCTTGTGCTTCTTCTTGTTCTTGCCCTTGGAGCTGTGACCAGAACCATGACCACCGGCCAGCTTCCAGGTCTTGTTCTTCGGAGCCTTGCCTACCTTGGGAGACTTCGGCTTGGACTTACCACCGAAGATGCTGGACTTAGGCTTACTTGCCGGACGAGGACGAGAAATGTCGAACGCCATGGGAGCCATGCCCAGGTTCTCGAAGTCATTCTCACGCATCGTCTTTCCACCAGCAGCCTTACACGCCTTGGCGAAGTCCTTTGGCGGAGTGTCCTTGCCACAAGCGGCAAGTCCGAAGACCAGACCAGCAGCAACGGTAGCGGATACGGCAGTGGAGGTAACTCGCTTGTTCATTTCGACCCTTCGTCGTTGTTGTTGGTACTACTCTATCGTGTCTGTGATGGGGTGTCAACCCATTGAGATGTGGATGAATGGCCCCATGAGTAGGAACCATCCAACCACGATGCCAGCAGAGATTGCGAAGCATAGTAACCTCTGCCAGTTCGGCATGTCACTGGGAAGCATTGCAATTCCAAAAGGAATCAATGCAACCCAGCCCCACACCAGTGTGACGACAATGAATCCGATGACTTCAAACATCAGAAGTCACCTGGCGCAACCTGAAAGCAGTCTACGCCCATCGCACGCCACATGTCAACCACCTGGTTGCGGTCATCAAAGACAGCCACAACATCATAGAAGTCACGGATGTGATTGTCAAACAGCTCTTGCTTGACGATGTTGTCCTTACGCATGTCACCCTCTGCCCTCATGAACAGGTCCACAAAGGGGATGTCGTAGAACTCCAGCCAGGCAATTGTGTCTTCACGGCAGACAGAGTCTCGACCGCTCATAACCACAATTTCGTAGCCAGCCGTAGCAAGCGCCTGGGCAGTCAGTACAACCTGCCTACGAGGGTCATCGCTACCAACCTCGTCCCACTTGAACGGATTGCGTCCGTTCATCTGAGCAAGAGTGCCGTCAATGTCGAACAGGTAAACCTTCCGCTTGCCTACCGGCCGAACGTAAGGCTGCACAGTCTGAGATACACCATAGCTCTCAGCAATCAGCTTGTCAGTGAAACGTCCACTGGACTTGAGAGACTTGTGCATCTTCTCAATGACAGTAGTAGGGACATCACGACCACCAGCCGCAGCACGTCCCGCATTACGCTCAATGGCAACCTTGAGGTCCACATCGAACTGCTTTACAGCAACACCAACGCTGTGCTTTGCAGCAATCTTGATGAATTCCTTGATGTATGCATGACGAATGTTCGTGTCATCCACAACCACAGAGTAACCAGCCTTGAGCAGACTGTCAACCTGCATGTGCTCAATCTGTGTAACCATGTTCTCGTTCACACCAGTCTCCTTACCGAAGAACTGCATGCGAATGTCATCACGATTTACACGGGCACGACGCTCACCCTCCTTGAGCCACTGGTGAGCGAAGGTGCTCTTACCACATCCAGGGACACCCCGGAGAATCAGAAGCTGTGCCATGTCTTTCCCTTCGTTGTTGTTAGCTCTACTCTAGTCGATGGTCCAGAGCCTGTCAACCCCTAGACGCAACAAAGGGCCCCGAAGGGCCCAATGTTACTTCATGTTGTCAGGATGGTACTGACAAGTGTCTGCATGATTGGGGAACTGATATCCACAATCACTGCATCGAAAGGCTTCTTCACCCATCTTCGGGGTCGTCTGCGTACACCCTATCTTGACAGGATTGGCAGAGACCTGAGATTTTGGATTCTCTATAAGAGACATCATCAGTGAAATCTTCCTCCCTGATAGGTTGTCCACAACCTATTCCTGGCGTACATATACCTTCGCGAACAGCCTTCTGAGCTGCCGCCCGAAATATATTCCTCATAGCTTAGCCGATGAGGAAGCCGAGCACGAAGAACAGAACGGCAAGGACCACAGGGTGGTCACTCAGCCATGACCACACAGCAAGGCCGATGAGCTTTACGTTTGAAACGGCCTCGTCGGCAGTCTTGGTGGCGTCAGACATTTTATCTCCTATTCAGCGCCTTCTCCGAAGGCAGCCATGTTTCCAATTAGTGTTTCAGTGGGTGCACCGAAGTGCAATTGACTTCTTTCAAGACTCTCAATGTAGAGAGCCAGGCTAGGAACATCTCTAAAACCAGAGTGGTGCAGAAGATGTCCCTCTTCCTGAGCCTCCTTGAGTGCCTTGATAAGCTTGCTTAGATGAACAGACCGGAAGGTACAAAGTTCACGTGCCTTCTCTCTACGTTCCGGGTCTGTTCTCCAAACCTCGTTAGCGTACAGGGTAACCGTCCTCCTTCTTCGCCTCTGGCCTCAACTGCTTCCAGATTAGCTCACTGATGCTCTTCCCGTCAAGCAGGTTGAACATGTGGCTGCGGTAGAGGTCCACACCGTTAGCCTTCATTGCGAAGTCACGTCGTGTGAAGCCCTCTGGCATTGAAGAAAGAAGGTTGTGGAAGATTCCACGTACCTTAATCTCAATTGACTCGAAGTCACTGAGAAGCTGTCCGCCTACATCCTTGACGAACTGGTGGAACTCGTCAGGCAGAGCCTCACAAATCTCCTCCAGTGTCTTGCCCTCGGTGAGCTGACTCCATACAGAGCGCTCTGAAAGCATAGAAATCAGTCGGTGCAGCTCAACGTAGTCAGCCTGCTTAAGCTTGACCATCTTAGCACCAGAACGAATTACAAGACCCTCAGCGTTCGTACGGTAGTCCGCACCAACAGCCTCGTGAATGTTCTTGTAATCAAACACCTCGGTTACCGGCCCCTGCCAATCCAGCAAAGCCTGAGCCTCGCGAGGACCGTACACGTAGCCGTGCTCCTTGTTGACCGCACCCAGAAGAATGAGGTCGTCCATGTCTCCGTAATCCAGGACGATTCGGTTGTCAGGGTAGACAATCTCGAAAATAAACGTCCAGTCGTGAGGCACAGCAGTGTTCTTGTATCGCTCCAGCCACAGCTTCGTAGCGTGGATTGCCTGGTCAGAAGCAAAGCTACCACGAGTAGCTAGACCGTACTGAAAGCCGTAAGGCGGAATTGCATCACCGTAAGGCATTACGGAGTAAAGGATGCCCATGCTACCGTCCTTCTTGTCCGTGACCTCAACCGGAGCGTTCCAGTCAATGTCAGCAGCGTGAGAGTCCCCCATATTGAAGAACTTCTCAAAAGGACGAGCAATTACGTTGTCATCCTGGTCAATGATAAGACCACGACAAGCAAGCGTACAAGCGTTCCAGACTCCACGGAATTGAGCCTGCTCGCTGTAGTTCAGGATGCGCAAAGGGAGGACCGGATGAGTCTGCACCCGAACGAAACCCTCGTTGACCATCTGGTCAAGCAGCTCCTGAGAGAAAATCTTGGTGAACTTCATCGGTCCTCCTGTTTACATATCGTTAATTGCGTCGGTTGCTTCCTTGATTGACAGGAAGTCTTGAGAGCTGACTTGAATCTTACCATCAGACTCTTTGATGAGCCGAGAGTAGCCGTAAGCGTCTCTCCAAATTTCAATGCCATTGATGGTGTTCACCTTCACGGCCTTTTTCTTTTTGAAGTATGCCACAGCCTCTGGCGCTGCGTCAAGCCAGTACCATGTAATCATTTAGTCTCCCTTTATACGTGAGACCAGCCTATCAGACTTGAACCCGTTGTTCAAGCGGTTGATGTAGGCAGAAGTAAAATCGGCCGGAACAAGAGTCCTGCCGATTCGCTTCTCAACGTCTGCTACACAGAGCATACCCTTGTGCCCAAGACCTGTCAAGGCCCAGACACTCATGTCGAGAAAGAAGTGTTCACCAATCTTACCTGTGTCTACACCACAGTCAAGACAAAGCCACTTCTTACGGCTATTCTTGTTTCCGGCCATTTTATCCACTCACCTTAATGACAAAGATTTTTAGTGGAAGGCCAGGATTCTCTTCCTTGGCCTTTTCTAGATATGGGACCAGAGTTCTATGCTCTGGCCAGAACGGTTGATTTGTGTACTTGCCTGTGTAGCAGTTTTTGATAGCTTCTGCTTGGTCACAGGCAATTGCGTACATCTTGAGTTGCATCAGTGAAAGTCTTCCCAACGCATGGGGACGAAATCAAACTCTTCGCGCTTTACAGGACCCCAGATTTCCTTGCCACACTTAACACACTTGTGGCTGTGGCTCCAGGAATACTTGTTGTAAAGCGCAAGGGTGTGCTTACGTCCCTCGACACCCTTGCACCACTTACGCGTGTTCTTCTTCTTGCGACCACGCTTAATGGTGTCGGATTCGGTGTAGTTACGAGCGCTGCGCTTAAATTCCTTGGAAAGCTTCCAGTCCTTGTAGCCGCGCTCCTTGCCAGTTGCCATAATAATTCACTCCTTCAAAGTTAGTGTGACTACACTAACCAGGGTCGTAAATCATTACGCTCCTTCCACTCTTCGATTTGATAGTTTCATTATAGTGGACCCCAGCAGGATTCGAACCTGCCCCGATGTCTATGTTATCAACCCGTCGGCTGCATAGACGTGGTACCCAGATAAGGTCCAATGGGCGGTATGCATCCCGGTGACCATCAGTTGCCTCTTGGGGCCATGCTTATGACAGCTAGTCTACACGAGACTTGAAGGGGCTGTCAACTCCTCTATAGAATTTAGCCTTCTACAGGTGGCTCTGTTGGTTCCTCTGGCTGTGCTGGCTGAGCAACCTGGTTTAGACGAGCAGTTTCTACACTGATTTCGTCGGCTGCCTGCTGAGCATTTGCCAAAGCTGCATCGGTAGCTGCCTGAGCTTCCATTAGAGCATTGTTCTGCTCTACGTCCTCTGCGTCTTCGGCTGCTGCAAGGTCTGCTGCTGCCTGACGCTCGGCTGCTAGTGCATCCTGTGCCTCACGTACGGCGTCCGTAAGTGGGCCAACAAGTGCATCAACACGTGCGCTTACGCCTGATACTGCTTCACGGAGCGCAGCAACTTCGGTTGTTAGGTCTGCCATTCTTTCCTCCAATCCCTGCTGGCCTACTCGAATTTCCGTAAGAAGGTCAGTGAGGAATTGGTAACCAAGATGTTCTACAAAATCCATATCTTCAATCCTCCCGCCTTAATAGGATTAGGCTCTCCCATTATAGGTCAATGAAGGTTATGAAGTCTAACTGATATTGCTGTTACGATGGGATTCGAACCCATATGGTCTATGGCCTTAGACAGCTTTGCCAATTAAGCTACGTAACATTGACCCTTTCGGGCCGGACTCACTTGGAGAAGCGCTCCTTGGCGAAGGTCTCGAAGTCCTTCTTGGTGCCAACAACGTCTTCCCAGTTACCACGACCACCGTGCAGACGGAAGTTCGTCTTACGGTTTGCCGCCTTGCTGGTCTCGACCAGACCCTTCCAGACGCCATTGACGTACAGGTTGAAGGTGTCAGCCTTGTCGGTAGAGCGAAGCTCGAAAGCCTTGGTCTTCTTCATGTTTTTCCTTAAAGAGAGTAGCTGTTGTTTACGGTCACGTTCTTTTCGTGCTTTCGGAAGAAGCCTCGTGACGGCCCATCGTGGGGCATCACTACTGGAGACGGCTCAAACTTCCGTACCTGCCTCATCAGTCTATCACCAAAGCCTTGGCGACGGAACTTCACTCGCACGTAATACTGAGTGACGTACTTGCCTTCGCTGTTGGGATAGGCTAGACACCATGCTAGCAGAGTATCAGTCTCAGCGTTCTTAATCATCACAACTCGCGCTGTCGGATACTTCTGACGTGCCATGGGCAGGTCGTACATCATGCATCCATTGTAGCGGAAGTTCAGAGACTTACACTGACGATACTCTCTGTCGTTCAGGTTACGCACCAGTTTTGTTTGCGTCTTGGTACGCATTTTACTCCTTGAGCTTGAAGTTTTTGAACACGCCAGGGTTGTTGTTCCAAGGGTCATCGCCCCTTGTGATGAACAGGATAGCAACTGCTTCACCGTACGTCAACCCGTCATGCTCCATGGCTCGTGACAGAGCCATCTCAAGCGTGAAGTCGTCAGGTTCGTAGGTTCTCATCGGGACACTCCTGGTCCATAGTGATTTACCATACCCTCAAGCCACTCACGGCCTACCGGGTTTGCTGTGTGAACGTAGACCGTCTCAGGCCAGAACTCGTTCTCACACATCCACAGTACCACAGGTCGAGTCGTGTCGTCACCACCCAAGTCATGGTCAAGACTGATGGCCCGTACACTGAGGCCGCGACGCTTGCATGCCTTGAGAAGCAAAATAGCAATGTTGCTGTGCTTCGTGGCAAACCAACTTGAATCGGGCTTGGGTCGCTCGTCGTCAACCCAAATTTTCAGTATACGAGCCATCATTCCTCCTACTTGACAGAGCCGTAGTAGACTCTGTAATTCTTACCCCAATACGGAGCAATCTTCTCCTCAATTACCTTTCGGCCATAGTAGCCGCCAGCGTTCGCATGGACCATGTATCCCTTCTTGGATACCATTCCCACATGGAAGACCTTACCACCAGACTTGTACTTGAAAAATACAAGGTCACCTGGCTGTGCAGCGCTAGCACTGATGTGCTTTGATGCGTTGTACTGGTCATTAGCCACGCGCTTGATTGTCTTGCCTGACTTCTTGTATGAATACCAAGTTAGACCAGAGCAATCGAAAGCATTTGGTCCCTCAGCACCACCTTGGTACCTATCTCCCTTTTGTGCCTTTGCGACACTCAGGGCCTTTGACTTCAATGTTGCTGCTTCTGACGTGCCGGGCGTTGCCACCACAACAGCAGAAGCGACCAATATCGCAGCTATCGCTGACTTATACATATAACTCCAATGTTAGTGGAGCCTACGCAACTAGGTATTCATCGGGAATCCTAATTTTGTCCTATTGAGTTGTGACTGAGCTTTCTTTCTTTTTGGAGAACGTATTCTCCTAATAGGTCGGTAGGCTCACATATCGTACAACTGTACTTGAGGTTTCGTTCGTTGTCAATTTTCAGAGAATCCAGGCTCCAAGAAGCCAGATTCCCCATGCAGCACCACCCAAAATTCCTACAAGAATCAGGAAAACCAGCAGGATGGCAGTGTAACATCCACCAACGGCAAGAATCTGCGCTAGTGGACCTTCATCACCATATCCATTTTCGAGTGCTGACCCCATACGCTCAGCAAGATTACTCGTCTTGCTGGTCTTGGGAAGCCTCATCCAGACAGGCATTTCATTCCTTCGTTAGACAGTGGAAGTGGGGGGAATCGAACCCCCGTCCTGACGTCTCTCACAGTAGTCTATACACAGCCATGTGTCAAGCAGGTACTACGATGCATATCCTTGCCAGGTCTTACAATGAGTGACTTTCTGTTCCAAGGCAGTCACCGCCCGGCTCAGCAGCCGTCAGGCTGCAAGAGCGAATGCAACGTTAGAGTTGGCATTTATAGGTTTGAGGCTTTTTAGAGACATCTCCTCAATGTCTGGCTGCAAACTAACTGTCATCCTCGCCAGTCGAAACCGGTCACTCCCAGGTGATGAGTCACCTGTTGGCGTACTCATCGAGGTAATCATATGCTACCTTATTCCACCGGGCGTCGTCAAGAGCGTTGTGCTCTGACCCTTCCTGTGTAGGCAGACCAGGCTTACCTTCATTGTGCCAGCGCTGCTTGATGTCCATGGTATACATTGGCATGCCCTCTGGCAAGTCAATCATGCGACCAAAGAGCTGGCTGACAACCACGTGGTCATAGGCTCCATAGTAGGCCCACAGCTCTGGTGTGTCAAACTCGAAGCGTGACTCGTAGTCTAGGACAAAATCTCTCCATAGTCCAGCAATCGCCTCGTTGGGTAGAACCCTAGCATAATCAGGGTGCTGAGTATCCCATGCAAGGCTGCCATCGGCTGCCTGCTTTACCGGCAACTGACTGATGACGTTCTGCCTCATCCACTCATTCTCATTTGCTCTGTTGAGCACGTAGAGGTTGTTGGTGATGAGGTACAGTTCTTCGCCATCCTCACGTACGGCACCAAGACTGATGAACCTTACTGGCTCCTCTGGGCCGACTTCAAGAAATTCTGTGTCGTAAAATGTTCTCATGAATAGTAGACGTTTATATTGTCAAGGAACCCATCAGCATGAAAGGAGAAGTACACTCTCTCATCTTTGTTAGGGTACACAGCAATATCGTTGTCTGTTCCTTCCTCTCCAAATGGGTCTTCTTCAAAACGAATACCGGCCTCTTTGAGGATTTTCATTATCCTCTCTCTGTGAGTTAGGTCGTAATGCACTCGGCCTCCCTCTCCTTCCCACCGGTCAATTTCGAGCATGTTAAATCACCTTCAACATGAATTAAGGCCCAAGTCTTATTGACTTGGGCCCAGTCTCTCCAGCCGGACTCGAACCGACAATTAGGCGTTCGTAGCACCTTGGTTTGTCCAATTAGCCTATGGAGAGATTGAAGTAGTTAAACTTACTTCTTGTTCTTACGTGTCCTCCACCAAGCAACAGCTAGTGGAATATATGGCTTGGCCTTAAGAAACAGGGCCTTGAGTCGTAGAGTAATTTTATTCATAACGAGCCTCGTGAGAGAATCGAACTCTCTTTATATCCGTACCAAGGATATGTGTTAACCATTAGCACTAACGAGGCATAAAGGCCGTTCACCTGCAACTAGCTACTAGACCGTCCTGGATTCCTATTGCCTAGTTCGGTTGCATTCTCCCCAGGTTAGTCCTCCATTGAGCCACCTGTCGGTTTCGAACCGACCGCCTACGCTTTACAAGAGCGTCGCTCTACACCAAATGAGCTAAGGTGGCATTGATATTATATCAGAGAGATAGAGGAGAGTCGAACTCCAAATAACGAACAGTTTTGCAGACTGTCGGCAACACCCGTTGCTTCTACCTCATGGTCTACCTTACAGGATTTAGAACTCACTGTCAAGTTGCCGGGCCAAATTGAAAATCAACTGACCAACCATCAACTGGTCTAGCTTGTCCTCATGATACGGTCCATATCCAGCAGCCGTCCTAATGACGAAATTGTCTGTCAGAACCACGAGATACGCCGTTCCTTGGTGATACTTCATCTCGAAGGGGATTTCATCAATCTCTCCTCCTACGATGTATGGACCTTCACCAAAAGAATAGTGTATATCGATTTGCATCATGTTTATCTTCCTGGAATCATATTTACGTGCTGGGGGCAATACGCAGCAATCGCAGCCCCAGAGAAGTAAGAGGAATCTGACGCCGTAAGGCCAGTATCCCTCTTTGTCCAGGCTATGACTACTGGGAATGTTTCCATGTTCTCAGCATAAGTGCAAACATGATGTCCCTTGATGACGAGATATTCGTCACTCTTGTCTTCGACGCCAGTGATTTCTTCTCGCACTACTTTAACAAACGCTCTGTCTGTCTTTGTAAGTTCTATCTTGTCATCATGCTGAGCACATCCAACAAGAACGAGAAGAAGGCTAGCACTTGCTACCTTTCTCATTCTATTCATGTGGGCAAGTAGGGAATCGAACCCTCGCACTCGGTACTTCACACCGAAGCTCTACCAACTGAGCTACATGCCCATGCGCCATCGACTGTTAATTCAGTATCTTGCTAGCTCCACGCTAGCCTGCTCTTTTCTGCTTTAGGCAGAAGCTTGAGCTACGACAGCTTAAGGTGGGAAGGAAGGGACTCGAACCCTCAACCACTGCGACCACAACGCAGCGCTCTAATCCAATTGAGCTACCAACCCCATCGATGTAGGTTTAAACCTACTTGGGGTGACTGGAGGGTACCGCCCCCTCTTACCTAGGTTCACAGCCTAGTACATTACTTTTATGATACAGCCACCATAGGACATCCTTTGCTCCTCGGCCGGACGTTCTGTGTTAACTCTAAGGGCCCTTAGACAGAATGTCAAGCTGTAAGCTTCCAGGTAGGATGTAACCCGGTCTAATGTGGGTGATGCCGGAATCGAACCGTGCTTTTTCAGGGTATCCACGCTTATGCGTTTGAGCCATCCATTGGCCTATCACCTACAAGTGCATGTAGGAGGATTCGAACCTCCGAGGTAGGGTTTTACAGACCCGCCTAGCTTGTCCCTGGCTTACATGCAGAACCCCGAAGGGCTTATTTTACGTAGTAGAGCAACCATTGGTGAACTCTACCGGTTTGCTTGTGCTCTGAGATAATCTTACCACCTCTACGGCGCTTGTCAACTATCTCTTGGAGAGCGTTAATTCTGTCTTGCAATATGGTCTTATCATAGACCGTCTCAAGATGTTCCTTAACGCTATACTTGTCAGCCACTAAACCTCCTTGAGGTTACCGGCCGTGGACCTTCGCAGTCTTCCCAGACTTCGGAAGCTTACCCTTCATCAGGTCCATTCCGCGCTGAACCTTCTCAGCGAGAGTCGGACGCTTCGGGGAGTTGGGGGTAGACATCGGACCAGGCATTTGATTCTCCTTGTTGTTTTTATTTTTGTACTACGTGGGGGCAGGCCCTGATTCGAACAGGAATTTAGGATTATGAGCCCTACGTGATACCGTTTCACTAACCTGCAAGTAGCAATGGAAGGAATCGAACCTTCGATTTTCCCTTATGAGGGGAACGTGATAGCCGTTTCACCACACTGCCATTATAGTGCTTTGGGGTGAGTCCTAAGCTTCTCTGGCTTTCGCCTCCACCTCTTCACCTTTAGCACTACCCTATCATAATCAGCCTCAGACTGGGATTTTAGTCTTTGCTGTTGTAGGAGTACGTTCACTCTATCCTACATCCCCGCTTCCCTGAACGCCACCGGGCCTTCGGCCAAGTTTGAGCGGGTTTCCCTGATGTTTACTACTCTACATCATCAGAGCGTGTCTGTCAACCAGTGACTAGACCAGCATCCTTCATGCCCTGGATGGTGTTCGCCATCTCCTCAGTCATCATAGCAGCGAACTGCTCAGTTGACACGCGCTTGGGGTCAGGAATCTCAGCCGTGTCCACGTTGTCAAACAGACGTGAACCAGGACGAGTGCGCTCCATGTCGTCAAGCTCGTTGAGGAATGCAATGGCACCTCGGTTTCCACCAACCGCAAGGAACTTGAAGAAGATGGGGTACTGAGAAGCCTCCTGGATGGCCTTGAAGACATTCTCCTTACCGTCCGTAGGCTCACCATCAGTGATGATAAACGCATAGACAGGAGTGTCGGCACCCTTGGCTAGAGCGGTAATCTCTCGAACAGTCTTGGCAAGGACAGTGCCATACTCAAGACCTCGGTCCCAGCCCTCAGTACGAACGAGGTTCTGGTAGTCAGCCTGACCAACTTCCTTGCGCCACTTGAAGCGCTCACCGAATGTGGCAAAGGGAATGAACCCATCCTCATCGATTGAAAGCGTGAAAGCTAGCGCACGGTCAGTTACCGTCTGAACAGCACCACTCTGGTAAAGGCCACCCATTGAACCAGAAGTGTCAACGGCACCGAGAACGGCCCACTTGACACCGAGGGCTCCACCCTTCTTGATGACCTTAGCAGTGTCCTCAACCTCCTTGCGAAGACTCACATTGGAAATCTTCTGGAGACTGACAGCCGGACCACTGTTGGAGAAGTACGTCAGTCGAACAGTCTTCTTAGGCGTAAGAGTCCGAGACCGAACGAAAGCAGGCTTGGACTTGTTGCCGAAGAAACCCATGTTGTAACTCCTAGTTACTAGATTTGTTTAATGAAAAGCGGGGAACTTGTTAGTCGTCGTTCCTCTATGAGGTTAGCATACTCAACGTTCCCCGCTTGTGTCAACAGGACTGGTCAGCCACTCGCATCCCACCGGCTTGTTTCATCCGCCTAAGCCTTGTCCGCTGCGTCCTGTTAACATTCTGACATGCCATCTTGGCTATGTCAAGGCCCCTCTGGAGGGATTCGAACCCCCAACCAACGACTTCGAAGACCGCTGCGCTATCCGTTGCGCCACAGAGGGAAAAGCGCCTTAGCGCCTACGCTTGAGGTCATTGGCCCCAAGAACTTTTGTACCGCCACTGTCAAGCTTGACAGTTACTTGCTTTCCATTCTGGCTGATGACTTCACCAGCATCAGTGTTGTTGTTACGAATTACCTTTTCGCCTGCACTCCACTGTTTCATGTGGTCCAGGTGGGATTCGAACCCACGTCCACAAAGATTAAAAGTCAATTGCACTACCAGACTGTGCGACTGGACCATAAGGGAGAAGCTAGACAGCAGGTCCAACGACCTCGCCTTTTCTTCTCGATTACACCACATTGTTTACCACTGGGAGTCGAACCCCAATGTGATTGAGGATGCTTGCAATCATCCTTTGTACTCCGAACTGGACTTGAACCAGCGACACGACGGTTAAGAGCCGCCTGCTCTACCAACTGAGCTACCGGAGCTTGGTTGCCCTAGGGTACCCTAGGGCTTTTATCTATTATATATATGATGGGAGTTTGAAGCGACCAACCTCGCCCTCCCCCAATACGTACCATGCTAGCACATGTGGTCTGTACGCTGCAAGGGGTCTACGGGCTATACCTTGCTACCGAATTCAGCCTGCTAGAGCTGAGCACCGTTCAGTTTTCGTTCCGTTGAAAACTGATAAAAACTTGTGGAGAAGATGGGACTCGAACCCACAACCTTCTGCATGCCATGCAGATGCTCTTCCAGTTGAGCTACAACCCCAAAACCCTTTCGGGCTTATTCTGCTTCGTGTTCTTCAATGTCAGCGTACTTGTATTTCTCGTCGCCGTCAATGAACTTCTGAGCCTTTTCCTTTGTGGTGAAGACTCCTAGAATCTCGATGCCGCAGCAGCAGACTCCGTCAGTTACGATGTAAATCATTTTTCCTCCTAGTTTGTGTACCCAAGACACTTAGGAGGTGTCGTTCTAGGTTCTACTCTACTACGTCGCTCACAGTACGTCAAGCGGTTCGTAGCAGACCTCGTGAGTTGCGTTATGACCCCACCGTGAGTCAGACTTATAGGTCCAGTAGTAATCCTCTTCCTTTGTCCACTCACTGCCGGGCTCGTAACTGTCGGCAATTTCCTTGGCACGCTTTTCTGACATTGCCACGCCAAGGTATTCAATTTGACCCTCAGTGTCAGGGTCGGTGCTTTCGGTGTAGGTCCATACCAGATAGACCTTATCATCATTTGCCATGTGTCCCCAGCAGGAATCGAACCTGCGTCTGTTGCTTAGGAGGCAACCGTTCTATCCTCTAAACTATAGGGACGTGGCCCGAAGGCCGTTGTTCAGCGAATGCTTCGACGCTCAACAACTTCGTACTTGGTGTTCTGGTCAACAATTTGACGGTCGGAGCCAGAGGAACCCATGAAAACAACCTCATACTGCTTCTTGTCAACAGGAGACCTGCCAACAGTCAGAACCTCACCATCAGAGGTGATGTCACCGACACGAAGCTGAGAAGCCTTCTTCTGCATTGCCTTTACTCCAGATGTGTTGCTCTTGCCCTGCTCCTTCTGCTTAGCCTTCATTAGCTTCACAGCAGCGAAGAAAGCCTGACGACCCTTGGCCTTAGCATATGCCTTGGCAGCGTCCTTGACAATCTCCTTGATAGGGCGACCATCATCAAGGTCTTCCTTGATGTCCTCTTCGGCTTCCTTGGCAGCGTCATCGCCAAGATTAACAGCCATCTTCATCTCCAAAGTGTTCGGACGATTGCGTACTTGCTGATTACTACGTTACCAGGACGGCCTGACAGTGTCAACTGTATCTTCTTGCCATCAAGGGTACGTTGGGCTGCTACGACAGTACCATACTTCGTCTTACTGCCGGGCCTCAAACCACTAGCAAATCTCACGGTGACTCCTTAAAATAGTCTTTTAAGGGTATCACACGTTAGTTGCATTGTCTACATTCTCACATTCACTGAATCTGAACTTTGGTGCTCCTGATGTCCAGCTCAGTGCCGTCTTCGGTCCTAGCGTAGCAACTGCTGGAGCCTTCTGTCCAGACCCACCACGGTAGAAGTAGCAACCATCATAGACAATGTTGCCTCTCTTCACTTCCGGGCCTTCATACAGATGATACCCTACAAGCTGACAGTTGCGATACCTCACGGTTGGCATGACACCAAATCCCCAAGGAGACTGTCCGACGTATCTGTGAGTAGCATACTCCATGGCTGCGTCGTTCTGCAAGCTTCCCAGGTCAGCACAGTCATCGAAGGTGATGCTTCCGTTGCCCCAAGCACAGTCGATGACACGATGGTTGGCAGCCTTTGGCTCAAAGCGGATATCTCTGACGGACACCTGAGTGGCTGACCTGTTGTTGAAATCGCTGACAGGCATGCTGAGGAACGTGATAGGTCCATCAGTCTTGTTGGCTGCACTCCAGCTTCCACGTGCGATACGAACGCTTCCACCTCGGTCAAATCGGAAGACTGTTCCTGATGTCAGTACAAACTGGCTGTTAGTAATCCAGTAGTTGAGAAACTGGTTTTGCTGGTTTGTAGTCTGTCCAATTCCACCAAGACGCATGAACGCGTCCTTAAATCTTGAGTTTGTTGCTGTTGAGATTCTATCAATAACAAACTCTGAATTGAGGTTAGCTGTAGCATCTCCATCAAACCCAAATACTCTATTCCAGGCTCCCTGGAATTCAAGGGATTGAACGTTCCACTCCTGGTTGTATGGCCCTGTGGCTAGACTCCATAGATAGGCGAAGTTGTTGTTCTCTCCACCTGATACTACTGTGAAGTCTTCTAGAGTAAAGTATCTTAGACCATGAGCTGTGATGAAGTTATTGGCCCAAGGGTCGCTACTCGCTGCCGGGCTTGAATCGACAAATACCTTGGTTACTCGCTTGCCCTGCCCCCGTATGCTAAGTCCTTCAATTTGAGAACCATTGTCTTTTGCCTGAGTCAGCAGGGGATTCTTTAGATGGAAGTCGCCTGGTGGAAGAATAAGTGTCTTCTGAACTGCGTTACCATTACGACCAGAAAGAACCTTGTCCAGTCCAGCCTTTATGGCAGCATCATTGAATCCCTCAGTAACAACTACTTCCCACGGACGCTCCTTTACAGATGTGCTACTCGTTGGAATAGCATCGACCTTTTGCTTCAATGCGTCGAACTCTTCAACTGTGGGAACTTCCACAGTTTCAACAGTGACGTCCTTAATTATCTCGATTGACATAAAACGATGGTACCATAAAACGCCAAAAGTCACCCATTAAGGGTGACTTGACGTAAGCAGATTGATGTAATCGCTTTGCGCTGACCTAGCTGGATTCGAACCAGCAACTTGATGGGTAACAACCATCTGCTCTACCAATTGAACTATAGGCCAATGTGATGGAGAGGGCATTTCCAACCCACTATTATCAATAGGATATCCATCTTACCCTTTGGAAGGGATGCAGCACTCCCCGTTTGAGCCGGGTCTCATGCTCGAAGCGGTCCCAACAGCCGCTCTTTTACTTAGCGCGATTACCCTCAACTGATTCCTCTTGGGTAAGTAGAGCCGCTAAACCCTTCTTCATCACCGCCTCCTGGATTTGAAAATCAGTAAAACCCATTCTAGCCTGTGAATCTACGCACCTTAGCAAATCTATAAATGGTTGGCCGTGCCCCAGTTTGTCTCCGGGTTTCCACCTTGTCCTCAGTCATAGCTTATCTAGAAAACTATGACCTACCATCCGGTTTATCCGTGCCTAGGGTAGCTATTTCCCTAAGCTTTGGCGGCCAGCTCCGGAGGCAGGAATCGAACCTACAGGGAAACGAGTTAACAGCTCGTCGCTACTGCCAATAGTAGCCCCACCGGAATAGCCCTTACGGGCGTCTTACTAATTGCCTGTGATTGCGTCGATGATTCCTTCTACAAAATCACCAACTGCATCAGCGAATCCGCCACCGCTTCCTCTTGAGCGTCCTCGCTTTGTGCTTCTTGGTACTACTGTACCACCTACGCATGTTCTGCACAAGGCTGGATTCTTGTCGAACTGGTCCTTGGGCTTGTCAGCCTTACAGCCCCAGCACTTCATCTTCTCGTTGGTCAAATCCGACATAGGTCAAATCTCCTGGAGTAACCTTCTGGGATAGTCTACCATCTTCAAAGAGATGGACGCCAGCACGATTGTATGCTTCGTCAGCTAGCTGTGAGCATATCATGTGCTTAGAGGAAGTGACTCTGTTCTCTACCCACTTCCACTTCAAACCGAATCTTTCCATAGCCAAGGCTACATAGTCAAGGAAGCTGTATGGCGTTCCTTCTAGCTGCCGGGCTTCTCTTACGATAGCGTCTCGCTGTTCTGGTGTCAACTTGATGTCTAGATAGACTGCCAGTGGACTTCCATACTTGGTAGTTCCAGCATACTTGTCCAGTGGGCTGATGATTGCTCCACCTGGCATGGCTTCTACAACTTCCCCGTTGTCCAAAACAACAAACGCATGAGTGTATCTGCTTGCGTCTCGAATGATGAATTGCCCCAGACCTACTAGGACGCCCGTCAGGCCACCAATTCTGGTGAGCCCAATATCGCCTGGCCTTGGAGTGTACTTCTTTGGTGTAGTCATACTAGTTATTGTAGCATAAAAAACCCCAGCCACGAGGACTGGGGTGGGTTTTAAGTGGAGCTGGGCGGGCACCTCGCCAGGTGTGCGTCCCCTAACCCAACGTGATTCAGGTGGGACTCGAACCCACATCCTCAAAGATTAAGAGTCTTTTGCAGTACCAATTCTGCGACTGAATCTAGTGCTGGTCCCTAACCCTTGGGCAAGGATACGATGGGGTTCGTATCGGCCAGCCAGTTCTTTTTTATAGAAGCGTCGTGATTAGGAATACAGCTAGTACAACTAGAATCACGATTACGATTGCACGTTCCACACTCATTCTAGCACCTCCCTGCGCAGGAGTTGTGGACAATGGGGGACTCGAACCCCCTCTATCAGTGTGCAAAACTGACGTGCTCCCATTAACACTAATCGCCCATAGTCCTTATTCAGGACTCTCAATCATGTTGAAGTTCTTAGCCTGTTCAACTAGGCAAGACTCACAGATTGGCAGTGGTATAAACATACCAGGTTCAAGCTCTACTGTCAAGTCACCGTCTGCTTCCTCCGGGCAAAATGAGCACTTAAGTCTAAACTCAATGCCAGGAACATTGGACAGCATGTCAAAGTTCATCAATTACTTCAACCTCGACATCTTTTATATCTATGCCGCAGATTTCGCCTTCTCCGAAAGTATCTTTGACTGCTTCAAGAGCATCGGATTGGTCAGGAGCTTCCACTGACAATAGAAGGCTTACTGCGATTGTATATGTCTTCATGCCTCCATTGTATCATCACCAGGAATTAGCTCGCCCATCATCTCGGCTTCCCGGAAGTATAGATACAATTCCATGCTATATGCTTGGAGCTTATCCCAATCTATCTCGAAGAATATACCTTCTTCGTCAGCTCCGTCAAGTACCAGCACACCGGCCATTACTAGGTCGGTCATGGAGACGGGCTTCTCTTCGCCATTGTCGCTTCTCATGAGCCCTCCACTGTTTATTAGTTCTTGGAGAGTCCTCATAAGTCTGTCCTCTCCAGACCCTTCGACCATACATTTTCATTATTCATCGTAGTCGTCAACAGTGCGCCAAGCCATAAAGTGCATTCGGCATTCGTGGTCTTCCTCGTCAGCCTTTGGACAGAGGACATTTTCAACAGCTTCCATAAGCTTGTCCTCTTCTTCATCACTGACGCCGCTGTAATACACGACCATCTTTCTTACCTTCACGTACCCTAGACAGGATTCGAACCTGCATCTTTCCGTTATGCGCCTCTGGCTTAGAAGGCCGGGCCAATACTAGGGCAAGAGTCCCGTAGACGAGAATCGAACTCGCAACGCTTCCTTGGCAAGGAAGTATGTTACCACTACACCACTACGGATTGGGGAGGTTCCTGTTATGAGCCGGAACAACCAAGACGCTCTCACCTTGTAGCTAGATACCCCTTGCAAGGCCGTTGAGACAATGCGGTTTAGGATTGTACACTCCCTTGCCGTCTTACATTCCCGTATCTACCGCAGGCTAGCGGAACAGTCGGATTCGAACCGACACTGACTACTCTGTTATCTACTAGGAGGACCCGCCTTTAGCTCAGCAGCACCTCTGGTTCGACAGCGCATTTCGCCGTTCTCCCATTTAAACTATGTTCCTCATATAGGGAGCGACCCTATATGCATTTGGCTATGTCGCGAACAAAGCCAACGTACGCCGAGTGAGACTCGAACTCACACTGTCCAGTTCCTAAGACTGGTGCCTCCTGCCATTGGGCTACCGGCGCATTATATTTCTTACGTACTCCCAGTCGGATTCGAACCGACACATTCACGGGTCTAAGCCGTGCGACTCCTGCCAATTGGTCTATGGGAGCATATGATGAAGGGCGTCACCGCCAAGTGTCCGGCTGATATGGAATATCAGCTTAGGGGTCTTTATCATCAAGTCTACGGAAGGGCCAGATTCGTGCCTGGTGTGATGGTTGGTTAGACCTTACACAATGAGCAGAGATACTGAGTGACCAACTTTTCTCTCACCTCAACACCTTCCACGTGGATTTGGAGGGATTCGAACCCTCTACAGTCAGCGGTCCATTGTCGGCTTTCACTAACCTTATACCAATCAAACCCAATGCGATTCGTGGCTATCCTAACTATGGTGTGCCCAATCGCTGTCAGAATGTAGGTCGTCATCCTCTAGCCTCTGACGGGGACTCGTACCCACTGAGGGAATCGAACCCCCGTATACGGTGTGTAAAACCGTCGCTCTCCCATTGAGCTAAGCGGGCATCGGCCTTCCGGCCTTGCTCTTACTCAGATTCTACAGCAAACGCCTGAATCTGGTCAACCACGAAGATGTAAAGGTCGCCCTCATGGTCAACGATGGTGATGGTTGAAGCCTTCTCCTGAATTGCCTTGGTGAAAGCCTCACGGTACTGCTCACGGTCTCGAAGGCCGGTAATCGGAACACCCTGCGGCTGACCCTTGAGAACGACAGCGATACGACAAGACATTTTTTGTACCTTTCGGTTTGTTTTTTTTGGAGTACCCCGTGTCGGATTCGAACCGACGTTCACACGGATTGAAAGTCCGGTATCCTAAACCACTAGACCAACGGGGCATTGCCCTGACGGGCGGACATCAGATGTCCATGCTGCTTTCGTACCTCTGACCATCGCACATCCAAACGAATGTGTGGTCATCGTATATCTCAGCAGCGAAGGGGTCTTCGTCGTAACGAAGCTCTCCAGTGCACTCACTATCACCGTACCAGTCTCCAGCATCGCTGTCAACCAGTTGCTTGCCACAGTATGTGCAGTTTTCCATTACTACCTCCTCGGTTGTCATCTTGACTTTGGTAAGGAAGTTGCGCACCGCTACGGAGAGTTGAACTCCGACCACAAGATTGAGAATCTTGTATCCTACCCTTAGACAATAGCGGCATATGACGGTTTGAACGCTCCGTCCTGCGTTGTGTTACTAGTCTAGCCGACTAGCTTGAGCCTGTCAAGCTGGTGGTAGTGGAACGTCAGGAATCTCCTGTGGAGACTGACCAATGTCGCGACCTAGGGTCTGTGGTTCAATCGTACCATCTGAGGAGCCTGGAATGTACTGTCCTACCTTATTCTGACCAGCATCAAGGAAGATTTCTGCCTCATACACATCGTATGGAAGGTCACCAGCTAGTGTATCATACTCTGGTGGCTCCCCAACTAGAGCAAACTGAACAATGATGTTGTTGGTCTCTGAATTGTAGTAGAACTGAGAAATCTGGTAGTAAGCCATGTTTCACCTCGCCTTCATAATCATTATATAGGACTAGTAATTATGAAGGCTTTGGCCTAGGCTTGTTCTATTGACAGAAAGAACTTCTTTGTATTACCGTCGTCGTCTTCAACTTCGACAGTCAAGGTCTCTCCGTCATTTGACGCACCAACAAACGCCTCTATTCCATCATTCCAGCCACCATCTATAGTGCCGGAAATTAGGTCAAGAACACGCTCTGCATCAATGTGGTCCAAAGACATTTATCTCCTTAGTCGTGCTCGTAATGCTCTACCTCGAAACCGTCCTTGGTTGCCGTCACTTCTGCCGGGTCTCCAAAGGTCTCGTTGAGCCATACGTAGTGATGTGCGTTAAGTGCACCCTCGAATTCAGCAAGTGCTGTGGCAACGTCGGTAGTATCAACGCCACCTACAACATACTGCCTACCGGCGTCATAGTCAATACGACCATCGTCACCATACTTGTAGGTGTACATGTCATATTCACCGAGGAACACTTCGTCGCCCTCATCGTACCACTTGCCCTCATCAGTTTCAAGGCCCTCTTCGCCAGCCTCAAGACCAACTAGAGAGACCTCGGCACCATGTGAGCTGAACTCACAAGCCTCACCGTCGTTGAAGTACGGTGTGTACTGCGTCCAGCGTACCTTAGAGACCATCGGATGGTCAAGCAGCTTATCAAGAGCTTCGATGAACTTCTCTGGATTCTCTTGCTCAGGAAGCGCACCAGTGTAGTGATTGATGTCACCCTTGATTGGACGACCGAATACTTCGTTAGTCACTTTGCCTCTTTCTTAACAGTGTTGAGAACGTCTTCACGTCCCATGAACTTCTTTACCTTGCCGCCCATCCATGTCTTAAGAGTCATGTTCTCAAGCCAGTCGGCAAGAGAGGGAATGTACCCCAAGTCCTCAAAGACATGCTGCTCAGCAATTTCACGAACAGGGACACGTAGTTCGCCCATGCCATTTTTCTTCTTTACTGTGATGGTGAGGCCAAAGACTCTCTCAGCCTCCCAACATCCTTCTGTGTGATGACGCAATGCTCTGTGCCGGGCGTCTCCGAAGTGAGCCTTGGATGCATCAATCCATTCGTGAATGGCAATGTAATCCTCTGGCTCACCTCCCCACTTCCGTGCAGAGCTTTGAGCATGATAAAAGCTGTTGCTCAAGACTGGACACCTTCCGGAAGCTGGCTCTCGAAGCGAGCAATGTCATCTACGTGACCGTATACCGTAATGGTAATGGTCTTGAGTACCCAACCAGGGGCACTGAAACTGTTTACCTTCAAGTGGCAACTCGTAGCCAAAGCCTTGATGCTGTTGGCCATCTTACCGTTGCCAGTACGAGTGAAGGTCTCTGCCCTGTAACTCATGACTTCTCCACCTTTGAATAGAGTTCCTTTACATAAGGACACATGTGGCCCTTATGAACATCGTACTTGGTTTTACAGTGGCCACAGGTAGACATTTGAACTACCGGCCGAATCTTTCTTCGCCTTAGCATTCTCAACAGACTTAGGATTGAAACGCCAGGCTCGTCGTCCTTCATGTGTCTAAGCTACAGCATCAACAGAGCTGTGTCAAGAACCAAGAAAGCCCCTCCGAAGAGGGGCAATCTCAGATACGACCAGCAGAGAAATCTGCGAGCGCACGAGGTGCGTTGCTATCAAAGCCAACGAAATCCATCATGCCTGAGTCGCTTGGGTCTGCAATGGTAAACGGCGTTGCCGCAACACCAAGAACAGCCAAACGAGCGTCAATGCCCGTAGCCTTCCTGTAGTCCTTGAGGGCCTGGAAAGGATGAATGTTGCCAGCCCATGTCTCGTTATCAGTGATAACCACAAAGGTGTCAACCTCAACCTTGTTGTCCTTGGCCCAAACCATAGGAAGCGCACAGTCTGTGCCACCAAAGTTACTTCGCTGCACCTTACGCATTACCGTAGCAAGGTCGGTGTTTGCAGAAATGCCTAGGTTGGTAAGACCACTGTTCCTGTAGCTGTAACCATCACACGTGAATCCACGGATGATGTGAGCAGGCTCGGTACGAGCGATGGTCATTGCCATTGCGCCAGAAACCTGAGCACAGCTAAGGTCGAGACCGTTAGCCTTTGCACTCATAGAACCTGAAACGTCGATGGCTAGCATCGTTCGCTTTCCAGCAGGCTCAACAGCCTTGAATGCCTTGTGGAATCCCTCGTTGAGGGCATCCACGATAACACTCTCAGTTGTCCAGTCCTTTACTCGCTGCTCGCGGTCCCAGCCATATCGGTCCTTTACGGTCTTCATCTGGCCTTCGTTATACACGACAGTAGCGTTCAGGAAGTTAATTGGGTGCAGACGAGTCTGTACAATCATTTCCTGATTCGTTAGCTGTCCTGCATAAGCAGCAGCAAAGCGCATGTCCTGGAAAGCACCAATTCGCGCTAGGCGAGTGATGTTTCGAACCAGAGCCTGGCCACGAAGTTGTCCGTTAGCAAAGATTCGCTTCCATACACTCACATCCTTGAGGAACTGAGTTGGGATTGTCTCCCATGAAAGCATCTCGTACTCACGAAGAACAGCGTGAACATCGTCAACAGACTGAGCCCTCTGCATCTTCTTGAATCCCTCGATAACCCGAAGGTCATCGATAGAATCATGAGACTTGCCAAGAACAAAGTCCACAACAGATGTGTTCACATCTCGTGGGTGTGAAAGACGCATTACGTCTCGGAGCGTCCAGGTCTGCTCTCCAAACTTACGAGAACGGTACTTGACCGCCTGGTAAGCCAGCTTGTCAGCATCCTTGTCGAACCAAGAAGCAACAATCTCTCGCTTTGAACGACCCCAACCAATCTTGAGAGAGGTGAGGTAGTTCATGACCTCGTACAAGTGGGTACCTGTACGAACGACACGATTGAATACTGCCTTAACTGCCTGCTTGTCCTTGCCGTTGGCAATAACAGAGGCTAGAGCATACAGGGCAGGAGACTGCTTGTACGCACGACCACTTGTAGACACGTCTACAATGGTGCGCAGAACAGAGGCTTCGTCTCGCTCAATCATCTCGTTGAGGAAGCCAACATTGCTCATAGCATGATTGACCTCACTGACGTAATACGTACCGCCATCGACACCCAGAATCAAGAATCGCTCTAGACGAGCCTGGTCAGAAACCTGGAAGACGAATCCACCAGCGTTGTTCTTGACCTGACTTGCCTTAGCCTTCTGAGACTGAGGAGTCTTGTTCAGACTCTTGGCAGCGTTGTTAAGTGCGTTTGACATTACTTTTCCTTCCGGCCCTTTTGGGCATATTAATTGATGTCAGGGACATTTCCTGCAAGAAAGTCCTGCTCGAATGCAGTGAAGTCTTCCTTGCGAATCTTGTAGTGTTGGGCAAGTGTACACAGCTTATCACGCTGTTCTAGGTATTCAAGCTGGTCATTATCCAGCCGTACCAAATCGTTAATTTCGTATCGTGTTCGTTGTGTACTTGACTTGTGAGGACCCATAACTGAATAGTCATCTGGATGCCTCTCCCATGCAGTCTCACCAAACCAAATTCGTCTGGTTCCTGCATCGAACCTCCAGTCAACCCTTGCCGGGCGTGCCTTGGACGTATCAAAATCATCCACAATGCCTACCCGGAAGGATGAACTGTCGCCCTGTCGTCCACCACGAAAAACAATTGCTCCAACAACAATATCGTGCCCGAGCCAATTCTTCACAGAGCTTCCTTTGCGCTCCAGTCTACGCGCTGAACAATCTCCTTGTCTACGCGATAGACGTTGTTATCTTCGAATAGATTCTCTTGCATCTCTGTCTTGCCTCGCTCCCAGCGTACACCTACGTATACACCTTCTTCGATTTCAAATACCTCAAGGGTATGAATCATCCAGCGAGACTCACCTTCCTCGACGGTTTCCACCCAGACAGGCTTGAACTCCCCTTCGGGAGTCTCGTCTTGTAGTGTGTGGATTGTGTCATCAGGATAAGTGTACTCTTTCCAGAGTTCCTTAATTCGTGCAATCTTCTCATCAGTGTTCATACTGGTGTGGATATATTGGTGAGAATCGGAGTTGGCCGCTCCTTGGCCTACGTAGGATTCGAACCTACCATTTTCTCATTTCAAAGGGAAGATAACCGATTACTCTTTCGACCCACAAAGCCCCGACGAAGGGAATTGAACCCTCTACTCTTGTTCGACAGACAAGTGTGATAAACCAGTTCACCACGCCGGGATGTGCGCGCCTGACGGGATTCGAACCCGCGATTTCCTGATTGACAATCAGGTGCATTAGACCAGACTATACTACAGACGCAAGAGAGCTAGGCGGAGGGGTTGTGGTTCAAGCTCCTGTGTTCCTCACTTACCTGCTTGCCGACCTGCTCTACGTTCTACTCTAGCGGTTCTCGGAGAACCTGTCAACTGTGTGGACAGGAACCTTCTTACCAGCTACTTCGACATATCTTTCGGTTGCCGGGCCTTCAACCCATACTACACGAGTGTTGCCGTTGTGTCCATGGATGGCTTCAAGGGTAGTGATGTCAGGATAGACAGCCACTGAGTTCCATTCGGTCAACCATGTCATACAACACTGCCGGTTGTCAAACTCGACACCCTGCGCAACGACTCCTGTTCCAGAGACGCCAGATGAATCAACGTCTCTATGAAGTTCAAAGAGTCTCATTTAATTACTATCCTATTCTAATCCGTTTCTGGATTCTTTTAACTATCTTTTTCTTTATATTTTCTAGTGTAACTACACACTAGCATGGTCTCAAGGAGGCTGTCAACTCAGAGAGGATAACCCCAACCAGTAGCTACAGTAGGACTGACTGTAACTGTCATTGTTACCCTTTGTGTTCCTGTTGAGTCATATCCCTTGAATATCAAGGAGAGCTGGTAACCATCATCGTCTACATCAAACCAACCATAATGATTTCCTTGCTGAGTAACACCATAAGCTGGATAAACTCCTGCTGAATTAGCTTCACCTGTTGAATCTCCTCCTTGTGCTGATTGGTCCATAGGAGCACAAGAGATAGTTGGAAAGCCTCCTCTTGTATTCAATACTCCATCATCGGCAGACAGCCTGTGGCTGTCTCCATGAATATACACAACCTTCACTTGATTAGAAGAGATGAAGTTTCCTATCTCTACTCTTTCAGTATTGAATGCTTGCCAAGTATCATTGTTGCCGGGGTTTGTTGCTACTCCTCCCCATGCTTGGTCATGGAACCATACCTTAAGAAGCTCTGGCTGTAGAAGTTGTGTCTTGAGCCAAGCTTTCTGTTCCGCTCCAAGCATAGTCTTAGAGCTGTTGTCTGTAGACCCCTTTGCAGACATGTAGGTACGGCTGTCGGTTTGTATAAAACGTACTCGGCCAACTACCCACGTTCTCCAAAGACCATTTCCTCCAGAGTCAGGCAGAGGCGGGTCAATCATAATCTGATGACGCACACTGATAATGGCAGGACGAGCGGCATACGTTGAGTCAGAATTGCTTCCGCAGAAGTCGTTATCTGAGTACGTATGGCTCACAGGAATATCTCTCCAAAGCGCCTGCTGTCTGGCGGTCATCAGACTATTCTCGTAATTCGTACGGTGCTCTACAGGGTCATTTGGAGCGATTGGATTGGAGCTGTAGCTAGCATGCTCATAGTGCACATCACCAAGATGAGCAAAGAATCTTGCTGGCAAGCTATCAGGTCCAGTTCTGGTTCTCATCCCATCAAAGACTGCATGATTGGATGCTGTGAATGAACATGAGGCTGCAAGGAAGCTGAATGAACCATTCACTGGGAAGGTTCTTGAAACTCCAGTGACACTCGTGTTGAGGACACCATTAAGCTCAAGACAATACCAATACTTCGTGTCACTGGACAATCCAGTGACAGTCAGCTTGGAATATCCGTCACTGTCTGGTGTCACTGATGATGAGTACACAGGAGATGACATGTCACTGGACAGTGACACAGCAAGACGGACAGATGACGTGGAACTTGTCCTCGCGAGGACACGGATTTTGTCCTTGTCACAAAGTCCTTGTCTCATGGCAACAGTCGTTGGAGGTGCGTCACCGACAGGATTGATAGTGAATGTGAATCCACCAGAACCAGAAGCGGCCGGTGAGAAGTTGGTAGTCCTTGTGCCTGTTGCGCCAGCAACAGAAAGTATCTGATAAGATACCTTCAAGTCCAATGCATTAGGAGTGGCATTAGCAATATTGACGTTAGTAATCTCCGTCATACCAGTTGGCGTAGAACCAATTGGTGCTGATGCTCCTCCAGCAATTGTGCTATATCCTACAGCAATCAAGGTGGCATGTGAGCTGACAGCAGTAACAGAGGTGAAGTTCATGCTTGTTCTGTTGGGTGCTGTAGCTACTCCAGTGCCCAGCGCATCAATTGGAGAAACGCCATCAGTGTTCGTCTGTAGCCAGACTATTGCTACAATTCTCTCGGCCGTCTTATTGGTCGTCCAGGTGTAGTTTGTGGCGCTCTCCGCTGCCGCGCTTGGTACGTATTTGTAGTAGACCTTACAGTCTACATAGTCTTGCTGTGTTACCCCTACGGCAGTCCAACCAGAAGGAACCGTCCACGTACCAGCCGCATTCCTTTGAAGGATAGCCGCAAACATATAATGACCGTCAGCCAGATTAGCTGGCTTGTTAACGGTGATTGATGTCGCATTTGAATTGCTGGCAGTCGTTACATTACCGGCTCCGAGCAAAGGTGTTGAATTAGCCATGCATTTATTTTATCACCAAAAACACTAAAAGCCATCCTCAGAGAAAGAGGATGGCTAAAGTGTTGATAGCAATGTGAATTGTATTGTCAGCGATAATCATCAGCCAGGTGGTAAGCCATACAGGTGCATCATTTCTATAGCCTGTTAGGTTGCCTTCGCTCCAAGGATACCGCCATTCCTTTGGAGCTAGCTGATTCTTGGCCCATACTACATGCCGGGCCAATCTGTAATGGTCAATGACAATGTGAGTGACAATGATGACAGCCAATGCTATTGGTGACATTGTGACAAATATGAAGGGGACACCGTATGTGACACCATGGACAATGGCAGGTGCCCACCTTTTTGTCTTAAGTTGTGCCATCCAATCCGTCTGGATTAGATAGTCACCCACAAAATGAAGAAGAACTCCTATAAGGACTGCACTCACATTGACCTCAACTGAGTGCCGATTTCCTTTATGGAGTTCTTTAGACCAGCAACAGTCATGGCATAATTCACCACGTCGTCTCTGTTATTGGTCTGCTTCGCCCTTTCAAGCTTAGCCTCATAATCCTTAAGCTCCTGCTTGAAAGCGTTTAGCTGTCGTTGTAGTTCTTCCTTGTTCTTGGGCACCTTATGCCTTTCGAATCATATAGTCCCTGAACATGTAACTGGATGCCTTGCCCTTTGGCGGATTATCGAGAGTTACCCCGTACCACCAAAATCGCTTCTTGGCAATCCAATTCACCTGTGAGACTGTACCAAGGTCGCCAACATTACCAACACCTTCTCCGTCAGTAAGAACGACCCTATCACCTACTTTATACTTTTTAATTAGGCTCATGCGGAAGGTGTGGGGCTCGAACCCACACAGGCTTTTACACCTAAACAGTTTTCAAGACTGCTGCCGTTAGTCCTCACTCGGCTTAACCTTCCATAGGGAAGTCAGCGTTCGACTTCCAGGTCATCTTCGTTGAAGCCACCCATAACACCCACGATTGGGTGATTGAGTTCTCTTTCGAAGAACATAATTTCGTATTGCCCAGCACCTAGAGCGCCAAGAATACGAGTCCTCTTATGAATCCTACCACGCTTTCCATAATAGGCGGGGTCCACATTAGGACGGTCGTGCTTTACTTTAACTGTGTCACCACAGATTATCATTCTGCACCTCCTGCGTCTAGTCTAGGATAACCTCTCCACTGGATTTAACCATACGTTCCCATGTGCGCTGCCTGTGGCAATTAGCACAAACAACATCACACTTCTCGACCTCTTTCATAATCTCTTCAAAGCTATGGCTACCTATCATCTCTGATACATTTCCTACCTTAGCTTCTCCGCGACAATGGTCAAGCTCAAGAATCCAGTAAGGATACATTTCCTTACAATCGACACAGCCAGAGGCTTGCTTGTGCTCTTGAAGAAACTTACGAACTCTGTTCCTTCTGTCTCTTTGACGCGAGAGCATTTTCGCCTTTTGGTCTGCACCGCAATAGTAAGCAACAGTACCCTTAGAACATCCAAGTTCACTGACAATTTCTGCGTACGTTTTGCCCTCATCACGAAGGCGAATAATATCTGTCTTAAATGTATTCATGACAGAATTATATCTCTGTTCAATTCCTAATGCAAAATTGAACAGTTGGAGGAAAGCCTGGGAATCGAACCCAGCCGAGGGGATACCTCTTAGCACCTTTCCAGGATGCCCGCTAGCCAATCGCTTACTCTCCAAAGAGCGCTCAGTCGCGCTCAACCTGCTTAAGAACTACTAGACTTACTTCACCTTGGGCCGGTCCCTCAAGGAAACGTACCTTTAGAAGTGAAGTATTTGTATCTACGAGGTCGTAAACCTCCGCACGAGTCTGGAGAACAAATACAATGTCTCCTACTGAGAGATACTTCTTGCTTTCCATGTCACTGTACTTTCCGAGCCATTTCGTCAGAAACAGCCATAAGCTCAGTGCCATCGTCAAGAACAACCAGCTTAATCTTACCGACGACGGTAACTGTGCCTTGCTTGTTCCTGTACTGGCCCCTGGTAATGACGATTTTAGTACCGTCAGGATGGGAAAGAGCCACTTTAGCTCCATCTAATTGTAGTGATATAGCGTACGCCAGGAAGGAATTGAACCTTCTATCGTCAGGATATAAGCCTGCTGCATCGACCGTTATGCTACTGGCGCTCGTCTAGCCCCACAAGGGCTAGGTTTAAATCTATGCTACATCGTAGCAGGGCTACTGTCAACCCTGCCCGATGCCCGTGCTGTTAAAGATGGAAACGACTACCTGAGCAGTGTTTTCCATAGTAGTCTTTGTCTGTGCAGGGAGGGTAGGAACGATGGTGGCTAGAAGAAGCCCACCAACGGCACCCCAGGCGAGATAATGAATCTGCCAGCCCTTCTTCTTACAGAGATATGCACAGACAACCAGGTAGAAAATTACACCTGCTGTCCACATGTTTTACTTCTCCAATTGCTTTTCGATGTTCTTTCGGAAGTAACCAGCCACCTTGTACTTGGACCCTTCCCAAATACGGCTCTCTCGACCGGTATCTCCTAGAGTCTCATGCAACTGACGAGCTGTCAAGGTGTGACCGTAGCCCTTAAGTTCCTTGACCAAGATGCTGGCAGGAAGCCAGTCATTCTCGTCAAAGTTCTCAAAGATGTCAAGCACGTCCTCCAAGAGGCGCTTGTCTGTTGTGTCTGTAACTGTAACATCTAGGTAGGTATCACTGTCAAGTTCGGGCATGCCCTCTGCTTCACGCTCATCACCCATCTCGATAGCCTCATCAGGTTCTATTGGAGTTACCTTGTATAGATAAGGTTCCCTTGAGCCACCGCCCAAAATGTAACACTTACCAGCGTCTTCCACGTCCTCACCTGATGCTGGATGTAGCTTATCAGGTCTCCAGCCCTGGGACAACATACCCTCTCCGAATACTAGAGGTACGTCAGCGTGACGAGAAGCAAACATAACCTTGATAGACACTGCATCTGCAATGGCGGCACCAAGTTGGTCCTTTGTAGCCTGCTGCGCAGCTAGCACAACAGTAATAGCAGACTTACGTCCATTGCGGATAATGTCAATGGCCAGTTCCTTGCACTTCTTGTTTAGCTGAATAAACTCATCAATGAAGATGATAAGAGCAGGATGTTCCTTGCTTGGCTGCCAGTTGTCACCCATGCGAAGCTTCGTCAGCTTCTTTGCACGAATCTTGGTGTACTCTAGAGCCTCGGTTAGCATTTCTTCAATTTCCTCTTCTGTCCTACCACGCCTTGCGATAGCACTTCCGAAGACTTCGAGTCCATTGCCACCAGGGTCAATGTCCCAGGTTACACAATCTCTACAGCTAGTGGTGATGTCTGCTAGCTTACGCATGAACATAGACTTTCCACCACCAGGCGCTGCAATAACAACTGCGTGATTTCTCAGCAAGCTGATTTCAAGGGACTGACCATCCATTCTCTGTGCAATCTTGTACTTCTTCTTGATTGAACGTGAGAGTGGTTCAGCCCTTGGTTCGTTTCTCATGTCGGCAAATGGGTCGGTCTGCATGAGACGAATAATTACTTCGGCCCGGAATCGAGTAGCAGCTACTAGCATTCCATCAGTAGGAAGTCTTAGTAGTGTCTCCATCTTCTTAGCCTTAGACATTACATCATCAGGAGTTCCCTTTCTCAGAACTACCGGGATTTCCCAACCCCAATTGTAACGAGTTGGTTCCAAGATAACCCTGGGAGTGATTCCCTCAGCAAGAAGGGCTCTCCTCAAGCATTCCTGAGCCTCGTCTCTGTTGCGTGCATCGGAAATTGGAAAAGGCTCCATTGGGTCTAGCTCCTCTTCCTCCTTTCCGGTAATTGCTGATACGAGCTGCTGAGGCTTGACGCCGCTACCTACAAACCACATGGCAAGGAGGCTCACAACCAACACCACAACAATTGGAACAATGGCCCATGTAACATAGGCCCAACCAATAAGTGCAATTAGTACAGCAAGGGTAGAGTAGAACCTCTTACGTCTTGGTTCACTACGCTTCTCTTGCTCTATCTTCAACTTCCGGGCCTTTTCGAGATTGCCTTCTGTTCTAGCCTTAGCAATCTCCTCTTTATAGTCATTCAGGTAGACCCAATCCAGAATGGCCTTAGTGGTTATCTTCATTCCCTTTTTGACATGCAAAAATACACCCTGCTCGGAAGACCGAAAAGACCTGGAGGGTTCCAGGTCTGAGTCAGGGCGTTTCACAATCTCTTTGGAATGTCTCTTGTCGAAATCTACCATATTATTGTTGTTTCTAGGAATGCTCTCCACAGAGAGCCAGTTGGGACGGTGGGAATTGAACCCACATGTAACCGATTAACCTTTCTACACTTTATCAGAGTGAGGGTATACGCCCCATTGGCGTGAGCCGTCAGACCCACTTTTGCACTTCATCGAGAACGCCTAGAAAGACATCCTCATAAGCTCCCGTTTCTCCGAGTGATGAGCGGAGAATGAACTTGTCCATATTGGATAGTCTGGGATTGAACTTACCGTATTCCAAAGCTGCTCCAAGATTGAGAAGCAAACGGATAGCGTGACGCTTACGCTTTACATCATCATGCTTGGCGAAGTTTAGAGCGGTTCGAATGTATACTTCCTTCATCTTGGCGCGATTCACTCGATATTGTGTCCGGAAGGAATTGATTTCATCAATTTCTGCAACCGGCGTCCATAGCGCTTCAAGTGCTTGAGGTACGCATTCGTCAACCATATGCATGAATGTTGACAGGTCAACTGTAGTCTTGTCAACACCATTTGCAATGGTCTGCTTGATGTTTCGCTTACGCTTCGTACGCTTAGTCGCAATGACTTCGTAGATGTCTTTATCAGACCCTGCATGAGCGAGACCGTAAAGGTGTGAACCATGAATGGTTCTTAGAAGTACCGTCATGATTAAATCCTTTGGATAAGTGATGAGAACGGAGAGCGTGTAGTTCCAATGCCATCCTACCACACGCATCTCGGATGGCCTTACACAGCGGGCTATACCCACCGATAGGAATCGAACCTATTATCCATTGTTAGATAACCGTATCTCTTTCGACCCAAATTGTCGGGATAGTCAGATTCGAACTGACGACTTCACGGTCCCAAACCGCGCGCTCTGACCAAGCTGAGCTATATCCCGTTAAATGCTGAGTTATCGTATCAGCCCCAGTACGCTCGATGCAAGGAGTCGAACCTTGACCACCTTGGCTGCATAACCTGTGGTTCCTACATTCACCGCCGCAAGACGCATAGGATGCCTCCTATGTTCGGTCAGGCCCCTCGGAATCGAACCGAGTGTCTTAGGCTTCCAAAGCCAACGGATTACCATCTTCCCCGAGCCTGATAGCAGGTTTCCCTGCCGTTGTACTTAATCTTAGCAGACCCTCTGAGTAGTGTCAACTCTTTGGTCTCCGCCTACTTGAAGGACAGCCTACACCATCAAGGTTCTTGTGTCCATTACAGACGACAACTGACTTGTTGTAATACCGAATTGTCGTTGTCGCCTTGCGAGAACATCTTTGGAACCAACACTGTCCGTTTGTGCCTGTAAGAGCCACCCTACACCTCTCAGTCTAGTGAGTCAAGCTGCTTCTGCAATCTGGCAATCTCGTCTTTGAGTTCTTCCTTGTACTGCTCACCGAGACGCTTGTCAAGGTCATGGTCATATGGAAGATGCTTGTCCAAATCTGGCTTGATTGTCTCGAAAACAATCTTTGCCTCAAGCTTGTACATGGCACCATTTCGAAACCATGCTCTCCAGAGGTCACCAGTCTCTTCGCCATCTCCATCAAGAATAAATAGGACGTTTGGCCACTCCTTTGAGAGCTGCTTCATGTCCTTCTCCCATTCATACCACTTTAGGTTCTCAGAGTAGTCTCTGTCAAGCCAGTCTCCGAGGGTAAAGTCGTAGTTGCTATAGGAGAATGTAATCTTGGACCTGTCTCTCATCATCTTGTCATAGACAGCTCCACGGCCTTCCGCTCTTAGAGTGAAGTCTGTGTAGTATCCCATATTTCCTCCGGATATTATTGTGCCCGGTACCTTTTCGATACCGGGCGTTTTTTAAATGGTTTTGACACTGTTTGGGACCTTATCCCCTACTCCTTAATCAGGAACCCTCAGCATGGGTTACCCCTTTCAGTTTGTCTCTTGGGCTTACTTGATAGTTTATGCTGAACACTATCGTTCATGCCTGCTAAGGCGAGACTCATCAAAGCATGTCCTGTAGGAATCGAACCCACGCTAAGAGGTTTGGAATCTCTTGTACTACCATTATACGAAGGACATATGGTGCATCTTATTCTTGGGAAAGAGCATCCAGAAACCCCGTTGTCGGTCCGAGGAGGTTTTACCCATCGCTTCCCGCATATTTCCCTTCCTCATTCCTCACTTTTACCATGGTTATTATGTGAGTTCCGATTCAGTTATTTCCGCCGATATCGTAAAGTCGGACCAGCTCCCGCACCTAGATTCGAACTAAGACTAAAGGCTTCAGAGACCTTTGTGCTACCATTACACAATACGGGATAGAGAGCACCGAGCGGGAATCGAACCCGCGCCGAAAGATTGGAAGTCTCTCGTTCTACCATTAAACTACCGATGCATTTTGTGGATAAGTGTTTGAAAGTCGGAGAGCCCCTATCGGAGCGTATTCACCATTTGAAAGATAACCAACCTTCGTTCGACCCACATTTACTACTTTAGCAGCTCACTCGCTGTCTGTCAAGCCTGTGGCGTTCTTGCGGTCCTCATCAGTGAACTCGTATGCGAGTCCAGAGCGAGTCGCTGTTACATAGCTTGTCATGCTGCGAGACACTGCGTCAAGTCCTGCCTTGTCCGCTGCGAAGGTGAGGCTGCTCGCGACAGGAATCCCCATCTTAGCACCTACTGCCACCGCATCTTGGTTTGCACCAAGATAGACAAACTCACTTCCGTGCTGCTTCTCCTCGTCAATCAGGTTCTTCACCGCAGTGTTAGTCCATTCCTGAGAAGCATTCTCAAGGCCATCAGTCATGATGACGAAGATAGTCTTCTCAGTTCGTGGTACATAGTTTACTACGGTTCGACCGATTGCGTCAAGCAGAGCTGTCATACCACGAGGCTCAATCTGAACTCTAGGGATGTTCGGAAGGTTTACCTTCTCGAATACCAGGTCATACTTGTTGTCGAATTGCACGAAAGTAACGAACACGTCGCCCTCAACGGCCTTCTGGTCTTTGAGGAACTGATTGATTGCTGTCTCCGCCTCCATCTGGATAGTAGCCATACTACCAGAGCGGTCAACAATCAAAACAATATCTACGTCAGTCATTACTCTCCTTTTTGGAGGTGCCGGGGACTAGTCTATCCCCGGCTCTCCTCCATCAAATACTATCCTGCTAGCAGGCACCCTGTCAACCACACCGCTCATACATGCCCAGCACCACCAGATGCCTTCGTGTGTACATTCGTTTGGCTTGACCTTAGACCATTGAGGGTAATTTGGTGGCATGGGTCCACTTCCACAGACCTCACATTCCTCATCAACATTCAACAGTCTACCAGACTGACACTGCTCACAGACTACCGGGCGTTCGCTGCGCTTCACAGCCCTGCTTTGCCTCGGCTTCTTTTCTATCACAGGAAGTGAACCGTCGTCAAGTGGCATTCTATCACCCTTGGCTGAGTTGCACTTCTTGTGCATTAGCTTCAAGTTATCAAGAGCCCATGTACCTCCACCGCTCAAAGGAATCCAGTGGTCGATGGTAGGTCCGTTATCCTTCACGAATGGAAGGTCACAGCCTGGGAACTGACACTTGTAGCCATCACGCTTCGCCAGTATCTCAGAGATTTCCGCTCTTGAAATACCCTTTGGCTTACGTTGTAACATGGCATACCTCCGGTCAAATAATTTCTAGCTTCGTGAGGAAATCTGCTAGCTCATCTGGCATCACACGCTTCTCACGAGGTGCTTCAATCACATTATCACGCTCACGCATGCTGTCAAGTTCTTCACGCTCGGCCTCAATCTCTGCCCGCCTGATTGACTCATACGTCTGTACCTCAATGGTACCGTAATCATCGCGTGGTGTATATGTGATTGCGTTGTGAACTGCGCCACACGTAGCGTCTGCCAAGTCCTTAGAGCCTGACCTTGGGTGGTCAATCTTGTCATTTGGCATAATACGTAGCTGGAGCAATTCTTTCCTGAGCAATGGAACGTCTGGACCAATAAGTCTCTGGTCATAGACTACCCAGCTCAAATCTTCATAGTGCTTCTTTGCCACTGAAAGAACCTCGGAATTAATACCGACTCCTCGCAGATACTTCATCTGGTCATTAGAGTTCCAGCGGTCAAAGGTGACTAGTCTCAGGTCGAAGCCTCTACGCTTCAATCCTGTAATATACTCTCTTACATCGGCAAAGTCAACATCCTTACCGGGCTTTGGTGTCCACCAACGTACAGCATCCACTACAACAAATGGCAATACCTCATTGAGTTGCCCGCCGATTTTCTTTTGGACAAACTTCTCAACATGGGCTAGTGCCACAGCACAGTGGTCATGCTTCTGCGCAAGGTCCACGTGAATATAGTAGCGCGTGCCTTCCTTTGGTGTAAAGTCTGCACGATAAGAGCCATCCTCGTCAACACCATTAGGTCTGACAAATGAAGCCTCTACCTTCTCTCTGTCCTTGAAGAAAGCATCAATGGCGTCTGGGGCCATGCAGGCAAAACGCGTTGATGCATCTATAGGGTCAGTAAAGAATGCAGTAGTAAAGTCTTCAATCTTACGAGTTGGATTAACTTCCCAGGTTGGACGCTTCAAAGCAAATACACGAGGAATGTGGTAAGAGATAATGTGGTCCTCTTCCCACTTAATCATGAACTTGTTTGCTTCAATGTCATCTGGTAGGTCAGGGTCCAGCTTGAATGTATGACTACGTTCGATGACTTGCTTTTCAGCAACTACCGCGTCATATCTCTGTGAAATAAAGTCGTTCTTGAAGCGAGGGAATGATAGAAGAACTACCTTACCTTCACTTGGAAAACGAGAGTCCACAGATGCTCGATACATCTTATAGACGGCATCAGCCGTCTTGGCCTGTTCGTTGCCTGATGTGGAGTCTAGCGCAAAACCTGAAATCTCGTCAAGTACCACGTAGATGAGGTTGTAACCCTCCCAGGCTTCACGCTCTGAGTGTCCTGAGTAGACGTTGACGTTTTTATCAAAGGCGATGTGACCAGACTTAGTGGTATACTTTCCTGCAAACCATGGGGAGCCATCAATGCGGCTCTTGAAGCCCTTGAAGAAAACGTTATTGGCCTGTGCTGCGTTGATGGCGATATTCAAAATGTCGATGTTGTCGCCAGCAGGCTTGCCAAAATACTTTGCTGGATTACGTAGACACAGCAGAAGATACACAATGTAAGCACAAGCAATGGTGGATGTGAAGTCCTTACCACTACCCTTACCAAGCATCGCAATTACTTCATTGCATGTTTCTCTCCAGCGCTTCTCTGCTTTTTCTGAACTGAACAGATTGTGCAGAGTGCTTTGCTTGTAAATCTGGCTAGAGGCCCTAATGAGCTGGTACTGATACTCAGACAAATGAGGCATGCCAAGATAGTCTTCACTCTGTACGAAGACCTCAATATCTACCGGGATTTCCTCAAAGTCATCATCAGACAGAGCGTTGAAGAACTCGGCAAAACCATTAGACAAAACTAAATCCCTTCATTGATATAAAGTATATCATGAAGGGATTTAATCAATTTGTGACGACAATCGTTTCTGTTTCACCAGTAACCTTGCTGAGCCTTCGAGCTACCTCAACCTTACAGTGAGGACATTCAGAGGTCACTTCTCGCAGGATACTAATAAGGATTTCATGCTTTCGTTCCATCTCAACGACCTCTTCTCCCATTTGCTGAGAGTCAAGCAGGCCAGCCTTTTGCAGCAGGTCTACTCTCTTGCCCTCAACATCAGCAAGATTCTTCAAGACGGTAGTCTTGGTTCTGAGGTCATTGTTCATATCAGCTTCCTCTAGGACTCCCCAGAGTTCTCTGATAATCATGGAGTAATGCTCGTCCATACCCACAAGGGCTTCCTGAGCACGTGCCTGAATTGCCTTATTGTTTTGAGCTAGTGCCTTCCATTCATCGATATATTCGAGAACCTGGACACGCTTCAACCCTGTGTTCCGGGCGATTACAGTTGCATTGTCGCCCTTTAGAAGCGCAGCTACGACCTGATTCATTTGTTCAATTCGGTCGAGCGTGTCTAGTTCTTTAGGCAACCTTTCTCCTCCTACGTGGACGCCTTGGCTTCACCAGTCCCTTGAGTTTTTCCACATAGAAAGACTTCCATTCACCTGTGTCTGCGTTGATGCAGTCAATCCAGGTCTTGCCAGTCTTGATATTTGTTGCCACACATCGGAACTTGAATGAGCCTCGCGTATTCTTGAACTTGATGAGAGCCTTTGGAAGAATCTCATCTCCATCAATTGTGAATTCATATGAAGCGATGATGTGTGGGATTCCGGCATAAGCTCCTTGCCACCAGGCGTCAGGATTCTTTTCGCCTCGTCTGCGTCGTGTCGGTGTTCCCATTATATCTCCTCACTTTCAAGATAATTATAGCATGCCCTGGAATGCAGACATCCATTGCTCGGCATTTTCCTCGTTTGCACGGAAAATCTTTTGCACGAGCCAGTCTGCTCTTACTTCGGGAGCAACATTGGGAACGGTGTAATACCTGATGTCAAGAAGCTCCAGGATTGTTTTGATGTTGTTGTCGATTTCTCGTCGGTACTGCTCGTCGGGGTCACGCACTCCATCATCCACATTGTCCCAGTAGATTGGGAAGTATAGAAGAATTGCGTAAGTGTTGATGTGCATCTGTGCGAGACGCATAGTCACATGCTCAATAAGAGCACCATTATCCCACACGTTGGCATTCTGATACATCGTGTACGCAAGGGAGTCAACCAGTGTTCGGTCTGAAATCAGCCCTTGCTTATACATTCGATTACGCTTATCAGTGAATGCCTCTGCTTCATCCACCATACGGAGTAGTGGTACAAGAATCTGACTTAGTTCTGTGGCTTCCCTATTGATGGGATAACCATATGCTTTTATCTGCCGGGCCGTTGATGGAACTAGGGAAAACGTACTGAAAGGACCACTGAGCATGGCCTCTGCCATAGAGGTTTTCCCCGTTCCATGAGCGCCCATCATGCCAATCTTCATCATAGAGGACAGCATAGCACAGGTCAGCGGCTGCGTCTACGTCTGATGTCAAACTTCTCAAGATAACGAGTGATTGTCATCTCTGAAACGCCACAAAGCTCAGCTATCTCCTTGGCTGTCATGGTTCTGTATTTGAGCCTAAGCCAGTTTTCGCTTCGGTACAGAGTCAATGCCAACGTGCCACACCTCCCTCATTAGAGGGTCAATGATTCTGATGGGCATCTTGCCAGAAGCGTACTTTAGGCAATTATAGGTTCCCCCAGTCTTGCCAGCCTCAAGCATGCCAAGGACAGCTTCTGCATGGTCAACCATGTATTCGTTTCGCTTCTGATATGCCCAAGCACCAGGATAGTTATCATTTGGAAAAACGTTCACCACATCCTCTGCCAACTCCAAAGCCCTGTAGTAGTCGTATTCATCTGCCTTCCTAGGCTTGTGACCCCTCCACGGCTTTACAGCAATGAAGGGAATCCCCAGACCCCAGGCTGTTTTAGCCAATAGCAGGTCGAAACCAGATGCCATGCCTGTATAAACCAAAGAGGCCCCCATTGTCATGAGGGCCTGCTCAGTTTCGGCAGCAATCCAGTCGCGGTCCCTCAATTCTCTATGACCTGTTCCCGCAACAATCATGCTTATCTCCTAGTCTTGTTCTTAACTGCCCACCAAGCAATGCCCAGTGAGTCTGCTACGTTATCGCTTTCAAGCTCAATACCAAACTCTCGCTTGGCGAAATCAATGGTTCGCTGCTTCCTTATCAGTCTGCCCTTGTTCTGATACCAGCTTGCAGACTTGCCGGGAAATTCCAGCTTTATAGCATTCTTCTCCGCTAGGGTGAGGTTCTTATTGCCAATGAAAGACTGCCATGAAATCGGTGGGACTTCAATTACCTTTGCTCCCTTTTTCAAGAGAGCGGCAATCACGGCACCAAACACATAAGCCATCTTGATAGCGACTGATGTACTTCGAACCATAATGGCCGCTTCAATTGCAACAAACTCTGGAGAAAAGTGTTCGAAGAGTGCGAGGGTTTTCACGTTCGCATCATGCACTCTTTCGAAAACTGTCGCTCCATTGAAAAAGACTTCTCCACACTTCAAGAAGTCTTCTCCATCAAAGATGGTGAATGCTATGGACTTGGTAGAGCAGTCGATTCCCATGACTCTCTGAGCCTGTGTCTTATGTATATCAGACAGAGGCACTACCAATCAACTCCAATAGCTCTACTCGTTCCTTCCGGCGCTGCTCCGCTTTACAGCCCTCACACTTATCTGAGCTGTTATATCTGGAGAGCACTGTGGGGCACTCACTGCACGTCCTTGAAACTCCCTTTTGACGTGCTCTGCGAGCGTAATACTTCTCCATAATTCTTGCGTTGGTCGCCTTACGGCAACATGCTGAACTGCAAAACTTCTGATTATGAGTCTTGGGTTCAAACATGTTACCGCATTCTCCGTAGGCGCAAATCAATTACTTCCTCACCTCCAATGGTGCATAATCGACGTCGCCTTCTGGAGATTCGTTCCAACACACATTGAATAGGGCACAGGACTTGCATGCCTTATTCTTCTTTGTAAATGGTCGGGTTGGCAGGGTCTTGTTTTCCCAAAGTGCTCGCACCTCTCGCATCCAGTCAAAGATGTAATTGGTGTACTCTGAGTTTGCTTCGTCCATGGTCACTGGGACCAGAAGGAGTTCCTGTGTGTTCTTGTTCTCGTAGAGAAGGAATCCGTCATCCAGACCAAGCACTCTCATATAAATGAGTACCTGCACCTTGTGATAGTCAATGGGAGTTCCATTGGCTTCACGATGTATGTATGACTCCTGGCGAGTTGTCTTAAACTCGCCAACAACCGTACGACCCTCAAAATTAATGATTACGTCAGCGAATCCACGAATTGGTGGGTCAACGTTCGTAATCTCCTTTTCTGCCGCTTCAAGCACTCCTGCGTCACCGAATAGCTTTTCGATGCGTGTGTGTGCTGCTGTTCCGTTTGCCATATTGGCGACGCTTAGTCCATCGAAGGTATCGACAAATGTTCCGCCCTCAAAAGCCAGATACCAGTACCTAGGACAGGTACCGGCACCATAGCCAAGAGAGGACGGACTAAATGAGACCTTCTTGGAATATCTTTCCTTCGGCCTGGAATTGACATAAGCCTCTTCGAGAACCTGCACGAGGCGGTTGATATCGAAATCAGCCTTGTTGCCCAGCCGAGCAATCTTTAGTAGTCCATCAGACATTTGTTGTAATCCGTTTCTCTTAGTGATTTAATTGTATCACATCAGTAAGGCAACTTGAAGGTGTACTTCAATGCCTGTACTAGTTTGTCGATGGACTCCGCAGTTGTGTAGTAGATATTCTTTTTGAAATTGTTTGGACTACCTGCTGGAGCCTTTTTGATGGTGCTGTAGATTGATGCAAGCATGCTGAACTTGGCAGCATAAGCCTGGAGCTGAACAATAAGACGCTGATTTGTTTCTGGCTTTAGGTTTGGATTAACCATAAGCTGAACCATAATAGCCATTGCCTCATCTAGTTCCGGGTCTGCCATGAAGTCATGAAGTTCCTGAAACTCACCAATCTTGGAAATATGCTCAAGTGGAGTCAGGTCGCTCATCTTCATCCTTCACAAGGTCTGTGGCCTCATATAGACCAAGAGTCTCTTCATCGAATAGCTGAGCTGAAAGGCGCTTGGCCTCTTCATCAGTTACTCGTCCTCCCTTTGAGCTACCGTCGTCATACTCACGATATGCAAGGAGTCCGTTGTCGCTCCTGAAAAACTGGAGCCTAATTAGCTTCGCCATACTTCTCCTCCCATGCTTCTAGCATTTCTTTGAACATGTCGTCTCCAATAACCCAGAGACGTACCTTTCGATTACCGGCCCCCAACACGAGTTTGAAGGCAGGTATCATCCTACCAGACTTGAAGGCATCTGTGCAAACCTTACCCCAGTTGGAGATGCTAACACTGAAAGAGCTAGCATACTCCTTAATGTCGTAACAGAATGGGCCCAGAGTAGCGTCACCCTTTTGAATTTTGCCACGACCTGAATTCTTCTGAGCCCTACCGCCATCCCTCTTGATTTCGTTTTCCTCAGACACCTAGACTAAACCCTTCAATCGCTGACCGATGTTCGTTTGTGCATAGCCACACCAGAATCTTTTCGACAGGGAAATACTCTGCCTCATCACAAGACTCATTGCATGTCATGCAGACAAAGGTACCGTCGATGAGAATACCTTGAGGTACATCATCGACGGGCTTCTGTGGCGGCTGTAGAAATGGATTAATCATGAAGCCTCTACCTCCTTCACCAGCTTTTCTGCCAATTCTGGCTGCTGTCTCAGTTGAATGGTGAAGCTGTCCTTACCGTTGACCTTGAGGTCTTCATACGTAAGCCAGTTTCCTGACTTATTGACGATGCCTAGAGCTACACCCACGTCCACTGCTTCTCCAACCTGGTCAATTCCGATGAAGTCTCCATCGTAAAAGAGGCTGTATTCGCCAGACCTGTTTGGAGGCCCAAGCTTGTTCTTATCGATATTCCAGATGACCTTACGGCCAATTGGCTGCTTTAGAACAAGGTCGCCGTTGTAGACTTCACCCTTAATCTGGTCATCATCCCTGGCAGAACTCCATAGCTTTACTACTGTAGAGCTAAAGAAATCTACTGCGTGACCACCAGTTGCCTGATGCATTGCTCCATAAGTCGTAATCTTGTTACGAACCTGAGAGATAAGAATCAGAGCAGTCTGCTTGTTAGCGTAGTTCAGCATCTTTACGCCGTTAGCCAACTCACGAGCCTCAGAACCAATCTGCTTTGTTCCAGAAAGTTCCTTTAGTTCGTCATTCTTCTTGTCCTTTTCAAAATACGCTGAGGACAATAGTGCTGAGATTGAGTCTACGGTGACAATGTCCACGCCAGCCTTCATGAATTCGACGCCTGCACTTACCATATCCTCAATGGTTTTTACGTCTGTGTAGATAAGCTTTCTAGTATCTACTCCTAGACGCTCTGCCCAAGAAGGGTCAAAGGACTGCTCTGCATCGATAAATGCCGCCCGCTTTCCGGACGCCTGAGCAATTCCCAACGTTCCCAGACAGAATGTTGACTTTCCTGCTGACTTGCTACCCCAAATAAGGGTCTGCCGTCCATAACCGATGCCACCACGCAATGCAGAGTTAAGCCCTGTGCTTGGAGTGGGCTGCTTCATCAATTGCACTTCGGAAGCCATCTTGGCTCTTGCCAGAACCTTTGGACTCAGCTTAGCTAGAATCTCCTCTTCTATTTCCATATTCTCTTTGGTTCCATTCCTCTTCAAGTTTTTCTGCCATTGCCTTTATTTTTTTATCGCGGCAGGCGGCCAACCGCTTAATGATAAACAAAATTTCCTCCGCGTCGTCGCCTCGGAATACCAATAGGTGTTCGTCTTCGACTCCCCGGAGGAAATATGCTTCTGTGCTCATGCTCTATTGTAGCATCTAGCGGTTGTCGCCGCTACCGCTGATTACGCCACGAGCCTGACGTGACTTGAGCTTCTGGAGATTCTGCTTTGCGATTAGCTCCAGAGGATATCCAAGCTCATTGGCAAGATTGGCAACATACCAGAGAACATCTCCAAGCTCTGCTGCCAGAGCCTTCGCCTTCTCTGCGGTAACAATTCCATCCTCATCTCGGATGGTCTTCTTGAAGCCATTGGCAATTTCACCAGCTTCGCCCACAAGGCCAAGGACGGTATAACCGATTGCCTCTGTGGTCGCCTCGCCATGTCCAGGATAGATGCCAGTTTCAGCAGCAGCCATCTGGTAATCAGTCATTGACAGGTCGTTCATTACTCTCCAAGTGTATAGTGAACTCATCTTTGAATGGTTCGTAGCTTACAGCTACTTGATATTGTGTTGCATCACCGAGGGCCCTGTCCATCTCATCAGCAGAGATAGTGACAGGGCCATTAGCGATAAGCAACAGGCGCAGAATGTCTTCTGGCCTGATTGCTTCATCCATCATACTCCTCACAGGATATTGTCGTAGAACCAGCTACCTTCCTGCGTCTGCTTAAGGACTGCATCGATTACTGCACCATCTTTGCACTTACCATATGCCTTATGGAACATGGTAGGGAAGGCCATAACAGGATACATGTTCTTTTCAGAATCACATACTGTTGTGTACGCCATCATCTTACCGGCCTTCGTCTTGTACCTCTGAAAAGCGAGAACCTTGTACATTCCTTCCGGAATGTCACCGTACTCACTTGCGTAAAGGTATTCCACGAAGCCATTTGGAATCTTGTGGATTAGTTCATCCATAGTCGCAAACCTCGCGACCCTGTTGTCAGATACCAGGATAGCATACATCTGGCCAGACTCAATAGGAGTCTCTGGATTTGTGAAGACACCAGCAGTGCCAGTCTCATCAATCATATCCAGTCGAGCCCATCCTTCACCACGCTTGATTCCTCGAACCATGGCAAGGACACAGAATGCACCCTTGTCCTTGAAGTCTTCCAAATCAGTCATTTGAGCCCTGACCTTTGGTGGAATGAACTTCAATTCGAAAGCAGGAATGCGAAGATACTCGTAGAAGTTCTCACGCTCATTTCCTGTACGAGGATGGTCCTCAAAGGCCGCTGCACCAATGGCGTTTAGACCGGTCAGTGTACGTACCGTCAGACCATTACCCTTTTCCTTGACCTTCTCTTCAAGGTCAGTGTATGACGTGAATGGACGATACTCCATGAGCTGACGAGCACCATTCTCACGAATGAACTTAATATTCGTGAGACCGAACCGAATTGCGTCACCCTCAATTTCGAAGTTGACTCCTGAGATATTGACGTGAGGCAGAAGCATCTTGATGCCCATGCGCTTTGTCTCAATCAGGTATTCGGTCAGAGCATCCTTGTCGCCCTCATTGCGAAGCGTAGCACACATGAACTCAAGTGGGTAATGCTTCTTGAGCCATGCAGTCCAGTAGCTAAGCCGTGAGTAGGCAACAGCGTGAGACTTGTTGAAGGAATAGCCAGCGTGAGCCTCGAAGTCGTGCCAGAGCTTTTCAGCAACAGCAGGATGAACCTTCTTACTCGCACCTTCCATGAATTCGTCACGGTAGGCATCGAACTCACTAGCGTCCTTCTTCTTACCAATAATCTTACGAACCTTGTCAGCAGTGGCCATTCCCATTCCGGCCAATTCCGTCATGGTCTGCATGACCTGCTCCTGGTACAGAATCTCACCATAGGTCTCTGAGGTGAATGGCTTCATCTCAAAGTGGTGGTACTTTACAGGAGACTTTCCGTTCTTTCGAGCGATGTACTCAGCACCAATGGTGTTCATTGCACCAGGACGAACAAGAGCGTTGGACGCTGCTAGCTCATCGAAGTTGCTAACTCCACCCATCTTGATAATCAGCTTGGTGTATGCGGTAGCCTCACACTGGAAGACACCCTTGGTGTATCCATCAGAAAGCATTCCGTACACACGGCTGTCAGTCAGAGGAATGTCGTTTAGAACAACCTTCTTTCCGTGTCGCTCCTCAATCATGCGAAGAGTGTCCTTGATAATGCTGAGACACTTTAGACCAAGAGCATCAAGCTTTACGAGCCCAAGGTCGGCAGCCTGGTCCATGTCCATAGCCACAAGGGGGATACGAGGACCATCAGGGTCGTTCGGGTCCTTTGCAGTTTCAATCGGTGCGAAGTTGGCCAGAGGCTGATTTGCAATTACCACACCAGCCGCGTGCATGCCAGACTGACGGATTCGGCCACGAAGCCTGTCTGCCAGCTTGAGCACTTCTGGATACTTCTTACGAAACTCCTCAGTGGTAGATGATGACATGAACTGGTCCCAGTTGTCAACGTACTTAAGAGCACGGTTGACCTCACCAACAGGAACGCAGAATACACGAGCAGCGTCCTTGATTACCACCTTATCCTTGAAGTATCCGAATGTAGCGATGGATGCTACATTCTTGTACTTCTTACGAAGGTATTCCTTGACCTCACCACGACGAGCATCCTCGAAGTCGGTGTCAATGTCAGGGAAGTCATTTCGCTCAGGGTTAATGAATCGGAAGAACAGAAGGTTCTCAGCAATTGGGTCAATGTCAGTGATACCAAGAACGTAGTTCACAAGGGAACCAGCACCGGAACCACGACCAGGACCAACCAGAATGCCCTGACTCTTTGCCCACGTAATCATGTCTTCGACAATGATGAAGTAGGTTGAGAAGTCCTTTGACTTGATGATTTCTAGTTCTTCTTCAAGTCGTTCTACGTACTTCTGATTATCTGCAAAGCCCTTGTCCTTCAATCCCTGCCGGGCCTTTTCTTCCAGCAAGTCATCAGGACTAATGTCCTTTGGACGAGGAAGCAGGTCAAGTCCCTGATGGAATGGATAATCACCAATCATGTCTGCTACAACATGCGTATTGGTGATGATGTCCTCACGGTCAAATCCCTGAGCCCTAAAAGCATCCATGTGCTCCTGAGCGTCGTGAAGGTAAATCTCAATCTTCTCGAACGTCATCTTGCGGTCAGGGTACAGGTAATTGAATCGCTCAAGCATCTCCATCTTCTGAGACTTGGAGAACTCAGCATCCTTGTTCTTCTTTGGATTCGTGCTCAGGATGAGCATTGCTTCCTGAATCCATAGGTCTTCCTTGCGAGCGTAGTGGCAGTCACTTGTGACAACAGGAAGGATTCCCTTTGTGTCAGCAATGTGGAACAATGCCTCATTCATCTCGACAGGGTTGTGACCCTGAACCTCGATGAAGAATCGGTCACCAAGCATAGACTTGAATCGGTCGGCAATAGCCATAGCCTCATCAAGCTCACCTCGCTCAATCGCCTTACAGATAAGTCCGTTAAGACATCCTGAAAGAACAATCAGACCCTCATTGTCGCTTTCCAGAACCTCCATGTCGATACGAGGCTTTGAATAAAAGCCTTCGGTCCATCCAACACGGTTAATTCGGTTGAGAGTCTGTAGACCAGTCTCGTTCTGAGCAAGAACGATTAGGTGGTTATATGCGTTTGTACCGTCTGAGCGTGACGCCTTTGAGCGCTTGTCGAAACGGTCTGTGGGAGAGATATAAGCCTCTACTCCCAGAATCGGAACAATACCTGCATCCTTCGCAGCCTGCTGAAACTCACGGTGACCTGCAAGGGTTCCGTGATTTGTTTGGGCAAGGTGCGTCATTCCCAGTTCCTTGGCACGAACCATATACTCTGCTCCGGTATTGGTTCCGTCCATGGATGAATAATGGTCATGAAGGTGAAGTTCAACGTTCTGCTTCATTGATTCCCTTCCTCGTTGTTGTAGGTCAACTCTATCAGATGTGGTCCAGAGACGCAAGAAGCCCCGCCGAAGCGGGGCAATCTTGTTTGTCTTACCAGGACTCGTCCATGTTGTAGCCAGAGCCGCCATTCATTGGCGCTGCCTTAACATTTGCATCCTTGGACTCTGAACCAGCGTCGCTCTTGGTGTCGTTGTAAGTCTCACCAGAGAAATACTGCTCCTGAGAAGCCTTGTCATTCGTAGCCTCGTAAGGGAAGCTCCTGATGATGCCGTTCTTCTCGTCGTCAATGTCGTGAACAGTGGCCTCGCTGTCGTCCAGAGGTTCATCCTTTGGAAGAACCTTTAGAAGCCACTTGGTGTCGGTACCAGAACCCTTACGAGTAATCTTGTAGTTGGACTCTGTGATGGTACCTTCCTCGGCCTCCTCAAAAAGCTGAGCGAAGAATGTTGAACCCATTCCTCGGGAGACAATCATGGTCTTTGGCGCTTCGCCATCCATGAAGTCAACAAGTGCATTGATGTAGTAGTTACGCTTCTGAGCGAATTCCTTGTCACCAGCACGAGCACGCTCGCAGCCGTAGCAGCGACCCTCGTCTTCAATGGTGCAAGTTGCTCGATACATCCTTCGCAGAGACTTTACGAAGACTACGTGCTCAACGGCAAGTGTACCGGTTCCACGAGTCTTGTCGTAGTTCTCTGATTCGGCATCCATTTCCTGGAGGAAACGGACCCGGACGCTCTGACCATCGTTAAGGTTTAGATACTCAACCTTTGGTGCATTGAGACGGTCTTCGCGCTCCTTTGCCGCCTGTGCCTGCTTCTCACCGAAGGCACGAATTGCAGCTAGACCCTTAAGAGTTCCCATTTAGTTTATTATCTCCTGTATGAATTTGAGGCTACCTAGAACCTACTAATGTATATTGTAGCAGGTGAGGGGCTTTAGTACAAGCCCCATCTCCTGTACTCAAAATTACTCACAGAGTTCTGGATGCAGATTTTAATCTCCTTGTCGGTGAGATTACCAGCATCCTTTGCTCCATTTGGATAGACCTCCTTGTAGCCATATGAAGCCCACTTCACTCGCTTGCGAGGAAGTGCTTCTACTATAGCAACTCCAAGGTCACGCCCTGGATTGTGTCCAACACACTTACCACGACACTTCTTACATACTGGAGACCTGTGCTGCTCCTTGTCATCAAAGTCTGTCATGATAATGATGGTGTTGAAGTAGCGGTCAAGAAAATCGATGTGCAGCAGGCTTAGATGTCCACCAAGCAATGCTACCACACAAGGATAGCCAGCCTGGTCTACTCGCATACCATCGAAAGATGCTTCTGTAATTACTACGGTATCTCCAGCAGCCTTTGCCCTGTGAAGGTTCCACAAGGTACGACTTACTGGGAGGCCGGGGGAATTCTTGAATCTCTTCCCCTCCAAAGAACGTCCAATCAGGCCAACGTGCTGACCTTCTGGTGAATGCATTGGAACAATCACCATATCATTCTTTGCTGAGTAACCAATACGAAACTTCTCTAGAGTTTCCTCTTCGAAGCCCCTATCTTCTACCATGTATCGAACTGCTTCTGGATAATTCCAAAAGTCATCATGCATTCGGTCAAATGGTCCATCAGGAAAGATGGTGAAGTCTCCAGCCATCTTAGCACGCTTGGCTCTGCGTTCTGCAAGGGACACACGTCGTGTCTCCTTGTGCTTCATGACGAAGCGAAGGGCTTCCATCAAATTGCACTTACGAATCCGCTGAACTAGTCCAGTCAGATTTCCTTGTTCTGCACAGGCAGCGTTAAAGCAGATGTACGTACCGTTCCTCTTGGATACGGAGAAGCTTGGGGTATCCGTATTTCCATGGAACGGACAATAACAGAGAAAGTCGTTTCCCGTCTCGCCTTCAACCTCTACGCCAAGACCCTGAATGACTACTTCAATTTGTTCTTCGGTGTAGTCATTGAGATTGGCTGCCCATTGCATATCCCTTGAATCTCCCAAGCTTTTCTCCTCCCAACGTATGTCCCATAGGCCGTTATTACAAAGTTATATCTGCTGTCTTCACGATATTCAGTTGAAAAGTATGGACCTAGGTCAAGGACCGGAATGTATCCACTACCGCGCATTTCTTTTACCAGCATGTCTTCGAATTGTGACCTCAGACGTGGAAAATCAGCATCATCATGAATGACACCGTCCACCTGAAACTTTTTGACATTGCTGTGCATCAGAAACCGCCGTATGATTCCTTCCAGACACCCTTGTCCAGGTCTGCATCAATTTCAAATTCGAAATCAGAACCATGACGGTTCTTTCGGCAAATAACCTGCATCAGGCCGCTGTCAGGGTCACGGTGAACCGCGAACGCCATATCAGCATCATACTCGATAGCCTTGGACCAGGCAACCTGGTTCAGCATCGGAGCAGTCTTGCTACTTGAAGTGTCATCGGCAGTAGCAGCGGTGATGTCAATCAAAGGAATGTTATTCGTGATTGCAAGCTGCTTGAACTCACGAGACACGCCCATTGCACGCTCTGTAGGAGAGCTTGAACGGTTGTTGTTGGTGAATAGCTGGTGATAGTCACAGATTACCAGGTCTGGCCTGTGCTGTTCAATCTTAGCCTGAACAGTGTTTGGTGTAACATCGCCAACACCCTCGTTTGAAACAATGACAAAGTCTGGGCGGTCAGAAAGCTTCTTCTGTCCCCATGCACGGAAGTTGTCAATGTCTACTTGGCCACGAGCAAAGTCAGTTGCTGAGAACAAACCAGAACCCATAAGAGTATAAATTCGGTCACGCATGTTCTCAGGACTCATCTCAAGGCTGACAATCATAGGCTTGAATCCACGTTCCCATGCCTTTACGGCAAGGTAGGAAGTGAACCAAGTCTTTCCCTTACCAGGCCAACCGATAGCCACGATTAGGTGACCAGGTGCCATGCCTGTTGGGTATGCTGCGTCGATGGCCTTGATACCTGTAGGAATACCAGGACTACCATTTGCCGCCGCCTTTTCCTTAACCTGCTGGAAGTATGTCTCAGCAGATTCGTAATCTGTCAGGTTAAGGTCTCGCACATTGTTGGTGAACTTGTTAAGCTTACCAAGCTCTGCGGTCATTTTTGCCAGAACTCGTGCTGGTGCTTCTCTGGATAGAGCCTCATCGGCCTTACCCATGATTGCATCAATTCGAGTGCGAAGGAATTCTCCCTTAAGCTCGTCAAGGTAGAACTCTGGCTCGCCCTTTACATCGACTTCCTCAAGAAGCGCATAACGCTCCTGCAACACAGAAAGGTCCGGAATTGCCTTGAACTGCATGTAATACTTACGCAGTCCAAGCCAGACATCTTTGTGTGAAATGAATAGGTCATCGACGTTGTCAGCGAGTAGGGCTGAAACCTGCTTTGAACGACAAACAGCGTTGATTAGCTTTGACTCAGTGTTCGCCACTTATTGCCTCCTCATTCTTCTTTTCTAGTGCAGCTACTAGAGCTGCCGTCTTACGGAGACGTTCCCTACTCTTCCGGGCGTCTTCCTCCACCTTGAGACGATTCTCGTGGAGTTTATCATACTTGTTCAAGAAGACCTGAACATCGTGACCAGGAGAGTCGCAAGTGAAAAAGTATTCCAGAGCTTTCCTTGCGTTACTGTACTCAAGGTCATCGATAGCAGCCATGAAACCCCACTGTAGAACATTGCTGTTTAGCATGGGGTTCTTGCCATACTTCTCACGATAGAGCTTTTTGTAGACGCCAATCAGCTCGAATGCTCTTGCCCTTGGACTCTTCTGCTTCCTGGTCATCCTAGCTCACGCACCGCCTTCTCAACACGCTCTCCAAGCTGGTCTTCCAACTTCTTGAAGAGTCTATCAAACGCTGAGTCTACCGTCTCGCCTTCGCGAACCGTGTCTTCGATACCTACGTCAACCTTAACACTCTGGAAGTTACCAAGGTTATGTGTGTAGGTCATGCTACCTCTAATCGTTGTCACTATCTTCCTCCTCTCCAATGTCACTCGTCACTGAGAAACCAAATGAACGACGCTCCTCGTTGTCTTCCGGGGCGTCGCTCTCTTCTTCGTCATCATACGCCAGATGGCCGCTGATTTCAACCCACTCCTTGGCGACCTCAATGAGAGTCCTAGCATCCTTGCATTCTACAGCCATCTTTGCTGCAACGTCCAAAGCGTTAGCTGCCTGAATGATAGCAATTGCAGGATTAAGTCTATCTCCAAATGGAGTGTATTTGGCTGTCGCCATGTCTCACCAATCTTTCTCTTGCCACACTGGTGTGAACTCACCATCACGGGTCTTTGTGTATAGAACCACATCATTACGCATCATCGCTAGCAGCTCTGCTCTAGATGGTAGCGCACCATACTTGCGATGCACAAGCATCTCGTGCAGGTCAAGGATATCCTTCTCAGACCAGAGATACATACCTGGACTGAATCTGCCATCAAGAGAGTAAGTCTTGTACGGCTCTCGTATCTGTCCTTGAGTAATGTAATTGCGAAGACTGTTTCTATGTCTGCCGAGCATTTTCTGAACCTCTGGCCCTAGGAAAGCTCGACCCATGTTTCTTCTGGCTACAGACCATACATAGGCAACACTCTTCTTGTCAACATAGTTCCAGGCAATCAGAATGTCTGCGCCATGATTTACTTGTAGTTTCTTGTGAGGAATCCCATCTAGAAAGAAGTATTTCTTGGCCTTACGAGGGCCGCCCTTCTTTTTACCCAAAATGGTCTCCAAATAAATAATGCCCCTGCGCACTTGCGTACGCAGGGGAGCGCTATGTCGAGTATAGCATTCTGTTCTTCACCGAGCAAACTGTGCTGAGTGAGACTTCTCTCTAGCAGTCAGCCACGCGGCAAGCTTATTCTTGGTTTTGTCTAGCATCCATCTGGCACCGCATTCAATGCAGGCCAATTCAAGATGAGTCCTGTCTGAGAAGACTCTATCGATGAACACTCGTCCACCGCACTTCTTATGGTTCAAGTCGTACTCCCTGTACTGAATCGCCAACCTTGTTAGGGACAGCGTAAATACCTAGAGCACCCAGTGCTAGAATTCCAATCTGACCCCATTCAACAGGGGAGACCCCACCGATGATGGCAGAAGTAAGGAATGCCAGAACTGCTGCAAGAACTGCGAGAATGGACTTGGTGTAACGTGCGCCTGGAACATTAGGAGCAGCAAATACAGAGCATGCACCTACACCAGCGATAGCAACGTTAACCCATTCGACATCAGTAATGCCTCCGCCAGCGAATCCTACCACAGCAGTTAGAACAGTGGCAACGACAGCTAGGGCGAACTTGGCGTACTTACCCAAAAGACTTAACCTCCCTTGCTTTTTCTTTCATTATAGCATGGGAGGTCTTATCTTTATGCTCGGAATACCTTCGTTCCGATATTGCATGTGTAGTTGTGAATTTCTACGGTGTCGATGAAGACTTCATCTCCACTTACAACACCATAGGCGAATCCTGCTTGCCAGTTACGAGTTCGGTCATAGTCCATCTTGGACACGTCACACATGTGACCAATTTCGTAACCTCGGTACTCTCGCCCAGTCAGGTCAAAGGTACGAAACCATTCTGCCTGCCTGTGGGAGTGCCCTCGTACAAGGGATACTCCCCAGTTCTCACAGTCTGCCATGACGGACTGGCCAGCGTGCTTTGAGATTGCATCGCCATGATGTACATACATGTCACCATAGCGATGAACCGCCTGGTCCTTGTACTCATGCCATACGAATCCTGACTTTTTGTACTCGTATAGTACATCAGGATTGTAGAGATTGTCTGTCAAGGTAAATGGGGCGTTCTTATCCAGCCACTTTACGTGGCGATGCCAACCATGATTTCCATCGTGGAAATGCTTGTCAGCATTCGGAGCAGCCTCATGAATGTCTGCGAGGAACTTGCGTGTCAGTTGGATTCCTGGATAATTCAGTGAGAATCCCTCGGAGGACGTTCCTTCTGCCCACCGGCTCGTCTCTTCTGCGTCATCAATATCTCCTGGAAGGTCAATAGCTCCTGGCTTTAGATACTTTAGCACCTGAAACCATAGAGACACCATCCGCTCATCATGATACGGAAAGTGAATGTCAGACGCAAAGAGCCATGTCATGTCAGACATGCTTGTTCCTTTCGTTGTTGTACGGACAAGCCTAACACATACGCTGACGCTGTGTCAAGGCCATGTGCTCTTGGCGATTGAGACGTTCATGCTCTGCCCACGTACACAGGAAGAGATTCTTTCGAGTATTATCTGTCTTGCATCCTATATGATGAACAGTTTCATCGCTCTTAAGAAGTCTTCCTAGTCTAGCCTCAAAGACCATCCGATGCTCATAGTACCATCCTCCATTGAAGCTCTTTGGATGTTCCGGCGCAAATACCAACGTATATCCATCCTCGGAAAGCATTCTCTTTCGGTTGTGCCAATTACGGATAGGTCTGTACATTAATATCCAACTGCGATAAACTGAACGTTTACGCCATAGTGGAAATAGTTAGACTTTGAGCTTAGTTCATCTGAGTCAACGACAGCCGTGAAGCCTCTGTGGTCCGGCCAGTATTCTCCAGTCAATCCACGAATGATGCAATGGATTCGTGACTGCTTCTGAATGACTTGTCCTGTTACCACTACTGGCTTACATCCTACTGAGAAGAAGTTACCAAAGTATACAGCCTTCTCGTAGTGCCGGGCCTTTCCACCCGCAATGTAAACGTAACCAGCCATAATCTTTAGGCCAGAAGTCTTCTTAATTCCATGAGCATTATAGAATGCGTTTGGCTGGTTCTCGAAGATATACTGGTCGTTAGAAGTCATCTGGTTCAGCTTCTCACGAGTAATCTGTTCGCCTACTGACCAGCTTGTAGGCTTGTAGGGGGTAGTTGCCAAGTTATGTTCTCTCCTTCCTTGTGTAGAGCTAGTTCGTCTGGTGAAGCTTCAATCATTGCTTCACGAGGAAATAGCATGACATCAAAGAAGTCTGGTGAGACTATCTGTCGTCGAAGGTTCTCTGATATCAGATACATTTTACCATTGGACATATCCTTAACCAAAGTTCCTTGACGGAAACCTAGCTTACCAGCAATCTTGTACTTGGAGCAAGCTGACTCTGTTGAACGAATCACAAGGGGGAATTGCCAGCTTGACAGAATCCTGTCAGAAGTGACTCGGAACCTGAACTTGCCCTTGATGAAGAATACTCCATTCTCAGTCTGCACACAAGTCCCTGTGGGATAATCCACAGGGACTGTAGGCGCTGGAAGGAGTGGCTTAGTTCGTCTCTTCCACCACACCATCAAGTTTCTCCAAGTATCCAGCATTCGCATCCTTGATGAGCTTATTCTCATCTTCAAGCTTCTTGATTCGCTCTTGGAACTCTTCTACGGCAAGGGTGAAGTCAGCACGGATATCCGCAATCTTGTCTTCATATCCAGCAGTAAGTTCTGCTATTCTTTCTTTAAGAGCAAGAACCTTTAGAGTATCTTTGTGATTCAATTTATATTTTTCTCTTTCTTTTCTCTAGTGTAATCCTACTCTAGCCCATACCGGGCTGACCTGTCAAGTTCAAGGTCAGCCCTTGTGGTAGAGCGTAATCTTTCCGTAAGAAGAACCTGAGCTGACTCCATACATTACTGCGTAGTCGGCTGTAGCACTTCCATAAACACCGATTCCTTCAATTCTATTTGCGGCAGTTGAGTCCACAATATTGTTATACCAACTTGATGGAATTGTTACTGTAGCCGCCTCTCCTCTTGACAGGAATACAATGTCATCTCCGTCAGAACCTTCATTTGTCATACCTCCAACAGGGTCACCAGATGGCTTTGTCTGGTAGAGATGTCCTCTTAGATTGATTCCAACTCCAGCATTGTTACCATGAGCAGTGCTTTCTCTCTTGAGATAGATAGTCGCCTTTGTAGGGGTTCTAACAACACCGCCCTTGTTTAGAGCATCATAAATCTTTGTTCCATAGAAATACAATCCTCTGTGATTGTCATTTCCTGTCCAGTCACCCTGATAAACGTCGTCACCGTCGTTTCTCCACATACCGCCATATCCAAGACGGTATGAACCAGATGAGTTTGCCGTTACTGTGACTGGTGAAGCTAGCAAGTATCGAGAAGCTGACACATATGTTGAGTGGTTTCCGCTTGTGTCGTAGGAAACAACTCGGTAGTAGATGGTCTTGTTCACTGGTAGACCTGAGTGGTCGTACTGCTTTGCAGCGCTTGCGCCACCGGTTACAGTAATGATTTTTCCATCTGTGGTCAGAGTCTTCACTCCGCTTCCTGCAATTGTTACAGTAGGGTACCTGTCGCTTCTCCAGATGACCTTTACACCAGCCGTGTCTGTTGCTGTTGGGTTAGTCCAGTTCAGACGATAAGTACCTGTTGATGTACTTGAGGATAGTGGTGTAATCTTGAATCCAGAAGGAGTTCCTGGAGCCGTCGTGTCACCGCTTGGTGGAGCTACATAGGTGTCTGGTGCATTAGAGAATGACAAACCGTCGAGCATAATGTTTGTCTTCGCTGCTACAGCAGAGTATGCATACACAGAGCCAGCAGTGTTAACAACCAATACTGTTGCCTGAGCGTCAGAAGTAGTTGTATATGAAACTGTGGATAGATAAACAACCTTAGCTGGTCTGTATGCGGTTGGAAGAGTCATGATTGGAGTACCAGAACCCTTTGTCCATCCAGTTACAGAGCCTCGCATGTATGTATTACCATTGCTAGTGAATACAGAAGGAGTGTATGCACCTGATACAATGCCAGTTCCATTAAGCAGTGTCATAGCTTCCCAAGGCGGGTCGCCATCTACGTCAAGGTGGCCGTAGACACGAACATTCCTTGCAGTCGTCATGTCTTCGTCTGCGTTAGCGTATGAGGACATTACAAACTGGCCCGTGGCATTTGTGAGAACCCATCGACCAGGATACGTAGCATCATTCATTCCGTAAAGTCTCAGCGCATGCTCTTCCGCCCCTGATGGAGAGAAGTTGGTGAACTGAGTGCTTGAACGGTTGCCAGCAGAGTCTGTGTAGTTGACGTATCTGAATGCCGCCGTTCCACCTTCGGATTGGAGAATGACACCTGGATAAAGTGGAGCATCCAGACGGGCATTCGCACCAAGAACGTTAGTAGGAAGGTCAAGCTCAGATGTTGAAACAATGATTGTACCATTGCTTCGAACAACGTCAGACTGTAGATAGATTCGGCTAGCAGATGCTGTACGGAATTCAGACTTTGTACCCATTTCAAGCTGAACATCATCAACATAAACAATGTCACCAGTAGCTCCATTGAACCATGAGAATGAGAATTCAACTGAGTAGCAGGTATCTGGAATAACAATCGGAGAGATGAATGTGTAAGGCACCCAAGCAGCATTTGTTACTGCCTTCTCTACGAAGTATCCTTGAATCATTGCACCAGCTTCGTCAAGGAACTTAACAACAAGACGTACATTTCTGCCGGTCGCCGTTCCCATCATTGCATAGCCAGATACAGTTACGAGCTGGCCAATAAGTTCCTGATTCACCAAAGTGCTTACGCTGTACTTACCTAGAAGCTCAGTCGTTGAAGGGCTTGAGATGGTTCCAGTAGCAGTAATCTTTAGAGAGTTTGTATCCTCTCGTCCAACAGTTGTTTCCTGAGCCAGAGTGGTATTTGCCATTCCGGTCCATCCAGCAATTCCATCTTCGAATGAAGCATCGTAGATGTAGTTAGGGTTACGGTCATAGATACCGATGTAAACATTTCCGTAATCAGAATTCTTGTTAATGAGTGGTGGAGAGATTCTGAGATGAGCTGCGTCATTCCAGTCACCATCCATGATATGACCAATCATACCTGGATAGATTTCGTCTGGTTCACCAGTGTAGAATCTGATTGCGTGGTCAAATAGGCTGCCCTGAATGTTTTCAACAGAGACAGCCTTCTCACCATTAACATCAGTGGTTGCAACCTTTGCAGGAGCACCATTCTCATAAGCCTCAACAGAGAACTGGTCAAGTTGAGCAATTGAGCCAGTTGCAATGTCCCATTCAACATAAGGGACAAGGTAACGGACGGCCTGGTTAAGTGATGCTGGATTATATGGGTCATTGTACTGACCCTGAGTTCCTAGCACACCAGTTGTTCCTGCTCCACCACGACCACGTAGATATCCAGTAACGGTAATCCAGTCAGCCGTAGTCGTTGAGCTACCGGTCGCAATCTGGACTTCTGAATTGTTCTGAACCATCATATACTGGTTTGCAGAATATCCAGAAAGCAGGCTGTAATCTGTTGGCATGGAGTGCTTCTTTGTAGGCGTTGTTGCATCGTCAACGTAGTCCCAGTCAATGATGTTATTCGCATTGTCGAATCCGAATAGGCCAACCTTGATACGTGGTGGCGTAGTGACTGTTACTTCATCGAACCATCCCTGAATTCCGGCAATAGCCACACCTGACGCACCAGCCTGAACTTCAAACGCTCCAGTTACCGCGCCTGCTGGCGCAGTTGCCTGAACTGAAAACTGGCTCCAGGTCGTTCCGTCAATAGGAATTACCGTACCGTTTGAGTCAACTGGTGGTGCCATGTCATTGAAAGTTGTACTGATGGTTGTTCCACCAGAATTCTTCCAGACAATATTCATCTTTAGATTGTCTCGAATCAGAGCGTTGTTAGGAAGAACACGGCATCCGAAGGTGTACGTGTATCCAGCCTTGACCGTAACATTAGTTCCCATACCATAGGAACCTACGGATGAGCCCACCTGGTCCCAACGAACGGAAGCAGTTCCAGCGAACTTCTTAGTGGTGTCTCTGGTAATGCTGTTTGTGCCGTAGGAGTACCATCCAGTCGTGTTTGTTTCAAAGCCTGGATTGCTGTTGAGAGTCGCTACAGTGTATGCGCGAATACGAGCTGAGATGCGGTACAGAATGGTAGGGTCATAAGCAACCTTGGTAACACCAACTGCATTTCTAAGAACAAGGCCGGAGCCCGCGAATTCAAAGAGGGATTCAGCGGAGTAGGCACCGGGGTCAGTCTTCTGAGTTACAGAACCATACTGTAGCCACAGGTTTCCGTCCTGCATGTAGTCAAACAGCTTTGCATAGGTATTGTTCTGCATTGGAGAGTCCAGTGCAGTTACCTTAATTGAGTTGACAGCAAGGTTACGGAATTCGGCATATCCGTCGTTACGGATAATCCAACCACTCGTACCGGCCACATAATTCGCAGAGTGAATGCGTGAATTCACTCCGTCAGCAGATGGATTGGTTGGGTCTCCGACTACAATGCGTCCTCGAACCGTGGCATCACCAAATTGGGCCCCACCAGTCATGTTAATTGACCATGCTGGCTGCCCTGAAAGGCCATCTGCCAACGCAGATGAACGAATTTCACCAGTACGAATAATTCCACCATCAATTGTCGTTGAGCTTGGTGCTCTCCATGGTGATGGGCTACCGGAACCAGCAGACTGAATTTCTATTTGAATGCCATCAACATATACGGTTCCATTTGTCTCAATTGAGAATCCAACAGTTCCGGCTGTGTTGGCACCAACATTTAGAGCGCCAGAATATCTTGTCCAGACGCCATTGTCAGTAACTGCAACCATCGGAGTAAATGCTCTGTAGGTTCCGTCATTTGTTCTAATCTTTAGCTGGCAATTCTTTGAACCAGAGCCAGAAGGATTGAAAATCCACGCTGACATGATGTATGTAGTGTTTGATTCAAGAGTTAGATTGTATCCTGTTGAAAATGAAGAACTGAACCAAACGTCTGAGTCATCACCTGCTGTTGCCCCCGCTCTAACAATCTTTAGGCACTGGTTTCCGTACTTTGAAGTTATTTCTGGAGCAGTGGCAATTGACCAAGTAACAGTTCCTGTTGGAGTAGATGTAGTAATCTTTCCTGTGTACCAACTAGATGCAAATTCAAAGTCAGAGTAAGGTGTCAACCAAACATTCTGGCTATCCTGTAGCTGCAATGCGGCAGCCTTGATTACACCCTGATTGATTTCAAGGGTGTTGTTGGTTAGCTGGTATCCCGCTGTGCCTGATGAGTAATTGGTGCTCTTGATAATACCGCCAGTATCTACGGTCAAGGAGGACTTGATGAGTAGATTGTTGACAATACCCGTTCCGGCCGTAATCTGGTTAGCATCAACATTGTTAATCTTGGCAGAGGTAATGGTTGCGTTAGCGATGTATGCATTACTTACCAATCCAACAGTGACTGAGGCAACTGCGGAAGCAGCAGACTTTAGTCCACCACGGTCCACAGCAATCACTCGAACCCAACGAGCCAGAGCAGAGTCAATAGCAGGCGCTGGGAAAATTTCAGAAACGAATGTGCTGCCAGACTCTACCTGCAATTGTCCAATCATTGTGGAGTCGCTTGCAGTGAATGTAGAGGTGGTTCCTAGGTGAACCTCGAAGTAAGTAACGTCTGCCTCTAGTCGTCCAGAGGTTGACTTCTGCAAGGAGTGGCTTACCTGGATGCTCTGCACATTAGCTACAGCAGTAGGTGCAGCAGGAGTAGAAGGGGCAGTATTTGCCGCCGTCGCATTTACGGCTGTGGTAAATGCACTTCTGTTGGTGCTTCGGTCAAATGCCTGCACTGAGAAGTCGTACTGGACGCCAACAACTAGACCACCAATAGTAATCGTGGTCGTGCCTACAGGAACGTTTACATAGTTGTAATTAGTTCCAGCAGTCTGCTTGTATCTGACAACATATCCTGCAAGGTCAGTATCTGATGGAGCGGTCCAAGAAACTGTGGCCGTGGCAAACGCTGAATCATTTGAATCTACAGCCATTGAAGCACTAACACCTGTTGGAAGCCCTGGGGCTGTCGTGTCTACATCAGTAGGTGAAATTGGAGTCGCTGAAACAGTGACATAGTTTGAAATACTATCAAACACGTCACGAGAGCGAATCTTGAAGTAGTGGACTACACCTAGGGAGCTTGAGTCATATACCAGAGTATTTCCAGTACCGCTGTATACCCTGTTTGCATTGCTTGGGGTAAATCCTGAACCTGATGTGCTCATGTATACGTCATAAGCTGCTAGGTCATCAATTACCTGTACATCCCAACGCATGCTGACGCCACCCACAATTCCGGCCGCAACTACACCGGTTGGGTCTGGTGGTGGTGGGTTCGTTGCTGTAACAGTTGCAGATGGCAATGAGATATTACCAGTAAGGTCTACAGCATAAATGGTGCATTCCAGAGTGGCCTTTGGCGTGCCAAAGAAAGCTTTATTGGTTTCGAAGGCTAGGTCATAGAATGTGTTGGTCGTCTTTACCTCAACATAGCTACCGCCCGGAATTGCGATGCGGACTAGGTAATGAGAGAAATCCAGTAGGTCGGATGCATCGGCATTCTGAGTAACCGCATTCCATTTAGCGGAAAATGCGGTTCGGTTTACTACCCATGTGAGCCCAGTTGGAGCGGCTGGAGGAAGCGTATCCTGAATCGTTGTCAGTTCAAAGATACGGCTCCAGTCAGAAACATTCGTTCCGTCGTTTGAACGGAGCTGAATATTGTAATCCGTTCCTGGGGTCAAGTCTCTTAGAAGAATTCTCATATAGTGATTTCCAATGCGTACTCAATATCCATCTCAGTATCCGCAGTCTTTAGCTTTGGTGATGGCAATACGCTTCTGGCAACAAGTGAGTAATCTACACTTAGTGTGTCAGCGTCTTCTGCTCTAATACCATCAAATACTGCGTTTCCTGTGCCGGTCGCTGAAACAGTAATCTTGGTGATGTTTGCCCAATCTGGTGTTCCAGTAGCCGTAAATGCCGTCTTGCCCATAGTCTTGATTTCATACCCTGTGGCAGCAGCAAAGCTATATTCGTAATAGTTTGTGTCGTCTGTGCTGAATCTGACAGCTACATTGTTAATGGCTGCATCTGCATTGTAAGCCAGAGACATAAAGTCTGAATCTGAGAATACAGAGAGGTCAAGAACAATGTCTGTCAGAGTTGAGCTAGCCCCTCCAGCTACCTGCAAGGCATCTGTTCCAATTCTTGCTAGGCTGGTATTCCATGTTGGCGTAGACCAGTCTTCTGTAGTGGAATCAAAGCTTACAATCACAGAACTATTACCAGCCGTTTGTGGTGGAGTTCCGAACCACAGACCAACCTCATAAATTGTTCCAACGTATTCCTGTGGAATGGTTCCCTTGAATACGATTTTGTCGTTGACAATATCAGCAGACACCAAAGAGACAGGAACCCTGTCCGCCTCGAAGTCCAATGCTGTATCGTTTACATTTTCGGCTGATGCGCCAATACCGATAGCAATTGAATCTGCGATGCGAGGTAGGTTTCCTGCCAGGTATCTAAAGATTACAGACTTTCCTTGAGTTGTTATCATGCCTTTGTCATCCTAACGTCTACCTGAATTGAGTCCTGCACGTCTGGAACCTCAAGAATTACATCTACTACCTGCTGGCCAGTTTCGCTAAAACGAATTGTTTGGCTCACTACGATTACCGTGTCAGGTGGATAGAGCTTGTCGGTGTCATTTTCTTCACCAACATCACTTGGGTCATCAGTGACTGTGTCACCATCGGTATTTACAATATCATCGGTTGTATCCGTGATATCGCTGATGATATCGACATCACCAGTGGTGACCTCTTCATCATTTGGATAGCGTGCATCAACAACCCCAGGTGGAAGAAAGAAGTTGGGGTTGATGACGACATCAGGCTTCTTGATGATTTGATTGCTGTTAATGCTCATGGATTGATTATATCTCACAGTTGCACAAAGGCAAAATTAAGCCTTGACTCTGCGCAACGTGAGCTTCGTCGTGTCATATCCAGTGTCATATCCTCTATTGAGTTCTACGACAAAGTACCTATGATGTACCGGGTCAAAATCCTTCTGTGGATAATTGATGGACACGATGTCTCCAAGCTGAATCAATGGGTTACCAAAGATTTCAGCCTCCACCTCATCACAACCATCTGCCCAGTGATAAGTAATCCAGTCTGCGAGGGCTTGAGCAGCACTCTCTGTCTGAATCCAGTCAGAGGAGACTTCTGTTTCTACGCTTCCACGACGACGAATAGCATCGTCGTTCTTGGAAACAATTGTCTTCTCATCTTCCTTGTTTACTGTTCGACCATAAATCATGAGCTTCTGCTCAACAGGATTATCTGCACCAAACGTCAAAGTGTCTTCACCGTTGACAATAGCATTATTCCTGTAAGCATTTGCAAGAATGAACTTGGCACCAAATGGATTGGCATTGTATTCAGGACAGACGACCTGTGTGTCATTTGAGAAATAGATATTTGAGTGAACGGCAGGGAACTTATCAAACTGCACGTCATACTCTCTAAGCTCATGACAGATAGGACCGAAGTCATCAAAGAATCTCTGAGCATATCTGGCCCACAGATACTTCTTCTTTTTCTTTACGATGTGACTTGTGTAGTGCCACTTGTAAATCCACTCTGAATCAGCCTGGCTACTTACAATGCCGCCGCGAATTCTATCGAACATATCAGTGGTATCGATGTGCAGGTCTTCTGTTGTTCCATTTCCATACAGATATTCAAAGTCAGCGTGAGTGCTTCCACGAGTAAAGACACCAAAGCGTCCTGTCAAAGGCTCCTTCTTTGATACTGGAATAGTGAAGGTCATGACTGAATTACCATTGATGCTTACCTGAATAACGTGACCAACAAATGCACCTGGGTCTCCATAAACACCGTTCTCCATTCTGATGGCGATGTCAATGTCGTACCAAATATTCTTTGAAATGGCCATGGCAACACCCTTACCAGAGCTTGGGCCGAATCGCTCCAGCTTTCCATTGCTTCTACGGATATAGAAGTTGATTTCATTCTGATACTTTCGCCCACCTGGAAGTCTGTCTGTTCGGCAAATCTCCATGTAGTAGCCCTTGTCCTTGCTGCCGAGATTGAAGGCGATGCCAGCCATTCCGTGGTTGTATCCAGTGTCCCTGAAACGAAGCCTGGTGCCCACGTACCAAATGCTTTTATCAGTTTCACTACCACGAGACGCCACGTAACATGTATTGACGTTAGTGGATGTGGTGGCCTTCAAGCTGATGGTTGACTGGTCCTTATTGTGAACGAATCCGCCAGTCCAGGTCTTGTAATCCCCCTTGTAATTAGCAACCTTCACTCCATATCCAGATGCGTCATCCTTATGTGCTGCTGGATATGTGTTCCATAGACCTCGCTCAGCAATTCTGAACCATCCAGAGAAGTAGTTCTTGAATGCTAGCTCTGGTGAACTTAGCTCCTCATCAATCTGCTTCTTTTCATCGGCTGATGTGATGGCCTTAAAGGTCGCCACCCCAGACTTGTTGTAGTACCAATAGCCCTTTGCGTCATAACGCATCAGTTCACCTTCACACTCAATGATTCCTGAATAAGGCCAGACTGATGCTTCGCTGCCGGTCATTCTGATGAACATTTGTGTAGCATCCATTGACTCTCTGAGCTGGCTGCTTCTAAGAACAACATCGCCTTCTGGCTGCCAAGCAATGTCCATGACAGGGGTTCTACCCTGGACATCAGAAATACTGGTAGCCTGATATCTGACAGTTACGTTGTTTGCTTCGAAGTCATAGCTCTGAGCCACGTCAACAATGTCTGGCTGCTTAGTTCCATTGACTACACCATCTAGCTGCCACGCAATTGGATTACCAATGTTGTACGCCTTGTCTCTGGTGAGAATCTGTAGAATTCCAAATTCATCAAAGTAGATGGCTGACTGGGTCGTGCTGGCGAGACTACTGAAAATCTCCCAGATGGTCTTTTCTCCATCTGTCCAGAAGTATGGAACGATGGTTGCCTTGTCGTCATCAGTCTTGTCATAGAAATAGTCACTGAATCCAATAATGTCACAGAGCTGCCAAACAATACGTCCAAGAGTCATGTTCTCGAAGAACATCTTTGGAGGCTTGATTTCCTGCAAGAACTTTGATGCGTCCTTCAAGGAAACTGTTGCAATTTCCTCTCCCTGGCCTGCCCAGCTATCTGCGAACATTGTGTATTCAGTTACATAGACCATGCCACTTCCGCCTACCGGCGTCGTGTCATAACCAATTCTATAAGTGAACTTGATGTTTTTATCTACAAGACCGTAAAACAGGGATTCATCATTGGTGTTGTTGTATCGTCCATCAATGTTTGAAAGCTGAATGCTTGCAGTATTTGATGAAGCTGAGCCCAAAGGCGTGATGAAGGAAGTTGTTCCCATATTGAACTGAGAACTGCTAGTCATCAACGTTGCTGTCAAATCCTGTTCAAGTCGGCAAGACATCTCGATTAGCTCAAGGTACTTGCCCACAGATGAAAGCGTATTTACCTTGAGGCGAATACCCTTTAGCTTTACAGGATTGTCTCGGTAAACTGCTGTACCCCAAGTTCCATTTGCCTGGCGATACAGAACAACACGCCCCTTGGAATCAGGAATGATGTCTCCACCAACAGTAGTCCAGTTGGTACCGTCAGTAGTGATGTCGATATCGTAATCCACAGGCCATGCTGCTGAATTCTCAAACAGGAAATACAGCTTGTTGGTCCAGCTTGCTGTCTTGTAAATGATGTAAGGTCGTACAGTCTTTGAGAAGCCATTGAGCCCACCAATAAGAGAACTTGCTACTGGGGATGACCAATACTTATATGGGTCATCATAGTCTGCAAGGTAATACCTTTTATCGCCGGGCCTGTCTGTGTACTCAGAAACAATTCCCTCAACGCTGGCTCGCGCCTTTACAATTCCTCGTGAGGATGGTCTCAGTGGGTCGGCAATTGATTCAATTGGGTAGTATTCTGGGTCACCCTCATCATATTCTGTTGGGGTGCTGTCTACTGTCTGAATCCCAGCATAACGATTCATATTCCATTCAGCAATAAGCTGGGGCAGAGCCTTTACGGCTAGCCCCTCCTTCAATAGCTTGTTCACTTCAAGTGTCGTTGTCTGCATTTATACCTGTTCCAATGAAACTGTGACTTCGTAGAAGTCGTAATGACCTCTCTTTGTTAGGTTCATGTTGAAGTCAGAAAACATGACCTGATATGTTTCTACCGTTCCGTCTCCATACGTCAGCTCTAGTGTAAAGGCCCCTGGGGTGGCGTCAAAGAATGACTTCATTTGACGCGCACCCCAGAAACCGTCTACCGTATAGGAGGAGGAATGCGGTAGGTTCTGCCATGACACACCGAAAGTACGCTTGTCTGCAACAATGTACTTTCTCATGGTGCCATCTGCCATACGCTGCTTTTTCTCAATTCGCTCAACGTCGATTGAGAGTTCCGCACGATTGTGGTCAGAAATTGCGTTGTTAGCCCAACGCATCAGTCTTGGCTTGGCAAATGTAATAGGCATTACTGTACCTTCCTGCTCCTTCCCTTATTGCTCTCAACCTTGTTAAGAACCTTGGTAACAACCTTCTCAAAGTCAATCTCAGTGTTGATAGCTTCTGCATTGATATTGAAATTGTAAGTGTTACCGCCTCCTGAGTCAATTCTGTCAATTCCATTCTCAAGCTTTGCTGTGAGTGGAGCTGTAAGAACTGCCTCATTTCTATGAAGGTTTGCAATGGTGTTGTCGTACTTAATCTTTCCACCTACTGCAAGACCAGGAATTCCAAAGGTGCCTGGAGGAATATCCTTTCCACCGCGCCAGGTCTCAAAGTGGAGGTGAGGACCGGTTGAATTACCTGTGTTACCAGAGTAACCAATTAGCTGTCCTGCACGAACACTCTGTCCAGCGCTTACGCTTCTCCTTGAAAGGTGAGCGTAGAGTGTGCTGTCCATTCCATTTCCAATGGTGATGTATCTACCGTATGAACGGTATCCACCATTACCAGAACCCTTAAGGTCCTTAGATGTAGTGACATTACCATTCATTGCCGCGACAATTGGTGTTCCAACTGGAACTCCGAAGTCAGTAGCTCTTGGAAGGTTGCTGTGGTGTGCCCAGTCTCGGGAAACAGGTCCCTGAACTGGACGACGGAATCCACCATTTCCAGTAAGAGCCTGGAACGTAGTAGCAGAAACAACCGCACGAGCCATGTCTTCCCACTTAGCATAAGCGCCAGGGAATCCAGAACGCTGAACTGCCTGAGCCTGCTGAGTTAGGCTGAGCTTTCCTCTTCCCTTCATTGCAAGCAAGTGCTTGAAGAACTGCGTTGCTGCGTAAGAAGGATTTAGAATCTGCTCTACTGTACCCCAGCCCTGAGAAGGACGCTGCTGGAATAGACCAATGGAGTCACGGTCACCGTACTTGAGGTTTCGGATTCCTGATTCCTGCATTGCAGTCATGATGGATACGATAAGGTCATTGTTGTTTGCACCCATTCCCTTACCGGTCGCAATAATGGTAGCCGCATTCTGTAGCTGCTCAGCGGTTAGGTTGATTCCACCATAAATACCAGCAGCTCCAGGAATAGCGGTTCCTGCAATACCGAGCATCATTGCCTGGTTAGCACCCTGCTGTAGACCAGCCTGGATTACATTCTGCATCATTCCGAACATTCCAGCACCAAGGACACCAGCGAGACCCATTCCTTCGGCTCCACCAATTCCACCAGTTCCGAGCTTTCCAGAGTTTAGATTCTCCATGAAGTCAACACCGTACTTCTTTACGGCCTTGTCCTTCATCATGAACTCGCCCTTCTTGGCACGAATATCAATCTCTGAATGAGCACGTCCACCAGAGTAACCGGTTCTACCAGAACCACCGGCCTTTCCACCAATTAGTCCACCCTCGTGGTGAGCGTCTAGAGACTTATTCTTTCCAGACTTCTCATTGAGACCAGACTTTGGCAGAGTTCCCTTAGTTACCCAAGTTGAGAACTGACCGATAGTTAGACCAAAGGCTCCCTCAGAAATCTCGTTTGCGACAGACTTACCAAGCTTGTCCCAAGCGATGGTGTTCTTTAGGTCAGAAGCGGCAGCCTTGATGTTCTTGTTAAGACTTTCCTTGATGTACTTGGACCAGTCATTACCCTTGCCCTTTAGGTTTACACCATACTTCTTGTAAGCCTCTTCAATCTTCTTGATATGGTCATCTAGCTCCTTCTTGTTACGAGGAACAAATGCCTTCAATGTCGCCAGCTCATTTTCAAGACCACGCTTAGCAGCCTCGTACTTGCGCTGTACAGCCTTTGTCTTATCCTGAGTCTCCTTCTGTAGAGCCTCACGCTGAGCCTGAATCATCTTCTGGTAAGCTTCACGCTCAATCTGAATCTGCTTTAGGGCCTTTTCACGGGCAACCTGCAATGACTTGTTTGCAGCTTCACGCTGAGCATTCAGAGCTTCCTGCTCTCTTTCCTTTCGGTTTTCGAGCTGCTTCTTTTCGGCCTCTTCCATTTGCTGGATGACCTTTAGTCGCTTGTCACGCTCTGCCTCAACAGAATCCTTCTGCTTGTTAAGTCCTTCAATCTTCTTGTCGGAAGCAGACTGACTTGACGCAGCAGCATCCTCAGTTGCCCATTCATTCATGTCAGCCTGAATGTTGTTACCAATCTTGGCAGCCTCATCTAGATTACCTGAATTGATGGCCATGTTGAAATCGATGTTCTGATTCGCCAAAGAAGCCATGCGCTGCATACGAGTCTTTTCCTTCTCGAAGATTTCCTGACGCTTATTCTCGGCATCTTCCTCAGCCTTGATTGCGTCTTCAATCTTCTTTACTCGTGCGTCGTATAGCTTGTTGATAGCATCAGTACGGCCTTCCCACTTCTTGTCGTGGTTTTCCATGATGTTATCCCACTTCTTGTCGAACGCCTTCTGCTTCTTCTCGTACTTCTTATCAAGGGCGTCCTGCTTCGCCTCGAAACGCTTTTCAGTTCGTTCCTGGCGAGCATCGAACCTGTCATCTGCCTTTTCCTGAGCAGCGTCCAGGGCCTTTGAGCGGGCCTCTGAGCGAGCGTTGATGGCGTCGATTTCAGCTTCCTGCTGGTTGTTCATAATGTTCTCAGCCTCACCTAGAGCGTCGCTCTGTGTGTTTGAGAACGCGCTCTTGTAAGCATCTACAAACTGACCAACATTGTCAGAATTCATTTCAATGGCGTCAAGGTTCTGGCTTAGGGAATCGGTTGAATTATCGATTGCCTTCTGGAATCCCTGCTCGACCTTAGTAGCATCTTCGAGCCCAGCCATTCTACGATAGGTGTTAAGAGTGTTAAGCTTGGTCTGGTTATCCATGCTTACACCTGCTCGTGAATACTCTCTAAGAGTTGAGTTGTACATGTCCTGAGCCTGCTTTACAGTCCAGGTCTGCTTTTCAACCTTATTGAGTTCTGGGATGTACTTCTTAAGGTCTTCTGTGTTGTAGGTTGCTTTACCCTTTGGAATACCCTGCTGGTCTGCGAATTCCTTATTGAAGTCCTTTACAGCATCAGCAGCACGCTGGACCTTGTGGATTTCTCCATCAGATAGTCCAAGCTTTACTCCAAGGGTAGTTCCTTCCTGGCCGCCGCCCGTGTTTTCACTGAGGTAGTCAGTCCAGTCCTTGAAGGTCTCGATACCCATTTCCTTGAATTCCTTGGAATACTTCTTCTTATAGGTCTCGAATAGCTTTACTGATTCAGAGTTTGCTGCGTCGGCAATCTGTGCGAAGACACGCTTCTTTTCGGCCTCCTGGGTATTGTCATAAATATCCCACAAGTCCTTAGCGTTCTGTCTTACTGCAACACCGGCCTTCTGCTGAATGGTTCCTGGGTTGGCAAAAAATCGTCCGAAACTCTCAGACTTTGACTGGTCGAACTTTAGATTCGTTGCGTCAGACATATCCTGAGCTGCGTCCTTCATTCTCTTCTTAATGGTTGCCTCTACGTCATCAAAGTCAATTTGAGCCTTTAGCTTGTACTCAAATTGAGCCTTTGAATAACGCTGACCCATGATACCAAGAGCAACCTTCGTGGCCTCTTCTGCCGCGCTCTTTGTACCACCGTGAAGACGAACCTTTACACCCTCTTCAATAGCACGTCCCCACTTCTCAGCTTCGGATGCGTCGTAGAACTTCTGCATATCGTTGTATGCGTCCTTGTTGTTCTTCTTGAAGGTGTTCATCTTGTCGTTAAGAGAATCTACATTCTTTCCACCCTGAGCAACAATCTTCTGCTGCTCGGTGTAGGCAAATCCTAGAGTCTTTGACCATGCATCGGCAGACCTCTCAATGTTTTCCTGTTCCTTTCGAGAGGCTGCAATGTTCTTGTTGATAATGTACCAGGCTGCACCAATTGCAAGGGCAACTGCTAGGGCTGTACCCATAATCGCACTAAGACCACCCATTGCAGCTACCGCGCCTCCAATTGAGCTACGTACTGCGCCCATGGCTGCTCGGCCTCTGGTAGCAACAGTTCCGAATACGGATGTGGCTGCACTACCAATGGCACTGATTGCTGGCATAGCAATTGTCTTAATGGCTCCTGCGAACTTGGTGATAGGTCCAATAAGCATTGGTCCGAACAGGGCTAGAGGGATAATCATCTGGGAAATGTTGTTAGCCATGGTTCCTGAGTCGGTAACCATTGTTCCCATAAATCCTGCTGCTAGCGCTACGTTCTGGAAACTGCTTCCCATCTGCTGCCATGTACGACGTGTTCTTGTGGCATTGTTGTTAATCTGCGTAGACGCGTTCTGAGCCGCCTGCCAGTTTCTAACTTCTGCCTGTGTTAGAGCACGTCCAGTTGCATCGCGGTATCCAGCACCAGTCATTGTAATTGGGCCGGTAACCGTTGGGGTAGCTGGCCTTGCTGGTGGAAGTGGAGCACCAGAAACAATTCCTGGCTGCACACCCATTTGAGCCGTTCTGCGGGCAGCAGTTTGTAGCCCTGTCTGAGCTGCTGTAGCTCGTGTAAGGGCTGCTGTCAATTCATTAACAGTTGCGATAAGGGCCTGTGTGGCACCAGCCTGAGTCTGCATTGCTGTTGCCTGCTGCATTGAGGCAAGACGTGATGCCACCTGTTCTGGTAGAAGTGCACGGAATCGGAATACGAGTCCAAGAAGCCCTGCACCCATTGCAAGAGCCTGTCCAGCAAGGTTGGCAAATAGACCGACTAGCATAATGATTGGACCTGCAATCGCACCGGCAATAATTGCGATGGTTGCGAATGACTTTACTGGTCCTGGTAGCTCATTGAATGCTGAGACAATCTTTGTTACCGCCTGAACAATTGCACCTGCTACAGTAAGGAATGGCTTACCTGCCTCTGCCAGCTCAACCTTTAGAGACTCAATGGCAATCTTTAGTCGTCCTGATGGAGACTTCTGCAATGCTTCCATCTCTCGGCTGGCTGCGTCTGCCCAGCTAGAAGACTCCTTTCCTGCAAGCGCGTAAGCCTTACCAACCTGAGTCGTTGTGTCCTCAAGATTGGCCATTTCCTCGACGATTGCCTGGAGACGTGTCGTCTGCTGAGTTCCGAATAGAGCTGAGAATAGCTTCTGCTTGTTCTTACCGGACAGTCCTGCGGTTGCCTTCTGCAATGCTACAAAGGTAGGGATTACCTCACCCTTTGTCTTGTCAGTCAGCTCCGTCAGAGACTGGCGCGTAAGAATTTCGAACATGTCCTTTGCCTGCTTTGTAGGCTTGAGGACTCGGGTGAATGACGCCTTGATTGCGTTAGCACCTTCGACTGCATTAATACCACGTGCACGCATGGCAACGAGCAGCGTACCTACGTCCTGGAGTGAACCTCCAAGAGTCTTCATAGGCGCTGCTACCTTTGGAATAGCCTTAGAGAAGTCCTCAATAGAAAGTGAGGTAGCATTCTCTACCGCGTTCATATAGTTAAAGTCTTCGGCAAGCTTTGAAGTATTGTCACCATATACTGACTGCAAGGTGATGGTTGTGTCAAGAGCCTTCTGGTAATCCATTTCACCAAGGGTGGCGAGACGCATAACCTCGTTGGTCTTACCGATAAGTTCATTACCCTTTTCACCGGTCGCTGCTAGGTCAGCCTCTACCTTTAGAGTGTCCTTCATTGAAGCACCATATTGCTCTGCGGCATTCTTGGCAACTCGGAATGAATTAGCTCTTAGGGATGCTGACTCCTGAGCAAACTTCGCTGCATTCGTGTCCTTTGATACAGAGAAGTCATATACCTTTGCAATACGTGTCATCTGTGATTCTACATCGTATGCAAGCTTACCCATTGCAGCACCGGCCGCTACAACAGGAACAGTAAGACCAACCATTAGCTGGCGTCCGGCCCACTGAGTGTTCTTACCCCACTTAATCATGTTGGCAGCGGCAGAAGACGTGACCTGGCTGACGAGACCCATCTTAATGGCCATCTCGCCTAGCGCAGCATTTGTAGTAATGGTTCCTGCGCGTACCGCGTTAAGTGTTTGTCTGAATTTACCTAGGCGCTCTGGTGCGTCTCTAGGGACGATTAGGTCCATAGTAGACGCACCTCGCGTACCTGTCGTCCACTGAACAGATGCAGCTCGACTTAGCTGATACTGCTCACGAAGAACCTGGTTAAAGGTCTGGCGATTACGGAGAGCCTGACGTAGAGAAATATCCTGCTTCTGCAATGCCTTGGTGTACATTTCGGAAGCTGAGGCAACACGCATAGTCTCGGTAGTCATGCTACCAAGACTGCGAACCTGATTCCTGAATGCCGCCTGATTTGCTGATAGTGCCGCTGGCGTCATTCCGCGTGCCAAATTAGCCTGCATTGCTGCAAGCTGAGCATTAATGGCTTCGATTTCTCTGGAAGCCGCACGGAAATCCGCAGTAGCGCTAAAGCGGATATTAATATTCTCTATTGTCAGTCATCTCCTTCTATACCAATGCCAATTTCAGCGAACTCCAACACCTCGGTTGAGACTCCTCTGTTCTTGGCTTCTGCTCTGCGCTTGATGTCATCAAAGGTAGGTGCATCACTTTGCGGTTCTTCAAGGTCAATTCCCTTGAGTGCTGCCGTAAATTTGTTCTGCTGGAAGTCTGCATCACGTTTGGCTTCAAGGAGAGTTTCCAGCTCTGCCAACGTGAGGTTTTCTTCCATCTCCTCAAAATTCTTCCAAATGCCTAGCAGGAAAAGTTCTGCTTCAAGCTTAACTAGATTTAGCTCGTCCCAGCTTGTTCCATCGCTGCCGCTGCTGCGGCCATCAGTTCCGGGTCGTTGAGCTTGACCCCTCCACAAATTTCAATAATCTTGTGGACTGTTGGCATGTCAACGGCATCCTCAAACTTCTCGGTGTCCTCGTACTCCTTGTACAGAGATGAGAGACATAGCTGTCCTACCTCAATTAGGAAGTCAACTACCTGGTCGTCATCCTTAAGTCCATCTAGTTCCTTGAACTTCTTCATGAACTTACGAAGATTCTTAATGTTTAGCGGCTTGAGTGTCACCTCATTACCGTCCTGTAGCACAATCTCTTCGACTGTGTATACGCTTGTTGCCACATTTCCTCCTATGTGTTTGAAATCATTATATCAACGCTTTGTCACAATCCAAAATGCGAAAGCCCCCTTTCGGGGGCTAACGCTAAACGTCTTGGATTAGGCGATGTTCCTGTCCTTAATCACACCGTATTCCTGACCAGAGAAGCTTGGGTCTGGAAGAAGTCGGAATGAGACTGGGAATACCGTTGCCTCATTTCTCCTCAGTGAGTGAGAAGAAGACTCAATTGATAGAGCACGTCTTACGTGGTATACACGCTCTCTCTTCGTACCGGCGTCTGCACGTGGTGCAGGGCCGACAAATGCTACGGAACGCTCAGTTGGCTCGTCTCCAAGTGCACCAGCGGAAATCGCCAGAGTCTCAGAAGTAGCGTCAGTTGAGAAGCTGCTGTTCTGCTGACCCCAAACAATGAGAAGATTCTCAAGGGTAGCCTCAGAGAATGTGGTGTTAACCATAACTCTCATGGACTGCTTGAATAGCTTCGCAGAGTCAAGAAGCTGGTCAACTTCTACCTCGCCGTAGTCTGGCTCGTAAGAAACCTCGACACCTTCGGACGTAAATCCAGAGTGCTTCCAGTCAGCGCTACCATCTAGGGCAGGCGTCATGCTGTTAGTTCCGGAAACGGTTGGAAGGACTGGCGCGCTGGTCCATTCTGTTGAGTCCTCAGCAGAAAGGTAAACCGCTGCTGCACCAATAATGATGTTCTTTACCTGATATGCCATGTTTGCTTTTCACCTCTTTTCTTGAAAAAGTGTTGCTTGGCTAGAGCACTTCCTCAAGATTATGTTAATGGCTCCGAGGTTATGAAGCAAACTAGACTCTCATACCGTCATTATCTAGACTGCCAGTGAAGCATACGTTAAGAACAATCATTGCTGAATGCCTTCCGCCCTCTTCTGTTGCCGGTTCGATACTTGTTGCGTTTACTACTCGGATGTACTTCATCTCAAATGCCTTCTGGTTTGCTGTGCCATTTGCACGAAGCCAGTCGTTTACCTCATCTGCTGACCAGTCATATCTTCTGTAGAGCTGATTGAGATAGTGAATAATGTCTCTGATTTTATTTGCGTCATCGGTATATACCACGTACGCAAGTTGCTCGTGCTCAAGCCACCAATCTTCGTAGGTGCCTTCCTGTGCATAGTTGTAAACGATGAACGGGATTCCCTTGGCCAAGTTAGTGAATTCTGGCTGCTGTTGTGCTGGGATGATAGGAGTCAACATCTTGTAATCATTCATGTTGATAATGCCAGCTTCTACAAGCTTGGCCTGTGTGAATGCGTTAACCGCATGTGACCCTGTTAGTTTATAGTTCGGCATTTCCTCTCCTTCTTGCTACATTCTTTCTTAGTCTTTCCTGTAGGAATTCTTCTGCTAGACGAGCACCATTCTCAAAACTGGCTCTGCTGTCAGCAACAGAGATTCTTCCTGTTTTGCGCCGGGCGACCTTGAATCGCCTCATGAACTTTGCCATATTTCTTTCGGCGAAGTCTCCCTCAAGTGTTCTTCTAATTCCCTCATCGAACGCCTGTGAGGCTCCTGGGCCTGTCCACCAATTGGTCCATGCTGCTGTAAATGCTCCAGTTGTAGCTGAGCCTCCAGGATTCTGTACGAATACTGGGCCTCTCGTGAAAATGATTCTGTCGTCTACTGGGAATGCTAGAATCTTTGCACGCTTTGGCTTGATGGTTACTCCAATATTGTATTCCATAATCATCGCCTTGTAGATGAATCTATGGACTCGCTTGAATGGAACCTTGTCCCCTTCTGGCAAGGGTACTGGCAATACAGAGGCTCGGAATTCAAAGGATGCATACCTTTCACTGCCGCGCCCTCTTAGTACATTCTTCCATAGCTGATACTGCGGAGCACCAATGTGTCCCCAGTCATATACGTGATGAAATGTATTCGGTGAGGCTGGGGCAACTGCTGACATATAGGCGTCAAATCTCTGAGACAACTTATCGTGAGTGTAATTGAGAACTGCTCCCATATTGGCATCAGTCTTTACTTGTGTAGACAATGTTGTCAGAAAGCCTGCCAGAGCAGATGCTTCAACCGTATCAGCGTTTACAGCAAGAAACGCCTTTCCCTTAGCCGTAGCCATTATTGAACCTGCGCCCTCTGAATCAGAGCTGTATTTTCGACATGGTTTCCGAATGGGTCAACCACTGGAGTTACACCCATGACAAGGAATACAGTTGGTGGAGAGCCTTCGATTTCTTCTTCGCGCCAGATTATCTCACCCTTACCATTTGATACATTGGTGATTCTGTCTCTCTTTGAGAGAGTAACGCTTCTAGGGAAAACCAAAGTAGCCCAGTCGATATTCTCATAAACTTCTGAGTATCGCTGGGTTGTTCCTGCTACTCGGATTCCTCCATTCGTTACACCACGAACCATGCATTTGATAACAAGGGTCTGGTCGCCAGGTTCATCAGCATCTTCGTCTGGAACCCATACACGGATGATATCTCCTGTTTCTGGGTCCTGCTGTGTTGTCCAATGACCACCGGGATTTTCCTGTGGATTGGTTCCAACCTGACGAAGAACTGTGGCTCGCATGTTAAAGCGAGAAGAAAGAAGGCAACTCATATTACCGCCAGATTACTTAGCTTGTAATCATTCAGAAGCTGGTCTGCCTTTAGATTTCCAGTTCCATCATATGCTGCCTGGGTAAATTGTAGTCTCCAGTCCGCCGCCTTGATTGATTGTAGATATCTGTCTCGGTATGAGCTGTCTTGGCAAGCGTAATCAGAGATAAGAAGTCTTGCTGCCTGAATTACTGGATAAGGAACTGTTTCATATCCCCAGTCTCCTGTAATGGTATAGACGCTGGTGTATGAGAAGTCACGCTTCTTTATCGTGCCGGGCGCGTAGATAACATTGTTGAAGTCATCTAGCACATCCTCTGGCGGAGCGTCCTTGATAGTCCAATAGGCTCCTGGACGACCTGCTAGAAACCAGCCCTGTCCTCGTGTGATAAAGGAGTTAACGTCGAAGACGAACATGTCGTCTGACATATCTGTAAAAGACAGGAGTGGCCTTGGAAGGGCTAGCTGAGTGCTGTCATTTCCATTGACCATCTCAGTTCCGGTAAACTTTCCGAATGACTGTCCTGTGTATGCTTCAATAATTCTTCTGACTACTGACTCTGCATCGTAGCGGTCATCATCAGAAACGTCTTCAAGCAGCTCTGCTAGCTCTGACAAAGGAATGATTGGCGTGACTACCTCTTCCCACGTCGTACGTGAGAATCCAGTCTTCTTCCAAACAATCTTTAGCTGGCCATCATATGCTGTGAGATTCCAGTCCAATACTGTGGAATGCTTTCCGGTGGTAGAGGTTACGGACTGGTTAGCGGAAATCAGCTCATCACCGCGATAAATATCAGCGGTTAGTGGTCCTGCTACTGGATGTTCCAGTATGACAGTGCTTGTAGTGTCTCTGTAGATTTCCATGCTCAGATTGTATATCGTTTTGCCTTAAATAGCAAAGAGGCCCCGAAGGGCCTCTGTCAGCTATAGAACTCTCTTACTTCCTTTGGAGAGGCAATCCTGAATCCTTCGTACTTCTCAAGGATGAAATCTGCGTCTCTTTCCTTGACGATTGCGTAAGGATTGTCTCTGGTGAACGTGACTCCTCTTACCTGGAAGGTACCGTTCTCCCTGGTCATTCTAAGAAGAACCTTATTCTCGTCTGCTGATTCTACTGGCGCATTGAATACCGGCTTTTCTACCGGGGCTTCCTGAACCTCCTCAGCCTCACCTAGCTGCTTCTGGTAGTAGTCCCAGGTGACACCATTCTCCATCAGTTTGGTAAGAATAACGCTCTTATTGTCCTTGGGGTCAATATCAACTGCGAAGTCGTCCGCAATCTGCCTAAGCTCATCGACCTTCATTTTGTCAAAACTCATTCATATCCTCCATACAACGATTGTAGCATAGAAAGCAGAAAGAGGGCCGAAGCCCTCTTTCGCTATTAAGTTGTGCCTGATTGATTAGGCGGCAATCTTGACGTTCTTGACGACAACGAATGCGTCTGCGTTCTCAATCTGAGTACCTACACGGCAGTACATAGTGTACTCCGTGGTGTCCTTCTTAGGCTTGAACTCACGGAAGACCTGGATTTCACGCTTGACACCCCATAGCATGTTGTTAGGGAATGTTAGCCATACATCTGCGTGGTTACCAGCGGCACCTGAGTAGTCTCCGTTCAGGGTCTCCTCGAATAGAGGAACCTCCTGTACAGGGATACCAAATGCATTACCCGTTGTGAAACCGGCTGGACCCTCAGTACGAACTCCACTGTTGATACCAGCAGCGGCCATAGCCTCTGGGGTAACATAGTCAGCAGATGTGTTCTGTAGACTGAATAGGTAGTCCTGAATTACATTTGAACCTGTGAAGAACTTAAGACCGTTACGACGCTGCATGTACTTACGTGGCATAGCCTTTAGGGCCTTGTTGAAGACAGAACGGTCTACACCGTTACCGCCGTGGTCAATTACGTGACCGCCTGCAAGAGCACGCTTGCGCCATCCATCGAATGCCTTTAGTAGAGGGTCCGTGGTGAGGGCCGTATTACCGTTAATGGCTACGTCCTCAAGGTCGTTACCGGCCTGAGTTGCCATTAGACGTGCAATGTGGTCCTCAAGTGCGTCACCTTCAATGTTGTCTTCAAGGGACTCGCTAGAGATTTCCCAGTCTAGACGAAGCTTCTTGGTGGTAAGAGAAATCTTGGAGAATGTTGCTCCGGCGTTTACACCGTCGTCAACTGCCTCAGTGGCAACTCTCATTAGACGCTCACCAATTCCGAGCTTGTCAATGTCAACTGTATCAGCTCTCATACGAATGGTTCGAACCTGGGTACCGAGTACAGTGGCTTCCCACATGTAGTCAATAAAGCGGTTGGACTGTTCTGCGTTTAGCAGACCACCGCCACCAGATGCTACCTCAGTGGTACGAATGACCTTTTCAATTAGCTCATCGCTCATGTTGTTTGTTCACCTCTTTCCTTTTCTTGGATTACTTGATGTCGGAAACACTGAGGAAGTGTCCGCCCCACTTTGAGCCCTTAGCCTTGCTAATGGTCTCTTCCTTTGACGTGCCAACGTCGCCGGACTTCTTGATAGCAGTCTCCTTCTCAACACTGTCAAGTCGCTTTGCAACTTCCTCGTGCTGGTCGGTTAGACTGTCAAACTTCTTGCTAAGCTCGCCGTGCTTTTCGACTAGCTCAGAAAACTTTGAATCGAATGCCTTGTTGATTTCATCAACCTTGGTCTCGATAGTCTTAATTTCCTCAGCAGTAGCTTCACGAGTCTGCTCTAGGCCCTTCTTAATTGTTTCCTGGACCTGCTCAAGCATCTTCTCGAAGTTTGGCTCCTCTGCGCCGCCCTCATCTACTTCTGCTGCGGTTTCTGCACCCTCAGACTCAACAGTTCCATCAGCCTCAACCTCTGGAGCATTCTCAGTTGTTGATTCCTCAACCGGAGTCTCTGATTCGGCTCGACCCTGCTCCGCAACGTCGTCCTTACGCTCATCTGCCATTTGTTCTGCACCTCCCTTTTCAGTGTCCTTGTCAGAAGACTTAGTAAATTCTTGTACGAGATTCTTGACTGCTTCCTGACGGTTGCTGTCTGTCTCGAACCAACCAATGTTTTGCATTGACTTTCCGCAAGCGGAACAGTCTGCGCTTTCCTCGGTTGTAGTCTTTGCGATTTCATCTGCTGGACACCAGAAGACATTCTCTACGGAGGTTTCTACGACCATACCCTTCATTACCTTGTCGCCACCAGCCACCTTTTCAATGCTGAAAATGTTAGCAAGCTGATTGGCCGGATTATCAACAAGGGACAGTTCGATGAGTTCGTAGTCCTTAATGAATCGTACGTTTGTCTGGGCATCCTTATTCCACTCAGTGTCAGAGTCAATGATGCTACCGCCGATACTAAAACCGCTTAGAGTACCGTCAAGTACCTTTTCCCATGTGTCCTGAGCACCCTTTGAGACATACGCTGTTGCGAAAATGCCACGGAAAAACTTCTGGGTTGTTGAGTCAAAGAACTCTTCCTCTCGGAAGTCAACCAGCTTTCCCACTGCAATAGGCTGATGCATCTCACGGATGTTTCCACGGAAACGAGCAAAAGCCTTCTGTGAAGCTTCTGCTAGAACAATGTCACCATGAGAGTCGAAGTTGTCAAGAGTAGCAAAACCACTAACCTGACGCTTCTCCACATCATACTTTGCAATTGGCATTGTCAAACGAACATTATGTTCGTCGGCATGCCAGGATGCCTTCTCAATCTTCATGGTCTTATCTTAGTTACTTCTTTATTATCATGCAAACTAGGGTCGATAACCTTCTTGTTTACCCGTAGATTGATGGCTACGAAGGCACAATAGATGGCGACCATGAATGCATTAATCCATCCCACTGACTGCCAGGCACCAAATAGATAGAATCCACTGATGACAAGCCAGTAGTAGAAACCTGCGAGTGCTCCTCTGTGCAGAGCACCATATCCCATTTTGACTACACCCCATAGCATGAGAACCCCTATGACCATTGCTGCAATTCCCCATACTAGTTCCGGGGCAAGATTGCTCATGCTGTCATAGATTGGGCTACGCATAAACGTGTCCCATGGGAGAGCCAGCCACAATCCCCACACGAATGTATAAACACCCATGATGGAGATTGCAGCGGTATTGATTGGCTTCCTTAGTCCTCGTGCTATCTGGTCAGTCTTTTCCCAAAGCTTGTTCATGCTGTTGCTCTTCCTTCACCCTTCGGCTGCCGGGCCTCTCCTGACGTATCAGAAGAATTCGCTGAACGCTCTGCGTCACGAGCCCTTGTCTGATTTGTCTGAGCGTTTGCCTCGGCCTTCTGCTGCGGCTTCTGCTCGACAATCTTGTCACCTCCTGGAAGACCTGGCCTACCACCACGAGCACGAATCTCGTTAGGAGTCGTCCACTGGTTACGAATAGCACGCTCGTCAATCTTGCTCTGAGTGTCTTCGTCGGTGAGTGATAGCTCATTTAGATGAATAAGGAATACATCGCTGACTTCCTTCATAATCTTGTTGAGCTTATTTTCAAAAATGGTCTGTTCTGGACGGCAAACCTGTTCCTTGAAGGTCTTGTCTGCGTCTCTTGCGACTGCTAGACTGGCTCCTTCTGCAAGGCCAACCTTTGTAATTGGAACTCGGTGTGCCATGAGGATGTCATTCAGGTTTCCCTTACGGTAATTGTTGAATGAGCTGTCCTGGGTACCGGCCTCAACTGGCTTCATTTCAAAGCTCGTCTTACGGTCCTGCTCATCTGGTGGCAGAGGAACATACAGGGTTCTGTGATTCTTACCCTTTAGGGAAGTCTGGAAGAACTCAGTGATTCGTCGCTCTGCTGCTGGGCTGAGCTTTCCTCCCTTGATGACAATGACATACCTAGGAACAGCCTTGTTCTCGAAGTAGTCCAAGTTGAATCTGGTAGCGAACTCATTACCTGCGACAGCAGCCTTAGCTGCCACGATGTCAGGGATTCCGTAATATCCATTGCTCGGAGCATACTTCTTGATGTGGATGACTTCATTTGGTCTTGGGTCATTTCCTACCGGGTCCGTTGTTTCCTTGTCTCCGAAGTTTCGGAAGAATACAGCCTTATTGGAAATGATTTGAACAAATCCATCTCTGCGCTGCCTGATTCTCATTGTTGTGCTTGGTACATGTCCAAGGTAGCCGATTTCACCATTGCTGGTTCGACCTACCTCAAGGTATCCATTTCCAGTTACCTCGTAATCGGTCCATACCTTGATAAGGGTTTCCATGAAGTCGTCTTCTTCATTGCAGGAAGTAATCCAATCCATGATTCTTTCCTTCTCAACTGCAATCTTCTTCCGGGCCTTCTTAACCTTGTCCTCACCATCAATTTCATCAAGCTTACGCTTGGCTGCTGGTGTCTCTACAAGGTCATAGCCTAGACCAACAATGTTGGAAACCTTGGCCTTAACTGCTGCGTAGTGAGGTGATGAAACCTCGTAAAGCTTAGCCAGATAATCGAGATTGTACGGAGGAAGCATTACCTGGAAGGCATTGTATCCCGTGACCTCCTGGCTTTCTTCCTTCTTTGAGGCAGCGCCATCTACACCACGATAAAACTTCTGCAAAGACTTCGTGGTGCGAATCTTGAAGGAACGGGATAGGCCATCCAAGCTCTTGTTCAGCTCATCGGCTGACTTGGCAAATGGGTCGGGGTCGTGACCAATGTCACGACTATATTCATTGCCCAGAGAAACTTCGATTACTCGCTCATCTTCTGGCTCGGCCTCTACAACTCGATTACTTGTCATTATGCTCCTTGTAAATCTGCTCACTTACGAGAGCTGGAATATCATGCTCGTCTGGAATGAGTCCGAAAGCCTGACGCTGCTTCTGGTATTCGAATTCCTCATCAGAAATCTTTCGGTTACCAGAAAGAAACAGTGGCTTACCGACCATAATTCCATAGTGACGAGCTGCCTCGGTGAGTTCGTTTATGCGCTTAAGGTCACCCTTCATGGATGCGATGGAGAGGAAGTTGCCTTCATCATCTCCAACCCACTGGCCATTAGGCATTTCCCATACATAAACTCCGTATGCAGCCTCATCGACTGTCTGGATATTGGTCTTTTTCATACTGATATCTTAAGCACATTGACGTTATTAAGCAAGAAAAGCCTCCACATCGGAGGCTTTTCATTATCCTGCTGGTGTAATGCCCCAGACATGGGCATACAAATTGGTTGTAGGTGTAGCTTCGTCAATTCCGACATCAGAAGAGTCGTTGACAACCAGGCCAGGCAATCCAAGATAGGCTGCATACATCTGTTGTAGACCAGCTAGGTTGATGGTGTCATAAATTGCAGAAAGTTGAGCAATGATTATGCCGGGGCTTCCTATCTGCAATGCCAGATTAGCTGGTATCGTAAAGACTCCTGCAATGTGATACCAACTATCTGAACCGAATACGGTTGCACCAGATGACACAGATGCACCATTTACCGTGAAGGCTGAGAAGCCTGAGAAAACAATTGTATTTCCAGAGCGCTCAACATTCACGCCGGTCGCATTAAGAATGTTTCCAGCAGTTGGCTTGACCCACATATCGAATCCTCGAATGAATAGGTCCCCAGGCTCCTCCTCACCTGCATATGAGCTGTCAAGAGATACGTTGATTGCTCCTGAAATCATTCTCAATCCATTGATGTCTGCGTATTCGATTGGTTCGTAGTAATTATCGCTCGCAACTCCTGTACCTGACATCTGAGCTGTTCGGTCTGAGCGACTGCCTCTGAAATACTTGTCAAGATAGGCGACAACCTCAATGTATTCTACGAAACTGGTGTCATCTACAATTCCACCATCAAAGGTGATACGGATATCAATGGTGCTGTCGTTGTCCAGCGTCGTTGCCCCGGAATCAGAAGGTGTCAGCCAAACTGTTCCACCATCCAATGAGTATTCGATTGTGTAGCTTCCCTGGCCCTTCCAGTTGATTCTTGCATCTGAAATTGTTGTCTCTGGGATAACATTGAATGCAATGGATGCCTGCCAGGTGCCGGGCAATGATGTATTTGTGTAAACAGGAATAATCAGACCGTCTTCGACGACAGATGACTCTGACTGGGAATATCCTGGAGCAATTGTGTCATCAATGATTACTGTATCTGACAGAGTTCCAGTTGCCCAATCTGCTGCTGATGACCAGAGCTGCTTGAGTGCAATGTTTCTTGTTTCATCAGAGAAGTTCCAGAAGATTGCATCATTGTACCCGGCAATTCCTTCGCTGCTATCTACATCAATACCAAAGCCGTAATGCTTGGCTACTGCGTCTCTTGTGAGAGCAAAGGTGTAAATGGCTGGTGCATCTAGAGCAATCGTGCTTACGCCACTTGATTGTCCAGCAATAAGGTCAGTTGTCAGGAACGCGTAAACATCTGTCTGCTGTTCATCAGTTAGGTCAGTTTCTGCTACTAGAACTCCATCAACATAAAGAGAGTTCTTTGCATTGGTGTGGACTCCTACTACGTGAAAAGACTTGCTAGCATCGTATTCGTAGGTAACTTCACACGTACCGGCCGTTAGATACTTTGTTCTGAAAGTGATATTGGTTGGGGAAATGACCAGACCATCATAGGTGCTGGAATGACTCATCAACGCTACTTCACCAGTAACGTTAACAGGCTTCACCCATGCCTCTAGAGAGAACTGACGCAGCTCGTAGCCTTTGTTAAATACCGGGTCGTCCATCTGGAGCTGGTTGGTATTATTCAAAAGCAGGGCACTGCCTGAACCAGTTACAAGGGCAGGGTGGCGAGTAATTGTTCCCACTAGGTCAGCGGTCCTTAGACTACCGGCAGAATCCGGAAAGGCTGGACCTGTTTCATCCAACTTCCAATAGCTGAATGGATTGTCTGCGAGAACTTGTAGTTGATAGGACATACAGTTATTTTATCATGTCTAACGCAAAAGGCCGAGTCCGAAGACCCGGCCAATGCGGTAAAATAATCCATCCTAAGACAGCGCGCACGAAGACGCACAGACAACCCGGACTCATTTCCTAGGCTGTAAGGACAGTATATCACTTGGTGTTCTGAGCGTCAACCTTCTTTGAAAGGTCATCGACCTTCTTGGTTAGAGCCTCAAGCTTTTCATAGATTCCACGCAGAATAGACATTGGTGCCCATGTTGGGTTTTCCTTTGTCTCATGTCCTGCTGGTGGAGTAGCTGCATCGAGGTCCCATACACTCTTGTATGTTGCATCCTTCTTTGCCACTGTTGCACCTCCTGTACTTGGCTTTGTAGGCGTTGTTGGAGTAGTTGGCTTTGATGGAGTTGTAGGAACTGTTCCCTTTGGACCAGCCTTTAGTGTGTCAGCGACAGCAGAACGAACCTTGGTCATATCCATAATCTTGCTTGGGGCATAACCTGGGTCCCACTTGTCGTTTGACCATTCACCGTGTCCGATAACAGACTTCTCGGTCCACTTGTGGAAGTCTAGAATAGCTGCGGATAGCTTTAGAGCAGTGGCGTACTGAGCGTCAGTCATTGCATGACTTCCAGAGTACATAATCTCTACTCCATAGAAGTGAGCGTTTCCATCCACTCCATTTGCATTACCGCGCGTAGGCTTTAGCTGACCAGAGTAGTCCTCGTTGATTACGTGGTTAAGAACTGTTGGGTCACCTCCACCTGCGTGATTTGCTCGACCCCATCCAACTAGATAGACAGTGCCATCTGGTGCTAGACCAAAGTGGCAAAGAGGGCCAGGCAGAGTGCTCAATCCATTGTAAAGCGTTGAACCAGCGTAAGAAGCTGCATCAGCAGACTTCACATCAGCACCAGTGTGATGCCAGATGAAACCGTTCATTCCACCCCATGCACCCTTGGCATTCCTGTTATGAGTCTCCCAGGATTTTACTTCCTTGTATGGAATTCCCCACTTCTTTAGTTGCGCTACAATCTGACTTGCAGTCATTGGTGTTGCGATTTTAATCACCTCCTCGGTAAGTAGTATAAATCCGAAGAGGATATAAAGCAAAGAAGCCCGGTACGAATACCGGGCCTCTATTAGCCAATATCTACGACTTCGCAAGCACCGGCCGCACAGGCCAATTCTTGACTTCCGGTCGTATTGTCACCCTCTTCATATGTAGGAAGAAGGTCCCACTGAATTTCATCAGGCATCTTCTCAAGCCATTCCTTGTACTCTGCTTCGGTGATGGTCTGATATGGAGCCTGCTTGTAGGTGTGCTCAGAGAATGGAAGGAATGAAATTCCAGACACTTCATCGAAGTGCTTGTAAACCCATGCTCCAACTTCTAGCCATTCACTTTCCTTTACGGAAACTGTGATAGATGGCTTGTGCTCACACCATGCTCGCTGGTAAGCAAGCCAAATTTCAAGGTGCTCAATTGCCGTGAGGTCATTTCGAGTAAGCGCACCTTCTGCCGCCTTCTTGGGGAAGCTAAAGACTGTTGTGTCATTTGGCTTCATTACGTCTGGCTCGTTTGGAACTCCACTGTCCTTGAGGAACTGAGTAAGAGGGTCCTTATTGTCTCCTCGCACTGTTCGAATATAGAAGTGGTCATGCTCAGTATGCATTCCAGAAGGAACACCCACTAGCTGTGAAACAGTTCCAGAAGGCTTGACGCAAGTAATTGCAGCAGAGCGAGGAATACCAATTGCGTCGGCAGTCTCTGCGTTAGCTTCAATTGCTACATTCTTTAGTCCGTAAAGGACTGCGGAAAGTTCGTCAATTCCTTCCTGACCTGACATCAGTCTGTTACCGAACTGGCCGGTAAGAGAAACGCCAAGTAGTCTTTCTTCTTCGGTATTGCGCTTCCAGACCTTACGAAGATACTTAAAGCTGGTAAGAGTTGACTGCCACGTTCCAAGGATTGTGGCGGCTCGTACCTTATTTGCCAGAGTATCCTGTGTGTCATCTGGTCGAACAACAACCTCAGTTAGGTTACAGAACTGGTTAGGTCGAAGGATAATTTCGCTACATGGATTAGTTCCGAAGTCGAAATTGCCGTCTCGCCTTCCATTCTTAAGTACCTGGGTAACTGCTGCCTGGCGATTGAAGATTCCACGCTCTCCAGACTTGGAGTCGTAGAGATTCTTCCACTCAGCCATGAATGCAGTCATGTCAGGCTTACTGGTGTAAGCTACTGAGTTATTTGCAAGGGCGCGCTGAGGCTGATTCTCCCACCAATTGCCGGACTTTGCTGTAGCCATACGAAGGTCACTGAGGTCAGAAAGAGAAATTAGCGCTGAACGCCTTACTCCACCAACAACAACAACTTCTGCAATCTTACATACAAGGTCATGAGCTTCAAGAGAAGTCAACTGCCTACCGGCCGCCTTGGTGAAGATATCAATCGTGAACTGGAAAAGCTGTTCTAGTGGACCTGGACCAGATGCTCTACCACCAAAAGTCTTTAGCCTCGCACCCGCAGGACGTACCTTAGAGGTATCCCAGCGTGGCACTCGACCACCCCAGAGAAGGCTTAGAACCTCACGATATGCTCGGGCCCAACCTTCCTTACTGTCAGCTACCTTAACTACTGTTTCAGTAGCTTCGAACTCCTCTGCAATGACTGGAAGCTTTCGAACGTACTTCTCTTCAACAGAGAATCCGACTCCAGTGCCATTCATCAGAATGTACAGAGTCTCATCGAATGCTCGTGGGTCATCAATTGTGACGTAAGAACAGTTGTAGGCTGCAACATTGTCACGGTCTAGAGCTGGCCCGGCAGTCATCATGGCACGCATAGATGGCATTGAAGCCTGCTCAAGAATAAAGTCCCGAACCAGAGTGTAATCTGCGTCCGGAACAATGTAATCGTGATTCTTTTCTAGACTGTCTCTCATGTAATTCATGTATCTATCGACAGTCTCCACATAAGTTTCACGTCGTCCAAGGTCATCACGGTACCTTGCGTATCGGCTTGTGTGGATGAAGTTTCTATAAGGGTCTGTTAGGAATCCCTTATCATCGACCAAAGTCAAAACAAAAATCCCTTCTTGCCCTGTTGTCGAGACAGGGCTATCATCGCGTAGTTCCTCAATGGTACAGCAAACGCCCACCTAAATCAAGTGGGCGAATGCTTCTTCTGTGAGCTTTTCCCAGTTATACTCTTCGTGCAACTTGGGTGCCTGTAGGTAAAAATAGCTGCTCAGGGCATCGAAATGCTCATATGCATATCGGTACTTATCTACAAGGTCATCGAAGCTGGGTTCTAGCATCTTTCCTGGGTGCACACCGGGCCATGGTGAGTCCACCAGCTTTGAATCAAGGCTCAGTGGTCCGAGATAGCTCTTGTAATGTGCCCATTTTCCTGTGCAGATTGTGGGCATTCCTGTGGCCATTGCCTGGAACGGAATGAGGCCGAAACCCTCTCCCCAACTTGGATAGACCATGCAATGAAATTGCTTGACAAAACTGACCAGGTGGTCTTCTGGTAGCTCTTGTGTGACTAGCTTGACATTACTGTAGTCAGTAATTGGTCCAAGGATATGACCGTTTTCGATACGCCGGGCGTTATTGAGTCTGTGAGCCTTGACAGTCAGTTCAACATCTGGATTGTCTCCGAACGCTGCTCTGAATGCGTCAACAGCCATCTGTCCACCCTTACGAGGTGCAGGCTCTCCCATGTGCAGAAATCGCATCTTCTCGTATACGTTTCTGTTCTTAGGAGTCCACTGGGGGTCGATGCCATGTGGATAAACTCTTACATTCTTCACACCGGCCGCTGTGTACCATCTGCGAATGATTTCTGATGTAGTCCAGACTTCATCAGCTAGATTCATATGCTCAAGCCAGCCTGGTGGCAAAGCTGTTGACTCCCAAGGAGTGTAACCGATATGGTAGTTGAACTGATTGCTCCACTCCCAGTAATCTGGCTGAGAGAAGAAGATTTCGATAGGACAGTTCTTGTCTGCGAAGGGCACTCTATGGCCAAGCTTCTGTAGACTACGAACCATGTTGAATCCGGCCACGCCATATCCAATGGTCGTGTTCAAATTGCCCGGAATCGTTGAAAAGCTGATATCCATAGCTTCCCTTCGTCGTTGACACTGCTTCATGCGTGTGCTACGATTATATCAGTTGGTTGAGCTATGGCTCAACTAACCACGACTTGACACATGCTGCGACCGTGTGCTACCTTCTAATTAGGAAGGTGTCTGGCGGCCCCTCATGTTCTCCTTGGATAAGTCCGCCAGCCTATCCGAGGTATTTTTGTCCCCTCGGTTAAGCTTAAGACCCTTACCGAGGGGACATTTTTTTGTGCCCGAAAATCCGATTGACGGTCTGAGGGTTCTCCAAGGGTCTTACCTCACTCTGCGGTCACTGCTTCCAGTTTCGACCTGGTAGGGTGTGTAAGACCCGCTATTTCATAGCGGGACTATATAAATTAACTACTAACATCTAACGATGTTAGTAGATGAGGTTACTACGTAACCTCATAAAAATACCTACTAATCAATAGCAAGGAAGTAATAGCAATATGAATAAGAATCATAGGTATTACCTAAGATATACCTTCAATGGTAAGGTAAAAGAAACAGATGAACTTGTTTCCTGGGAAGTTGCTAACTTTGAGAAGAGGGAACTAGAGTCTGATGGTGCTAAGAACGTAGAAATCATCAGATATGTTCATCTTCTGTTTCAGGAGTAACGCTTGACACAGAACCGTTACATCTGTAGACTCATTGGACCAACTCAACTTGGAGGTAACAATGGGTCAAGATATGAGGGGCAACATAGCTGCTATTGCTCTTTGTCTGGGAGTTGCTGCTGCAACAATCGTTACAGCAGTTTCAGAAACTGGAAACTTCCCACTTGATAAGCAAGTAGCAGAAGCTCCATCATCTTCACCATCACCAAAGCCAAGCAAGAGTGAGGCTCCAAAGGCTCTACCGAAGCCTAGTCTTACACTTTCTCCGACAGCTTCCTTGAGTACACTTCTTGTGGTAAAGCCACTTCCGAAACCTACTCCGAAGGAATTTGCCAAGAAGAAGGTTGGTTCAAAGCAGTTCTCTTGCTTGAATCATCTATGGCATCACGAGAGTGAATGGAATGTAAGGGCAACTAATTCTTCATCAGGTGCTTATGGGATTCCTCAAGCACTACCGGCCAAAAAGATGGCCAGTGCTGGCAGTGATTGGAAAACAAATCCTTTCACCCAAATCAAATGGGGAATCAACTACATCGAGGACCGCTACGGCTCTCCTTGTAATGCATGGGCCTTCTTCCAGAGCAACAATTGGTACTGAGCTTGACAACCATGCTATGCTTCTGTTATGAAGACAGATGAAGACCGTTGCATAGAGTACGGCGTGCCATATGACCCAACCATTACCAGGGCTCAGGTCTACGCGCAGTCTAATTGGACATGCCACCTTTGTGGCAAGAGGGTTCGACGTGGTTTGAAATATCCTCATCCAAAATCTGCGTCCCTTGACCACATCACTCCACTTAGCTGGAGAGAGAATTCCCCCGGCCATGTATGGGGCAATGTGGCTCTTGCTCACTTGAGATGCAACCAATCAAAGGGAGCAAGATTTGCTGGCTCATCAAGACCAGCCCCTCGGCGGCCTGGTTTCATTAACAACCTGTGGAAACTACGAATTGCTCTGTTTGGATTCACTGCACTAGCGTTCTACTTTAGTGCAAGTCCAACAGTGTTGACTGTAGCCGTTGCTTTGTGTATACTTAGCGTAATAAAGGTAAAGAAATCCCGTCGTCGTCGTAGACGAGCCTGGTGGAAGCTCTGATTTCACCAAATGCCTGGCTGGCGTAGTGGAAACGCACTTCTTTCGTAATGAAGAGTCAAGAGTTCGATTCTCTTGCCAGGCTCTTACAGAAATAGAGATATGAAATACACAATATTCAGCATTGACTATTCTCGTCTGCACTACATTCAAAAGATGCTCCCAAAGCTAGAAGGCTGGGAGCATGTTCGCGTTTCTACAGTAGATGGGCGCGACATTGACGAGCTAAGAGAGGCCCAGGCAAAGCACCCCTATGCAGTAAATTGGGATGCACGTCTGGGCCATTTGGGTATTTGGTACAGCGTACTGAATGCTATTGAAAAGGCACCCATCGTAACCTTTGAAGATGATGCTTTGCTGCATGAGGATTTCCAGCTCAATTTCGAGCAGCGTGTAGCTGAGCTACCTGACGACTGGGATTTCTTCTCACTCTTTATTCCAAGAGACTCCGACAAGATGTTTGATGAACGTCGAGATGGTGTGAGTAGAACTCTTACAAAGGTTTATCAGAGATACGGTGGTGTCTCCATGATGTATTCTGAGAATGGAGCCCGGAAGATAAAAGCTCTACTCGAAAGAGATGGATTGACCGGTCAGTACGATGACACCCTTTATATGTACGCTAAGGCCGGTGAGCTAAATGGATATTGCTCAAAGCCTACATGGGCAGACCTTGTATATATCACAGGTCTTGAAAAGAGCATCGTACAGGAAACGGATTACGCATGAGACGACCAAAGATTCTGGTCATTGTTCCTACAAGGGGCAGGCCAGATAAAGCCGAGAGGCTTTATCACGCAATCTACACAACAGCAGAAGTGGATACCATTTTCTGCGTGGACAATGACGACCCAAAGCTGATTGAATATCAGCACACCCATCTACCTTTGCGTGTAGGTACACGTAAGCGTTTGGTGGGAACCCTTAATGAAGTGGCCAAGGATTATGCAGAGGCTTACGACATTATTGGATTTCTCGGTGATGATACCATGCCCAACACCTATCGTTGGGATGTAGAGATTCAGAACCATTACAAGAAGAACCTGGTGGCCTATGCGAATGATGGCCATCAGAGAGCAGGACTCCCAACGGGTGTATTCCTTGACTCTCGTATTGTAAAAACACTTGGGTACATGGTTCCACCTACTTTCATTCACCTATTTGCTGACAACTACTGGAAGGCTCTGGGAGAGGCCCTAGGAACCCTCACCTACCTTGAGCATGTTGACATCGAGCATCTGCACCCTTATGCTGGAAAGGCAGAGCACGACAAGACATACGAAGAGGCCAATGCAGGCCCGGTATGGGAAAACGACGAAAGGGCCTTCAATGAGTATGTAAGGTATCACCTCGCAGAGGATGTTGAGCGTCTTGCCTAACATCTATACTGGAGGAACGTTTGACCTGTTTCATGAAGGTCATGTAGAGCTTCTGAGAAGCTGTAAGCGACTTGCAGGCGATGGTGCTGTGGTTGTCGCTCTGAATACAGATGAGTTCATTGAGAGATTCAAGAATAATAAGCCAGTACAGTCATTCAGAGAACGCAAGCTCGTCCTTGAGGCATGTAAGTATGTTGACCTTGTTATTCCGAACATTGGTGAGGAAGATTCCAAGGAAACAATCTATGAGGCATGCAAACATCACATGATTGAGGTAATTGCCATCGGTTCAGATTGGGCTGGTAGAGATTACTACGGTCAGATGAAGTTCACGAAGGAATGGCTTGACGAGAACGACCTGATTCTGATTTACATTGACAGGCGTACTGGAATGTCCACGACAAGAATCAAGGAGAAGCTTCGTGAAGTCTAGAGCAGAGACAGAGCTTATTGTTCTGGCTGTTGCCTATGGAATGAAGCAGTCAACAGTTGAAGAACTGATTGATGAGATAAAGCAGGACGCTGTGGAGGCGGACAATGCTTATGAGAACGAAGTAAACAATCTACGTAATGCAGTAGAGGATGCAGTGCACGGAGTTGAAGCGGTACTGACAAATCTACGTAATGCGTGATACACTGAATGCATGTGGCAGGATTTTCATAAATACATCCGGCTGGTTAGAGAGAATCTGGCCCCGGCACTAGAGTGTCCCGATTGCGGGAATCACTTGATAGTGAGACTAAAGCCTGATGCATCTACCGACCTCAGACTGTGGTGTTCAATATGTGATATCTACATAAAGCCCGGTCTAGAGATGCATCACAACGTGAAATCAGCGATTAAGGAGGTGGAGCGTGCTAGAAGCAAAAATGGAGGAAGCTCTAGAATGGCTTCTGATACTCTCCTTGGTCGTCAAGGAGAGTCATTGGAATCTCAGGGGTAAGGAATTCTTCTTCTTTCACCCCGAGCTTGACAAGCTTGATTCCGATATAACTGAATATGCTGACCTCATTGCGGAACGAGCCAGGGCAATTGACCTATATCTTGCGCCCAAGGTAAGCTACGAAATGTCCGGAGAGTCTGTCAGTTTTCAGCAGGTTCTTATAGGTCTTATCAGTTCTCTAAGGGGATTGACTGGGACTTTGAACGCTGCTATACTGAACATAACAGATGACCTTGCAACACAAGATGTTCTCATCGAAGTAAAGCGAGGCGTCGATAAGTGGCTCTGGATGCTCAATGAGTCAACAAAATAATTGAATAGCAGGCGGTCCATCAGGGCCGCCTGCACTTTTGTCTAAGGAGAACAGTGAACAAGCCAAATTTCAAGAGAGTTCTTGATTGGCGAGGTTCAATCTCATTCGGAGTCGTTCTCATCGTAGCCCTGGCCCTTAGTTGGTGGTCACTCTATTCCTTGGCAGTAACTTTTTATGGAGTCCCACAGATACTTGCTATTGGCGTCAGCGCGGCATTCGATGGAGCGGCTTTGTTTGTTGCTGACCTTGCCAGCAAGTACGCCAGAACAGAAGATTCTGGCCTAGCAACAAAACTAGCGACGTATCTCTTCGTGGGAGCGTCTGTATACCTCAACGTAGAACATGCCATGCTGCTGTCCTATGGCATTCCTGGAATGGTGCTTTTTGGAGCGCCACCAGTTATTGCCGGAATCCTTTTCGAGCTTTATCTACGCTTCGTGCACCGAAGCGAGATGCGCGCCAATGGACTTGTGCCGAAGAGAATGCCAGTGTTTGGTAAGATTAGCTGGCTTATTTTCCCCGGCAAGACATTTGGTGGATTCAAGGACGTTGTCTTCTTCCGTCTCAATGAGGCAGTGACAAATGTGACAGGACAACCTCTGGACAGAAAGAAGACGAAGGACAAGAGTGACAAGACAAGTGACAGGACATTCAAGGTGACAACTCCAGATGTCCCTGTCACGGACAAAACTGTCACCAATGTCCCGGTGACACGGACAAAGACAGTGACAAATCCGTCCGTGACAAGTAAGGACAAATCAGTGTCCGCCCTGGTCAGAGAGCTATGGGACAAGGGTGTCACTGACAGAAAAGAACTTCACAAGCAGATTTGTGACATCAAGGGGACAGACGTTCCTCTCAATACGGTGAACAAGGCAGTGTCACGTCTTGACAATGTCCCTGGCGCGTGACAAACTGAGGACATGAACAGAGGACAACTAGAAGACCTCGTGGACAAGTGGCATGACAGTGACACAAAAATGTCACTCCACGAGTTTCTAGGAATGACAGAAGAGGAGTATTCAGTATGGGTTGAATTTGATATCCTTCCCGATGAAGAGATTCCCCGAGAGAAGTTCCTAGCACTTCGCAAAGATGCCTACCGGTGGGCTAATGATGCTGACAACTATCTGTCAGAAAATCGCCGGTACAAGGAAGCGACAGCAGAACTAAGAATGCTGTCTAACTACGACGATATAGATGCCGACTATGTACACGGTATCCTTGACAGGAATAACATATGAGTACCCCTAAGAACAAGGCCGAAGCAGAGAAGCGACTTGCTAAGCTCAAGGTCGAATACTTGAAGCACAGGAGCACTCCGCGCGGTAAGCAGATAGCGACCGAGATATACGCCCTACAGGAATGGCTGATAGCAAATGACCGACAAGGACGTTAAGAAGGCTCTCAATAGCTTGTACGAGCAGCGTAGGAACGCAGCTCGTGGAATGGAAAAGGCTAAGAGTGCTGGAAACAGGATTCTTGAGCAGCGCTACAAGCGCGAAATTGCCCGGCTCGATGGAGAGATTGAGAACCTAAAGTGACAAGAGAACGTGCGCAAGAGATTCTTGACCTCTTCCTATTCGAAGATATTTACAACAACAGGAATCATCACGAAGATACTCATCAGATTACCTTCGTGGGAAACCATTTCGCAGTACGCGAATACGACACTGGTGTAATTCACACCTTCAAGGTAGAATTTACGCCATCAGACCTACCAGCGAGTGACTGGGTTACCGCTTTTGAAGAACAAGGATGGCTAGAAGTTGACGAAGATTGATAGATACGCAGTTAGAATTGCGAATCTACAGCCGTTTCCAGGCGCGAGGTCAATCGTGGAAACAGTTGATGTAATTAACAGGGGCAATGAGACTATCAGATTCACCATTAAGACTGGTACTGATGTCGTTTTCATTGTAGAAAAGAACACTCCTGTTGAGAAGTAATTAGCCAGGGGTAACTCCCTGGCTTTTTACGTTTGCACACCATGACGAAACATGCTATGCTTTCGTCATGAAGAGATGCACTAAGTGCGGTCTCGATAAGGAGAATTCTGACTTTTACAAGGACAAGCAAAAGAAGGATGGACTTAAGTCATTCTGCAAATGCTGTGCATCAGTAAATGATGAGGACTATTACGAGCGCAATAAAGAAAAGATTCTGGCCGCAGTGGCTGAGAAGAGACGTCTAAATGGCGCGGCACTAGACATTCCTCGAATGGGAATTTCTGTAGACCAGTACAATGACATGCTAGAGGCTCAGAATTGGGTCTGTGCTATTTGTGGTGAAGACGAGACGGTCATGCTAAAGGGCAAGTTGAGAAGACTTGTCATTGACCATGATAGGTCTTGCTGCAATAAGGACAGAGGTCTTTGTGGAAAGTGTGTCCGTGGCATTTTGTGTGCCAGATGTAATGTAGGTCTTGGATACTTCCGAGACAATTCAGAATATTTGAGAAAGGCAATCGATTATCTTGACAAAAATAGACGTTCTTGACCAAGGATACGTTCGGCTGGTTGACCACATGGGCTCCGATTTGTCCATTGTAAATGCTGCACGTGTTTCCTACGCCAAGGAAAGTCAGGAATTCAGCGACCGTGACGAGAGTCTGTTGAATTACCTAATTCGTAACAATGAATACAGCCCTTTTCGTCATGTTGCGCTGACGTTTGAAGTATATGCGCCACTATTTGTGGCCCGGCAGTGGTGGAAGTACACTGTTGCCAGTACCCATCTTGATGACCAAATTGGATGGAACGAGTCATCAAGACGGTATGTAACCGAGGAGCCTGTATATCACATTCCTGATGAATGGAGAATGGCCCCGGCAAACAAGAAGCAGGGTAGTGGAGATAACGCTGACCCCATGACTTCAAGACAATATACCGACATGCTAAAGGAATTCCTGGCCCAAGGTGAATCACTATATAATCAAGCATTGGATAGTGGACTAGCCCCGGAACAGGCAAGACTATTCCTACCTGCATATGGTATGTATGTTCGCTGGCGTTGGACGACAAGTCTGGCGGCCGTTCTGCATTTCCTCAAGGAGCGTCTTGAGCACAAGGCGCAGCTAGAAATTCAGAATTACGCCCAGGCAGTTCGAGACCTAACCGTGCCAATTTGGCCGGTAGCTATGAGGCCCTTCAATGAAAGTACATGAACTCATAGAGAGAATGAAGAACTGTCCTGATTACGAAGTTCAAATAGGAACCAAGGACGTAATCGGCCCGGTGCGAGATGTGTACATAGACTGCTTTGACGCAGAAGAAGGTATGTGCATAGTAATAGAGGTAGACGACAGTGAATGACGAAGAAACGCCCGGCGTGTTTGATGAGGGCACCTCCGAAGTAGTAACAGCTATTATGCTAATGAGAATCTACGATGTACTTACTTGCATAGCAAGAGGTATTAATCCAACAGAGGCTCAAGCAGTATATGAGGCTCATATGCAAGGAAAGATTCTCGGTCCACCACCTAGCTTTGATATGTCAGATGCGGTCGAAGACCATATGGATGACGAAGATGTGTGACAAGACAGACAGTGATATAGGAAGAAATCAATTTCTGTTCTTCTGTCAGGATTACGAAATCCTTCAAAAGGCAGAACTAGGGCTTCCCAACTGCCTATTTTGTGGCACAGAACCAACAACCATATGGACAACAACCGAAATCTGCTTCGAGCATGCAGCGCATATCGGCTTTGAATCCTGCGGCCATGTTGTTGGCTTGTCCGAGGCGGACGTTATCAATTCGTTACCTTAATCAAAATCCAAATGTTAGTAATTTTTTGTGATGTATGATACATGCTTCGCATAGTTAAATAACAATTTGGATAGTGCGCCCATAACCCTTGACAAACCTGTCCGGGGAAGGTTCCGCAGAAGGTCCCAGGCCAGATGAAAACGCTTTTCAAAAGCCCTGTGTGCCGTTCTGAGGGCATGAAATAGCCCCCTAGGCAACTACCCTAGGGGGCACATTCACAGCGTCTCAGACGCTAGCAGGGGCGTTCCAGCGGGCCCGTCCCCGGTTGCTCTCAGGCTTGGCGGCCACGGTGCCAGGGTCGGCCATGAGCTTACCGTCCCAGCACTCTCGGTTGTCATAAACCGGAATGAGTACATCAGTAAGGGTTTCCTTACCCATGTCAGCGTTGCACTGACGGCACAGAGGCAACAGGTTGCAAGGGCAGTACATGCCACCTTCAGCGTCTGCCAGCACGTGGCCCAGGTTGAACGTGTCCATGGCCCTAGGCGTACCGCCCACGTGGCTACGCTCCCCACACCCCACGCACGTTGCCCACGTGGCCCCGTCACTGTGGCCCGTAAGCTGTGCCAGGTACAGCACCGTAGCGAGCACCTGACGGCGGATACGCGCGTTAACGGCAGTCTCGTTGTTGTAGCGGCACTGGTGAGTGGTGGTGGCGTTCATCGTGTCTCCCTGGTCTGTAGTGGCTATGCCTACATCCTACCCGGACACCGGGCCCTAAACCCCAGATTCAGCAGTCTTTTAGGTAAAGACTTGGTAACGTCCGGGGCGGACCGACATATGGGGCAAATCGGACACCCCCAAATCTGGGGTGGACAAAACGGACATTCAGGACATACCCACCCATATAGGTACATATGGGGCATATGGGTACATACCTACCCATATAGTACATACCGCCCATATAGGGCATACCTATATAGACCCCTTTTACGGGGCATTACGTACATTCCCCACATTTCCCCCGCGCGTGTACGATAGGGCTGAAAAATCCCGGAGATGTTGGGCTTGCATCCACCCTACCCATACGCTAGACTTGAGCTATCACCAAGACGGAAGGAAGTACACACCATGGACCTTCGTGACCTTCTTGAGCAGGCTGTGGACGCTGGCGTGTTCACGACCATGACCCTGCCTGTCTCCACCGTGCGGGATGCGGACCGTACCGTTGACTTCGGTACCGAGGACGCATACGCGCACATGTCCGAACTCGGCTGACCCAAAGGGGACATGATGCGGAAAAAGGCTGTTTCTCAGGTTCGATTCCACAGCATGTCCCTTTTGCTGGAAAGGGACGGGATTCACTCGAAAACTCCGGTTTTCAACTCGTCCCTTCTGTCAAATCTCCTTTTCCGCTACAACGAAAAGGGCCTTCGGCCTGTTTCGGCCACACATTCGAAATACTGCCTTTGCGGAAAAGGCAAGGATGAAACGGTCGAAATCGGCTGAAAATAAGGCCCAAAATAAATTCACCCCTGTTTTCAAGGTTTTTCTACGGGAATTCCTTCGAAACAGGGGTGAATTTGTAGGTGAATTTTTTGTCCGGGTCGGACAATGACAATCCATCCTTACAGACATGTTGCATCTCCAATTACGGGGTGCTAGACTGGTCTCACCGACAAGGGAGGAACATCATGGCCAAGGGTCTGCGTATGGGTCAGCGTCGGCGTAACAAGCACTGGGTGAATGTCTACCTTATCGACCGGGCCTGTGGAGGGTCGGAAGAGGGTGGATGGTGGTTCAACTACGGTGAGAACATCGAGGCATGGCCTCACCGTTCCCATAGGCAGGCTGAGCGGACGGTCGAATGGGCCAAGACTCAGAGGCGCTACCAGGGTTCAAATCGTTCCCTGTACAGCGTGAATCACCGTCTGGGGGACACCGTGGAAATCCTCATCGAAAACCGCGAGGGTGCGAGCTGGTCTGACTACCGGCCCTGGGAGTGAGCGGAAGGGGCTTCGGCCCTGTCCGCCCCGGACTAAAAATCTTGAAAAATGGGCTTGCGACTAAAAATCTGGTCGTGTAGACTATGACTAAGAAATCGAGGAGGGCCGGATGCACATCCACAAATGGTCTGACTGGAAGACGATGTTGGGAACGTTCGATTCCCCCATCTTCCCCAGACTCGGCACATGGAAGGCGCTGATTCAGATGCGCCAGTGTTCCAAGTGTGGTAAGGTACAGCGTAGAGACGTCTAAGGAGACATCATGGCAAACCTCTCTAAGCCCGGCCGTGTCCTGCTCACCAACCTTGAGTACGTGGGTTCCTTCGACTGGGACCAGGAACAGTGGCAGTTCAACATCACTCAGGTGTGGAAGGAGGCCCGAGGACGGTACTTTGTGGCAAGCGACTCCGGTTGCTCCTGCCCTCAGCCGTTCGAGGACATCAACTACACCGATGAGTGCGCAGGTCCGTACAACAAGACCGAACTTCGTGCCTACTTTGAGCGTGCGCTCAAGGCGGAGCGTGGTCGTCGCCCTCAGAGCGAACTCCGGCAGGAAATCAGCAAGCTTCTGGCTAAGCTGACCTGAGTGTCGGGCCCTTCGGGGTCCGGCCCGGACATTTTGGCCGGTGGGTTGTAATGGCTCTTGGACTCTGATAGACTCGTCTTACACCGAGGGAGAGGAACCCGAAATGACGGTTACCAAGACTGACGTTCTCAACGCCATCCAGCGCTACCAGCGCAACTGGGAGGGCATGGGCTTCGCTCTCGAACTGAACTACCAGGAGGGCACCCCTTCGGCTGGCATTGCTCACCGTCTGTTCGTTGACGGTGGTTCGGCTGCTCCCGGCACGGGTGACCGTGGATACATCGGTTTCAGCAAGGCGGAAGCGTATGAGACGCTGAACGCCATCTCTCGCACCCTGGAAGACCTTTCGCACCTGCAAAAGGTCAAGGCTGAGCAGGAGGGCTAACGGCTTGGGGCCTTCGGGCCCCTTGTCCGGCCCGGACGACAAAACGGACATAATTCAGGGCTTGTACTTGTCTCTGGAGTCGTGTAGACTTTAGCTATCAGCAAGGGGGAAGGAACCCCCGAGCGAGACTCTGAGGAGCTTCAAATGGCCGTTTCCCTCGCCAAGGTCACCGACGCCGCTCACAAGGTCGTCTCCTCCGTCACCCTCACCGAGGGTTTCAAGGTCAAGGGTTCCAAGTCCACCTTCTCCATCCGACTGGAGACCTGGCAGGTTCCGGGTGCCGCTCTCGGCAACACCGAGGTGCGTGTGGTGGTCCGTGACCAGGACGGCAAGTTCCACGGCGCAACGAACTTCCGTCAGAACATCGTTCTGGACTTCACCAACCTGATGAACGGGAACCACAGCAACAAGCGCGCTGGCAAGAAGTAGTCTCTTCCCGCCGGGCCCTTCGGGGCCCGTGTCGGGCCCGGACACCTTAGCAAGCCTAACGAATATTGGGTGTTGTGTCTGTCGCATCTCTAGTGTAGACTTAGAACATCGAGAGGGAGGAAAGAACCTCATGAAGTGCATCGAGTGTGGCGCGGCAATGGGTGACATGCACCGTGGCAAGTGCAACCCGAAGAACCGTGAGGGCTACGCCTGGATGGTCATCTTCGAGGACACGTTCCTTGAGTTCGACCCGGCTCCTGACGCCCACCTGGACGACATGGAGATTCTGGTTGACTGCGAGTAGGTCAGCCTGCTAGACTCTAGCTAAGCACAAGGGGACAGGCCACAGGGCCTCGCAAGACGAGGTTTTTCCCTTCCTGCCAAAGTCTCTGATAACTGAATACCCCAGCTTACTTCTAGCACAGGAGTGCACATGATTGCCGGTATCGTTCCCGTTCGTCACGCTCTCTCCCTCCGTGTGGCCATGATTGTCCAGGGCGTGGACATCGTGTTCGGTGAGGTGGCCACTAAGGCTCCGTTCCAGCGGTTCGACATCCTGGAAGCCGACGAGACCCGTGCCCGTGACGTTCTGTCCCGTTTCCCCAGCGTTCACGTCGGGCGTCCCCGGCGTAAGGTCAATCTCGGTGACGCTTCCCTTCTCAAGAAGGGCAAGGCGGTCAGCAGCAAGGACACTTCCGAGGACTGACAAACCCATTGGGGGCCCTTCGGGGCCCCTTTTGGCCGCCCCGGACAGTTTGGCCCGGCACTAGACATAGCCCCTGTAGTCGTGTAGAGTAGTCTTATCAAGCCAAGGAGGGGTCATGGCCAAGGTATCTGTTGCGAAGCTGATTGAGTCGGCTATCTTCAATGATGCTGAGGCCAAGGGCCACACCACCTGGCAGATGCTCGAAGAGAAGTTCGATGACCTCTTCATTGGTAACCCTACCTTCCTTGAATCAATTCAGGCCGATGGGATTCAGACTCCCATCATGTATCAGCCCGATGAGAACAAGGTCTATGAGGGTCACCACAGGATTCTGTGCGCGTGGCTTTTGAACATTGAAGACATCGAGTACACGACCGAATGGTACGTGCAATTCGATGAGGCAGAAATCTGCCTGTTCGAGTAGGAGTAGTAATGGCTTTCGCAACATGGCTTCACTTCTATCTGTACTGTCACTTCGCATGGTACAGGGAGGTGTGCGAGAATGCGTGATGGTTGGGTGTGGCTCATCGTAGCCCTGTTCATTCTTCTGATTCTCTTCTGACCACCGGGCCCCTTCGGGGGCCCTTAGTCATGTCCGGCCCGGACAGAAATTGGTGCTTGTGTATGCCTGTCATGTCTGCTAGACTCTACAACATGAGGAAGCTGAGTGTAGACGCAATCGTTGCCCGTGCCGACTTCGCAGACCGCGAGGAAGGTCAGAGCACGATGGACCTGTTCACTCAGCTTTTCTTTGAGATGAGCGATGAATTCATTGAGTCATGCGAGCGTGACGGAATTCAGATGCCTATCAACTTTCAGAATGGCACTGTGTACAATGGTCAGCATCGTGTTGTGATGGCTTGGATTCTTGGTCACAAGACAATCAACGCTGTCTCTCTTGGCACCATTGTTCGTAACACGGAACTGCCCTACAGCTCGGAGGAACGCAATGCAGCGTAAGGCTTTTTCTGAAATCAAGCCCAACGAGCGCGTCCGTTTCGATAGCGGATATTACATGGAAGGTCACATCGTTCGTGACATCGGCTCTTACAGCGGCAAGCGAATGGTGATTTTCTACAACGAAGCCACTGAGCGTGAGAACCTAATCTCATATGCTTCTCACCGTTCCGTCGTTATCCTCTAGCCCCTGTCGGGGACGGACAACGGGCAAATCGGACATATCGAGGGCTTGTTTACGTCCCTCATGTCTGCTAGACTCGTCTTACGTCAACGAAAGGACTGCCATGCTCAAGCGCTCTCACGACCGCAAGACGACTGCGCGTGTCAACAAGGCTGGCACTCAGTCCCTTCTCAGGAATGCATTTTCTTTGCCCAGTGGCAAGGTCTATTCTTGCCCCGGCGCAACAAGTGTATGTGAAGGCGTCTGCTATGCCGGTAAGCTGGAAAAGATGTATCCGGCATTCCGTGAGTTGGCATTGCACAATTGGAACCTGTTGAAGGATGCAACTATCGGTGAGATGATTTCTCTGCTCACTGACATGATTGCGGAATTCTCGCAGGAATGCGCAAAGCACAACATCAGTAAGGTATTCCGCTGGCACGCCGATGGGGATATCTTTTCCTCTGACTACGCGTACGCCCTTGCGGAAACGTGCAAGCGATTCCCTGACGTGCAATTCTGGATTTACACACGTTCGTTCGCGTACGTGGCCTATCTGGAAGATGTGCCTAACCTCTCTGTGTACCTGAGTGTAGACAGTGAGAACAAAGAGGCTGCGTTGGGTACTCAGGAGATTTACCCCTTTGTGCGTCTTGCCTATCTGGCAGAAACGCATGACCAGGGTAAGGAATTCATGCTTGCCGAGACTGGCAAGCCTGGCGCTATTTGCCCTGAGAATGCCAAGCGCATTCCCCTTATCACCGAAAAGGGTGGTGCGTGCTTCACATGCGGCCTTTGCATCTTTGGTAAGGCTGACATTCGTTTCGCGTCCAAGGTTCCCCGTCGTCGTAAGGCTTGACAGCGGGGGCCTTCGGGCCGCCCCGGACAACCGGCATTTGGGGCAAAACGGACATTTAGACGTGTTGACGCGGCCCCCTTCCATGCCTTAGACTAGAGACATCACCAAGGGAGAGGAACCCACAATGAACATGACCCGTCGCGCCTACGCCGCTTCGCTGGGTCTCGCCAAGGCTGACGCCCGTGGCCGGATGAGTGCCGAAGCGCACGCGGCCATTGCCAAGGCTGAGGGTGAGGGCAAGGTGTTCTCTGACACCAACGCCACTCCGCGCAAGGTCGTCGCTTCCGCTCCCAAGGCGGGACAGTTCGATGCCAAGACCGTTCGCGCATGGGCCGCTTCCAAGGGTCTCACCGTGTCCGCCCGTGGTCGCCTCTCCGCTGAGGTGCTGGCCGCTTACAAGGCGGACAACCCGGACGTCAAGCCCGCTGAGCCGGGTGTTCACGTCAAGGTGACCGGTAAGGACGTGCGTCCGCACGCTGCCCCGACCCGTTCCAGCCGTACGGAGTACACCGCCTGGTACGGCAACAAGCGTATCGTCCTGAGTGAGCGGGAGGTCTGCAAGTGCGGTTACTCCCTGTCTCACTGCCACTGCGGCTCCCCCGTGGTGCTCGGGATGGACGTTGAGGTTCACACGCGATAGGATAGGGACATGGCGAACATCATCCTGGAAATTGAGACTCCTGATGATGACGCCCACGATGGGGCCTGGCCCTTTGCTACGGCTACGGCCGAGTTTCTGGCAAAGGTGCTGGGCCTGTCTGTGAGCGTATCTGACGGCTACGGTACAACAGAGGATTTCGATGGCACGTGACCCCTTCCGTCAGACCAGTCTGATTGTGCCTGACATGTATGAGGGTGCGCGACTGGTCAACCCTCGCCCTGGCTCGTATGAGCGACTGGCAAACAGGCTTATGGAGGAAATGGATAAGCGTTCATTCGACGTGAATGCATTCGCCTACCTCCTGACTACCTACCCTGAGCCTGTGCAAGATGTTCTGTTCGCATTCGTGGTGGCTATCATGAATGCATGGGCAGGCAGAAAGGAAAGCCGCTCTGACGCTGAGTTCAATCGAATGATGGATGCCAAATTCGTCATCGAACAAATCATTCTCAAGAGAGGGAACACGAACCCCTAACCCTGCCGGGCCCCTTGACATGAGGGGCCCGTGTCGGGCCCGGACACTTTGGCTTTGGGCTTGTATCTGCTCCCGATGGCTGCTAAGCTTAGTACATCGAAAGGGAGACAAGCTCCCTAAGACAGGAGGACATCATGTCGCTGTGGACCCTGGACTCGGACCGTCTCGTTCGCATCTTCCACAACAACGGCATCCGGATGAGCCTCAAGAAGGCGTTCGAGGTCGCCCGCATCGTGGAAGACCTGCACTCGCAGCGGGTCATCGAGGTGGAAAACAACGCCTGGGACCTGGCCCGTAAGGAGACCGACACGCGCGTCACGCACGCCTATGACGAGGGTTTCGAGGCGGGGCGACGTTCGGGACAGCGGAACGCGAACTACACCGCTGAGCAGGACCACACGCAGTTGGTCACCCGTGCGAGCATCTGGGCCAATGGTGAGTTCAGCCACTACGACCTGAACACCAAGATTCGGTGCATCAAGCACCTGCGACAGAACTTTCCCACCCTGGACCTGCGTACCGCGAAGTACATCGTGGAATCCATCTCCGGTGAGGGTGTGGGTGTCCGCTGGTAATCCACAGGGCCCTTCGGGGCCCTGTCGGGCCCGGACAAATTTCGACCGGTAGACACAGAGCCCTTGTACTGCTAAGATAGAGACATCGAAAGGGGCAAGGAGCCCCTAAGAGAAGGAGTGGTCATGCACCTCGGCGACATCATCGACATCCTGAACGAGCGTAGCGACTCCACGCTCTCCCTGAACGACGCGGTCAGCATGGCCCGTGACATCCTGGCCCTGCACCAGAGCAAGGTCAACGAGGTCAGCAACAGCAGCTACGACGAGGGCTACAAGTCCGGTCACGAGGTCGGCAAGTCCCTGGTCTCCGTTCCCACGCCCGACGAGTGGGAGCTGACGAAGCTGCGTCGGGTCTACGAGATGGCCGTACAGCGCGCCCACGACAACGTCGCTTCCATCGTGGTCAAGCACGGTTCCGACCGGAAGATTCCGGTCATCAAGGAGCTGCGCGCCATGACCGGTCTCGGTCTCAAGGACACGAAGGACATCGTGGACGACTACTGCCGGAAGCTGGACGCGGCCGGTTCCTACTACAGCGACGAGCCGCCCTTCTAATCTCTAGTAGGTTAGACACACTGCCCCTCTTCGGAGGGGCTTTCGTGTGTCCGGGGCGGCCGGAACATAAAGGGCAAAACGGACATAGCAGACACACCAGGTGGGTAGACATCGCCCCCAGACTACTGCTAGACTAGAGACATCGAAGGGCAGGGAAACCGGCCCTTACACCAATCTGCCATGGAGGCAAAAATGCACGGTCTTGAGATTGGTTCCAAGGGTCAGGTCGCGTTCGCTTCTCGCAACGAGCCCGCGTGGCACAACCTCGGAACCGTGTTCGAGGGTGAGCTGACGACCAGCGAAATGCTGGCGCTGGCCCACCTCAACGGCTGGGACGTTCGACTGGAATCCGTCAAGGACATCCTTGGCATGATTTCCGACAACTACGACTTCGTCACGGAGCCGTACATGGTCGTCCGTACCAACCCGTTCAACGGTCGGAACGACGTTCTGGCCACCGTGGGCGAGGGTACAAGGTCGTCCAGAATGAGGAGCTGTTCGGCTTCGGTGACGGCATCCTCGCGGGTGGTGGCACGTGGGAGACGGCTGGTTCCATCCGTGACGGTCGCGTGGTGTTCGGTTCTCTGTCCATCTCTCGTGACATCGTCATCGGTGACAACGACGTGACCAAGATGTATCTCTTGGTCAACACCTCTCACGACGGCTCCGTTGCCGTCCAGGCGTCCATCACTCCGGTTCGCGTCGTGTGTCAGAACACGCTGAACTTCGCACTCCGTAACGGTGTGAAGCAGCAGTTCAAGATGCGCCACACGCAGACCATTGAGGGTCGCATGGCGCAGGCGCGCGAGGCTCTGAACATCACGTTCGCGTACGCGGATGAGTTCGAGCGTGAGATGACCGCTCTGGCCGCTGCCAAGTGCACGAAGGACCAGTTCGACGCTCTGATTGCGGACCTGTACCCGCGTCCTGAGAAGGACGTGAAGGGTTCCATGGTCAAGTGGGAGAGCAAGCGGGACATCCTGATGGGCATCTTCACCGACACGGGTGAGGGTCCCAAGACCACTCAGTCTCTGGGTGGCACGATGGCCGGTGCTCTCAACGCGCTGACCGAGCGTATCGACTGGTACCGTATGCCGCGCGGGGGCAACGTGGACAACCTGTTCATCGCTGCGAGCGGTTTCGACCCGGTCGTGAACGTCGAGAAGAACCGCATCCGTAAGGCGGTCCTGGCCCTGGCCAGCTAATCCAGGAAAGGTCCGAGTCCCCTAGGCCCGAAAGGGTTTAGGGGATTTTGGCCGGGGCGGACAGATGGCCCGGTGGGTAGACAGGGCCTCCTTGTACTGATAGACTCTACTCATGAAGCCGGTAAAGGAAAGTGTCGAACTGTCCATGGGCGACCTGGTTCTCTCGGGTAGCTTCTACTTCAAGGTGGAAGGAATCACTCCCAACTCTTTCATCGGCAAGGTGTGGAACGAACCGGCAAAGATGTGGGGAAGGGCTGTCAGTATCCCCGTACCCTCTCCCACTCACTCTGCCTATCTCTTGGAAGACTGGGAGCTGGAACGTCTGTTCCCTGACTACACCAAGTGATGTTGACAAGCTATCAGGCTCTTGCTAGTATAGAAGAGTAAGGTACAAAGTGTGTCCCTGGGTCCCCTATCAGTCAATCTGGCGAGGGGTTAAATAGCGGAAGGTCGGCCGCAACCCAGGGACCTTTCAATTGTCCGGCCCGGACACTTACTTAGCCTAAGTAACCTAATCACTCCCAATATCAACAGCGATATGTCGCGGATGTCCGAATTGGAACCCCTTTACGAAGGACTCCAAATTTTGCCAGACATTTCCCCTTTAAGCAAGGGCTGAATTTCCCCAGAGTTTGAAAAATTCTGCTGAGATATTTGGATGTAAAAATAGCCACCCTTCGGGGTGGCTTTTGTGTTGTGTGCTGCTATATACATGCGAGACAAGACAATCTGAGATTGAGGGCCGGTAGTGGTTGGTGTCCTTGTCCCCTATATACATAGAACTAACTACTCTACTAATGGGTTGATACTTATAGGTTCATTTACGAAGGGTTCCTTCGATTACCGGGCCAAATCTATCACTCATCTCAATCCAATCAAGGAGTGTGTCGTGTATATAGGGAGAATCGACACCCAATCTACGATTCATAGGCTACCGGCTTCGATTCTAAGGCATCACAGTGTATTTTGCCATGGATTTGGGGGATGACTGTCAGATTTGGGGGCTGAATGATGCCCCGATTTGGGTCTCTTTACGAATGACTGTTAAATTGTGGGGAAAACCAGGCGTTTCTGTCCGTTTTGCCTTGAAATGGGGGATTTATCGTGATTTTTCAGCGTTTTGGGGCTGTTTTGGCCATAAAATATCGATGGTTGAAAGCCTTATTTACCTTGGATTCGGGGGCAGAATGCTTGATAGGGCTTGGAATGTGGTGGTCAAATGCTTGTTAAGACTTGTAATGTCCCTGTC